ATCAGGCGGAGGCGGTGACGCAGGCGCTTGCCAAGGCCAAGGGTGAACTGCACACCGAGTACGATACCGTCGCGCTCGAAAACATCTGCGCCGGGTATCTCGGAGGCACCTCAGTCGTTCACAAGCCGTTCGATCTGGACGAAGTGATCCAGACGACGGGCTTCGAACCCCTCCTGAACCGGGTGGCGCAGTTGTTCCCGGCGTACGACATCGAAGTCAAGCCTGCGGGTGGCGAAGAAGCGGCGTCCGAAGCCTGATGAACGGGGGCAGGGTGAACAGCCCTGCCCTTCATTTCGTTCAAGTCTGAGGGTGTTAGCCGGTGCCGATTAACCATCAGGGTGCTCCGGTGGGTTGTTGGGTAAGCCATCGGCTGACCCCTCAGCAATTTTGCACTTGATTGCACCATGTCTTCTCGCTACACTGTGCCCATTCGTCATAGGAGAGTGTTGCCATGTCCGACACGCCGAACCCCCCGACTCCTCCCACGAATCCTCCGCCGACTCAGCCTCCGCCACCGAAGCCGAAACCCGGCACCGGCCAAGGCGTGCTCCCCGGACAGATGATCGAGAAAGAAGTCCCCGGCATGACCGGTGGGACTTCGGGCAACACCTCCACCGAGGAACACAAACCGTAATCTTCGCGGCGGCAGCGGGAGGCAGTCATGGGGAAGAAGAAAAAACCCTCACGTCATCTCACAGACGAATTAGAGCAGGAGGCACGAGACAGCGCCCTCCCGAATCTCGTGAGAATGGAATCGGAGGAGCTATCCCGTCCGGATGATTATCGGTTTCTGGATTCCGAAACGGCGGGAGCCGAACCCGTGGTGATGGTCCTCATCTTCCCCGATGTTCTCCGCTGTCAGTGCGAGTGGCCGGATCAAACGGTCAACACCTTCGGACCCCGGCCCCTCATTCGCTGTGAACAAGCCCCTACGGTTGTGGCCTTCCAGAAGCAGGAACCGGGAGACACCACCCCGACAGGAGCCATCAGTCTCTGTGCCGATCATCAAATCCTGATCGAGCACATGTACCCCGGCCAGTGTTATTTCCGAGAAATTACGGCGGAGAAGAAAATCGGAGGCATCGTGTGACTATGGCGGCGATGAAATTCGCGGAGAGCGGCGGGCACGGCAGACTCCAAGGCAAGATCGTCCGATGGCTTCCCGATAAAGGTTTCGGCTTCGTCCAAGACCAAGCGGGCATCCAGTACTTCTTCCATCGGTCGGCGGTGGACGGCAATCCGGATGATGTGAAGGTGGCGGCATCGGTCACGTTCACACCCGTCACGTCTCCAAAAGGTCCACGCGCCGAATCGGTCACATTAGGCGACTAAATCGGCGGCGGCAGCAGGAGAGAGCATGGAGGCTGGTACATCTAACAGGGGAGTTGTGTCTCTATATCCCCCTGTGATAGACTCCCCGGCTCCATGCCCACCTGTGAAGACTGCACCTATTGGAAGAAAGATTGGGGCATTTGGGCGCATAATCGTTGGACCCGTGCCCACACCGACAAAGGCTTTTGTGGCCTGCAACCTCTCAATCCACCCCTTCCCATGCGGGGCGGCAGTATTATCTGTCATCACTTCCAACAAAAAGGTACCAGTCCCATCGTCTTTTATTCCCCCGCTCGCACCAGACCCCCAGACCCACCGGGTTAACACACGAACACGTGCGGCTAACACGACCTCCACAAGAGGGGCCATAAGAAAGTTTATGGTCGTTTATGGACACTGCCCCATGCCCCAAGAACCCAGACTCACCAAACTCATTGACTCGTTACGTCTCGGAGAAGCCTCCCCACAGGACCAACATGAGGCCGCAGCCCGCTTAGAAACCATGCAATCCAGACTCAACCGCTTCGAAGCCCTCCTCCAGATGGCGGCGACGAAGTTGGGGGAGTCGGTTGAATCGATCATCTCTCAATGAAGCGGGCCACGCGGGATCGCTTCGTCATTGCCACGCAGAAGGACATCAATGCAGGCAACGCCTGTCTTGAAACGCCTCCTCAGGTGTTTCACAAGCTGGAAGATGACTTCGGCCCCTTCGAGATTGATTTGACGGCCAATGCTCAGAACCATCTCTGTCTCGTGTGGTTTGGTCCCGGCGGGATTGCGGAAGATGCGCTGACCGCATCGTGGCATGTGTGTGGAGCCACCGGCTATTCGAATCCTCCGTATGGGCCATTCGTTTCCAAGATTCTCAAGAAGGCCAAGCAGGAAGCGGCGATGGGCTTCACGAGCACGCTGCTCCTTCCAGTGAGGATGAAACGCGCCATCCACCAGCACGTGCTCCAAGGTGCCTCAGAACTGTGGTTTTGCGACAAGCGGATCGCGTTTTGGGAGGGTGGGGCACCGAAATTGGATCCCAAAACCCAAAAGCCCACCGGGGCACTGTTCGACAGTATGATCGTCAGATACCTTCCCGGTATGCACTTTTCGGCCCCCAGAGCACGAAGTTGGAAAGTGCCGCCGCATAACGGCCCGATGGGATGGGGGTAGGTGTGGCTGTGGTTCCTATTCGCTGTCAAAAGTGCGGAGAGTATCATTTTCATCAGTATCCCTGCAAAGAAGCCGGGTATAGGGATGAAGATGGGATATTTATTCTTCGACTACCGGGAGAACCTTTCCAGTCAAGCATAAATCCTCCAGTTAAGCATAAAATGGAGGTTTCAGTTAAGCATCAGGATGGCGGTCGGCACGTGTTGACTCCTGATGAACGGCAACGAGGTGGGCAAACTGGTGGGAAAACACGCGCCATGCTCTTATCTAAGGCTGAGCGATCTGAGATAGCGAGGAAAGGGGCCGCAGCACGCTGGCATAAAAGCTAGTGATAAAGAGTTGGTATCTATCCTGCACATCTCCCGCCCCGGAGGAGGTGGTGTGTATGGGTGGAGAACAGAAAGTCGAACTGGTCAAGAAGAACGATCCGAGTCAGAAGAAACAAATCTCGCAGCAGGAATGGGAACAGCAGAAGCAGCAGCTTCAATCGCAAGGCTGGTCCCGCGCCGATGGTCAGCAGTAACTGACAGTCGGTGTCGTAGACACGAACACACCCGGTGAGAACCCACCTTGCCGGGTGTCCTTACGGTGTGCAATCGATTGCACTGGAGGCGCAGAATGCCCGGAGACAAAGGCGGCAAGCCGGAAGGGACCACGCCAAGTCCCAAACCCGAGTCGTTACCCAAGGAATTCGACAAGCCCACGGACAAAGGGACTGGCCCCGGACCCATTCCCGGCGAACGGACCATCCCCCAGAAGTAGCGGCGACGGGCGGGATGTGATCGTCATATCTCGCCCCCTTTGATCTTGAGGTATACTGGCCGCTCAAGGGAGTGGGGTCATGGCCTTCGAACGCTTCGTCTCTCTCGGTGAAGAACGCTTTGATAAAATCATCAATGCCCTGACGCGGGGCACGCCTGCCCTTCGACTTGCGAGGGAAATTCAGCAGCAACCACCCGAAGGGTGGGGGTTGTTTCAGGACGTAGCCGAATCGTCGCTGATGGTGCAACTCTGCCGCCTCCGTACGGCGATTGCCGAAGGCGTCTTCAGCAAACGCATCGCAAAGCAGTTGGCCGCAGGGACCAATACCCCCAAGTTGGGGACGCTGCAACGAGTGTCCGTCCAAGTCTTGAGTCGTATGGAGGATCTGGCGGATCAGCACAAACAGCGCGTTGAGAATTTTCTGCTCAAAGAGAAAACCCAACCCCTCCCATCCAGAACGATGACGGAAGCGATGACCGAATATCGGGAGACGTTGGAACGCATCCAGAAGATTCGGTTCGAACTAGGGTTGGACGAATACAAAGGCCCAACAGGGAGCAGCACCACCATCCGAGGCGCTTCGCAGACCACGATGTTTCCGGACGGCATGAGCGTACAGAAACAGGTGTTCGAAGCGGTACAGACCGTGGAGAAGATTCTGGATGCCCGGAAGATTCCTCGCCGCCCGGATCGTCTTGGCTTGAATCCGACCGAATAGATGCTCATTTTCAAGCGGGGGGAATCGTGGGTCGAGCAGACCAATCAAGCCCATCTTGATTTGGTCAATGAGCGGGCGTACGCCTACCTCAAGGAATATCTGGGCTACCAAGAAGCCGAGAAGATTTGGTTTCAAGGCCAAAGGATCCATGATCTGCACGAGCGGTCGATGTTTTATGCGAATGCCGTGCTGCATGTCGAGGAGCGGTTGCAAGGGCACGAGTCTACCGCGATCCAAGATTGGGGGCAGTATCGGTGGAAGCCTGTGGGGATCCGAGAATTCATTTGCAGTTCCCACTATCTCAATAAAGAACAGGAAATCTATCCCGGCGTGCTGGAAGCGGCGGAAGAACTGAATAACGGCCAGTACGTCGAAGCCATCATGACCGGGGGTATCGGATCGGGGAAGACCACGCTGGCGCTCTACACAAATGCTTACCAGTTGTATCTCCTTTCGTGTATGCGCTCCCCCCACAAGCAGTTTGGGCTGGACCCTAGTTCAGAAATCCTGCTGGTCTTCCAGAGCATGACGCTCCAACTCGCCAAAGGCGTTGATTATCAACGCTTCCGGAGCATGATTGAGGGAAGTGCGTACTTTCCGAAGTATTATCCTTTCGACAAGCATCTCACGAGCAAGCTGGTGTTCCCGAACCGGGTAGAAGTCGTGCCTGTGGCCGGAACGGAAACTGCCGCAATTGGTCAGAACGTCATGGGCGGGTTGATCGATGAGTTGAACTACATGGCCGTTGTCTCCAAGTCCAAAGTGGCGGTGGACAAGGGGACGTATGATCAAGCGGTTCTCCTCTACAATTCGATTGCCCGCCGCCGCAAAAGCCGGTTCATGGAGAACGGCAAACTCCCCGGCATTCTCTGTCTCGTGTCTTCGAAGAAGTATCCCGGCCAGTTTACCGATCAGAAGGTGCTGGAAGCCCAACGCGACAAAACCATCTTCGTCTACGACAAGCGGGTGTGGGATACCAAGCCCGATGACTTCGGGAACCAAGGCTGGTTCTCGGTCTTTGCGGGGGATCTGACCCGCAAGCCCCGCATTCTGGATGACGAGGAGGTGGTGCAGGATGATGACCGCTCCCTCGTGGTGGCCGTGCCGGAGGAGTTTCGACTCGAATTTGAGAAGGATGTGATCAACGCCCTGCGAGAGATTGCGGGCGTCTCTACTCTTGCGAGACATCCCTTCTTCCTTGAAGTCAACAAGGTGCATCTGGCGTTCACGCCGAGGGAATCCATTTTCTCGCAACCGGTGGTGGATTTTGTCGATCAACGACTCACCCTCCTGAAGCGCAATTTTTGGAATCCGGAAATCCCCCGCTTCGCCCATTGTGACTTAGCCCTGACGGGCGATAGCGCAGGACTCGCCATCGGCACCGTGAGTGGCTTCAAGAGCGTATCGAGCGATCCGAAGCAGCCCGCGTATATGCCGAAGATTCACGTGGATGGGGTGCTCGAAATCCGGCCTCCCAAGAACTGTGAAATCCTCTTGGGGAAAATTCGAGAGGTCATCATTGTCCTGAAGCGCATGGGCCTGAACATCATCTGGGTGACGTTCGATCAGTTTCAATCCAGTGATAGTCAACAGATTTTGCGGCAGCAGGGGTTGATCACTGGTCATCAAAGCATGGATGAAATCCCGAATCGCCCCTACGATTTTACCAAGACCGCTGTCTACGAAGGCCGCATGGACATTCCCATCGCTCCCAAATTGCAGATGGAAATGTTGATGCTGGAGAAGGATGTAAAGACAGGCCGAGTCGATCATCCTCCCGGTGCGAGCAAGGACTTATCAGACGCCTTAGCGGGGATTACGTTTGGCTTGACGATGCGGCGGGAGCTATGGGGACTCTACAGAATCCCGGTTCTCATGATTCCGCAGTCTGTCTATGCCTCTGCCGATAAGTTGAAGAAGCCGGAGTCTCAACCCACCTACCAGAGCGAAGCGGAGTTGAGTCTGGTGATGCAGGACGGCGCACGCGAAACGCCGCTCTAAACGCTGCCTTCTGCCGTTTCAGTGGCGGCAGGAGCGGGGGAGCCTGTCTGTGACCGGGGAAGCCGCAGACAGGCTCTTTTATCAGGAACATTCCTCCGTTAAGGCGGGGCCGTAGCTGGCCGGTAGACCCTCCTGAGGCTCGGTACAGACCACCACGGCACGATTACAGGTATGGCAGAAGGCATTCCATCTCCCGGCGGGATCATTGGTGCGACGGTGCCACGGCATCAGATCATGGCCGAGAGCACGGGCTTTTGCCGCCGCCGCCTTCTTCCGACCGGGTAGCTCCCTGAAGTCATCAATGGCGTAGTCCTGCACGATACGACGGGGCTTGTCCACCTTCAGGAGAATGGACTTGCGCGGGATGCGCCGTTTGACGGGCGCTTTCGAAAACTTGAGCATACGGAAAGGTTTCCTCCTAGAAACCACGCGAATGAACGTCGATGCTCCAATGATTGTATCACAACGCAAAACATTTGTCAAATCCCTTGGCATTTGACAAACCCTCTAGAGTTGTGCTACACTTTCTTATGGCCCGCATTATTAAGGGTGTGAACAGGTGGGGTAAGCCACACACGTGCAAGTGGGGTAATCCAGAAGGTGGGCCTCGTTTTTATCAGTATGGTTTGAAACGGTCTGAGTTTGAGGCGTTGCTCAAAAAGCAAGAAAACAGGTGTGCTATTTGTCGGTGCGAGTTTGATTCGAGTGTGTCTCGGGCACGACCGCATGTGGATCATGACCATTCAACCAAACAGGTGCGCGGACTGCTTTGTCACAGATGTAATGTAGGACTAGGGTTTTTTGGGGACAGCGTTGAGTTTTTGAAGAAGGCCGCTGAATATTTGCAATCAAGTGCCATTTGACAAACGCGGTGGGTGGTGCTATACTGTATGAAGCTCAGGGAGGAGCACAACGAATGGCTGTCAGGTTCCCCGTCAAGTTCGACAAGAAGACCCGTAACGCGGTGGCGAAGGCCAGCGACGGTGGTCCATCGCTTGGCACGTGGCTGAGCCGCATCGAAGCGATTCAGAACCCGGTGCTCGGGCAGGCCATTGATGGCATCTGGTGTGGCCGGTCGGGAGAAGCCCGTCTGGATCTGCCGGAGAGCAATTCACTGCTGTGCGTCGGGTGGTATCACGGGCGTGTGGAGTGGTCCTACATTTCCTGAAGGGAGTGACGATGGAACGGCTGGATGTCGAACACTATCTGGTGGAATTCTGGGATGAGGATCGGTGGGCACTTGACACGAGCACGGGGAATCTGGAGGAAGCCCGTGCCGCGTATAAGAAGTTGCGGGCGCTCAAGCGACGGGCGCGTCTGACGAAGGTGCTGGAAATGGGGTGGGAGTGATGATGAAGATCCTCTGCCCCGAGTGCCATCAGCACATCTGTCCGAGTGTGATCATTTCCCACTTGTACTGGAAACATCGGTGGACCCGGACCAAGGCGAAACTGTTCAAATGGCGGATGCTGGTAGGCGATTGACAGGGGGCAGGCGGTCCATTACACTGCGAGGTCATGGCCCTCCTGTTCATGGATTCGTTCGATCACTACGCCACCGCTGATATCCTCTCCAAGTGGTCAGGATTGAGTACGGGGGGCGGGGCGTCGGCGGGGACGATAGCCTCAGGCGGGCGGCACAGTTCGAACGCGCTCTCTCTCCAATCCGGGAATAATTCCGCCCAAGCAGGAGCGTACTACTACACTCAACTTCCGGTGAGTGGGACCACCATGATTTGTGGCGTGGCGGTCAATCCGGGGGACTTCAGTGGGTTCACCACCGGTTCCAATCCCGAAAGCGGATCGTTCGATGCGTTCAGCCGCAATAGCTGCACGATTGCGGTGGCGATTCGGCAGGCGGGGCAGACGCAAGCCTTCCTTCGACTCAATTCAGACGGCACCGTGAGTGCCTTTGTCGGGAATGCCACCTTCGGGGAGAACGGGGTGTTGCTCGGCACGTCGTCCGCGACGTTGACGGCGAATGCGTTTAATTTCCTCGAAGTGAAGATTACCGTCCACAACACGGCGGGCGTGTTCATTGTTCGTTTGAATGGGAATCCGACGCCCATCATCAACCTCTCAGGAGTGGATACCCAAGCGACGGGCACAGCCGCATGGGATAGTTTCCGGCTCGGGCGCACCTCGACTAATGCGTCGGTGAATCGCGTGTGTCTCTACGACGATCTGTATGTGCTGGATGGCTCCGGCTCAGGACCGTGGAATGATTTCTTGGGAGATTGCCGCGTTGATACTCGTGTGCCGACAGGTGCAGGGGCTACGACGCAGTGGACGCCTTCCGGTGGAGCGAATTACGCCGCCGTGGATGAAATTCCCCCCAACGGAGACACCGATTACGTGTCCGCGTTGACGGCTCCGGCCACGGATACCTACGTGGTGCAAGACGCCGCAGTTCCGGCCATCATCTATGGCGTGCAACAGTGTCTCAATGCGAAAAAGACGGATGCGGGCGCGTGTTCACTGGCTCCGGTGGTGCGAGTGGGAGGGGTGGATTACGTGGGGGCGGATTTCTTTCCGGCCACGGGGTACGGGTACGGGTATCAAATTCTGGCTCAGAATCCCGCCACCGCTGCTCAATGGGTGTTAAGTGAATTCAACGCCGCAGAGTTTGGCGTGAAGCGCACGCTGTAAGGACACATGGCCCTCCTCTTTGCTGATTCCTTCGATCACTACGTTACCGCTGATTTAGCGTCGAAGTGGACTTCCAATGTGGCGGGGGATATTGGGACCGCTTCGATTAGTGCGAGCAATGGACGGCATAGCTCGGCAGCGTTGCAGATCCAATCGTCCAATAGCACCGGGTGGGCCGGGGCGTACATGCTCAAGACGCTCACTCCCGGTGATTCTACGATTATCTGTGGCGTGGCGTTCAATCCGGGCAATTTTGTCTTTGCCACGGGCACGGATCCGGATTTCACGGGCAACTCAGGGGCAGGGGCGTGTACGTGTGCGATGGCCGTGCGGCTCAATACGTTCGTGCAAGCCTTCCTTCGCGTCAATCCAAGTGGGACGGTGAGTGCCTACCGGGGCAATGCCTCAAGTGGGGGCGGCACGTTGTTAGGATCGTCATCGCTGCCGTTAATGGCAAACGTTTTCAACTACCTTGAAATCAAAATCACGATTGACAACAGCGCAGGCGTGTTTATCGTGCGGCTCAACGGCAATCCGACACCGATCCTGAATCTCACTGGGCAGGATACGCAATCGCAAGCGACTTCTGCATGGAACGGATTACAGGTGGGGCGTGTGTCGTCAGGGGGAGGAACGCAGACGTGCCGGTGGGATGATCTGTATGTGCTCGATGGGACGGGATCGGCCCCGTGGAATACGTTCCTCGGAGATGTGCGAGTCGATGCGCGACTCCCCACCGGAGCCGGGACCACGACGGGATGGACGCCTTCGACGGGATCGAATTACGCGGCGGTGGATGATGCGGCCCCCAACAGCGATACCGATTACGTGGCGGCGACTTCAACCCCTCTGACGGATACGTATGTGTTTCAAGATGTGCCCGTGGCGGGATCGACAGTGTTGGGGGTGCAGCATTGCATCTATGCGAAGAAGATCGACGGCGGCACGTGTGCGATTGCGCCTGTGGTCAGGCACAGCAGCACGGATTACGTGGGGAGTGATTTGTTTCCCGGCACGAGCTATGGGTACGGGCTGCTGATGCAACCCACCAATCCCGGCACGAGTGCTCAGTGGACGGAGAGCGATTTCAACGCGGCGGAATTCGGGGTGAAGCGCACAGCCTGAATTCGTTGCAACCAATTGCACCGAGTTGACAAACGTTTTCAGTCGTGTTAGACTGGTTCTCACATGCCCCAAGGAGTGGGGCGGGAGGAATCTGTGGCTCGATACCGCAAGCACAATCATTACTGCGCGGCCAAAGGCTGCAAGAACGTCATTGCGACGTGCTCGGCTCCGCAGGACGACGGCTCCCCGCATTGCTGCGAGGATGAGGAGCATTTTCACTGGACGCTCTGCGACGACTGTGAAGAAGTGCGGTCGGCGGCGGAGGAGGCGGATCGGCATCAGGATCTGATCGAGGCCGCATAATGCCCATGCTGTTCCAAACGCCGAAGAAACCTAAGCCGTTTCTGTGGTTGTATTACGAGACGGCGGGGGACGGCATGTACGATCTGAAGCTGTTCAAGTCAGAGGAGTCTGCCGAAGCCCACAAGAAGAAAATCGCCAACGGCTACGGGAAGGTGGAGAAGATCGAGGTGAACGACTAATGCCCATTCGAACACGAGTGGCCGTGCTCCGGAACAGCTACAACGGCGAATATCTGACCATGACAGGCCGATGGACGATGACTCGGGAACGAGCGATGCGGTTCCAAGTCTCTGATGGGGTGTTCGTGCAGGCCCAACTCCGCTCCCGCAATTTCGAGAGTCCCTACAAGGGCTTGACCCTCGAATGGTTGCCCAAGCGTCCACGGCATACGTATGCCTCTGCCGCAGACGTGGCGGCGTTTTTGGACGCGATTGTGCTTCGGGGGCTGGAAGCAGAACGGGATCGGTATCTCAGGCTGGTGGAGGCGTGTCAACAGCAGGCCATACATGCTCGCACGCGGGCTGAGGAAATGGCTCAAAAAGCCAAAGCGATTCAGATGCGGTTGGCGTCCATGTCACTTGACAAATCCAAGTGATTGTGTCATACTGACATCATGAATCCTCAAGCATGGCGGGAGTCGTTCACCAACAATGCGGCGGATCTGCTCCAAATCTATCGATGGGCGGATGCGATGACGGATGAGGAATTCAAGCATCTGTTGCTGGTAATCTTCAAGCGGAGCATCAAGCGCAAAGCCCTCAAAATCAACGAACGAACCGTGCAATGGGCACTGGCGGCACGGGAACAGGTCAAGACTGAGCTACGGGGAGACGCATGAGCGACCGGTTGACCAAACGACTCGATCACTTCATGGATATGTGGCTGTCGAAAGCCGCACAGAAAGAATTCGTCAAGCTGGTGGAGGCGGTGCATCACCAAGCCCGAAAAGAGACGGAAGACTGGATTGCAGAGCGGCGGAAGGAATTAGGGGTGCGGTGAGGGGGTGAAGTCTTGACACCGTTGGGGAAATCTGTCTGATAAAATTATGAGATTCGTCCCTATCGCTTTCAACCAGATCGGTCGGCACGGCTCCCCCTGCCGTATCTCGTACGTCAATTGTTGCCTGACGGACGTGGGTGGGTGGTCCATCGTGCGCCTTCCATTGGGTGTGCGCTGAGTTGGGCACACGCCTTTCAGGAGAAGATGCCACCTCTCTGGATTGAATACCGGGACAAGCCTGCCTACCGCAATACGGTGGAAATGAAGGCTCGACTACGCCGATTGCAGCGTAAACACGCCAATCGTGCGGACATTATCCGCTTATTGGAGAAGGAGTTACAGGGGCTTGACAAATCACCCACGGGGTGATAGACTGGTTCTTGTCAGTTCAACCCGGCTCATGGAGGAGACAGCACAGATGACCACGAAGGAACATGCGGCGGCGATTCGGCAGGCGTACAAAGCCAAGGGCTGGACGGCCCGCGATATCTCCGTCCGGATCCATCTCTACTCGATGGGATCGTCCATCTACGTCGTGATCAAGAACCCGGACGTGCCCTTCAAGGTGGTGGAAGACATCGCCAACGGCGCGGAGTCGATTCGTCGGTGCGAGTATTCCGGGGAAATCCTCTCTGGCGGCAACCGCTACGTCCACGTCAACTACTCCTCTGAAGCCCGCGCTACCATTCACGCCAATTACGCGGGGGTGCTGACGGATGCGGCCCGTGCTCTGGGAGCCAATCCCAACGACAACAGTCTCCACGAGATTGGGGACACCGGTTTCCTGCTTGGCAAGGGCACCAACGGCTACGGCTTCAGTTTGTGGAAAGACAGCCACATTCAGGCGGCGAACGAAGCGATTCATCTGGCGACCACGTTGCACACCCGTCTGCAATCAGTTGCCAAGTGACCCATGCCTTGCACCCATCCGAAGCGACTGCACGAGACGCGAGAGGCGGCGTTAGAGCACGTCAAGTCGCTACTCTGGCGCAATCAGGTGGAGGGACACCCGGAACGCTCCTATCGTCTGGGTGTCTACCCCTGCGATCAATCACCGGGCTGGCACGTGGGGCATGCTCATGGGACGCCACCCGTCTACCACTACACCTTCGGCTCTAAGCTGGATGCGATTCTGGCGGCGGATAAATTGCGAGTCCCCTCGGATGCGCGACGAACGAAGCGTCAGCGGCAGATCGAACCGGAACCCCTCTTGTGGTTCTCCCGCAACCCGGAGTGGGAATTCTCCGTGTTCAAGGCCAGAAAAGAGATGTTTGGGCACCGGTATACGTGGCGGACCTTGAATGAAATCGTGGCGCAGGGGCTGGTCCGCTTTGCGGTTCCGGCAGTGTATGCCAAGCTGCGCTGGCCGGATTACGTGGAACGCAATCGAGTCCCCTCGATTGAACGGGATGCGATGGCTCTCTATGGCAATCCGACTGAGTGGTTAGCCACCGATGAGGATGTGCCGTTGGACGTGTGTTGTCGAGCAGGCGATAGCGGCGTCCAAGTGTTCTACCGAGGGGAATGGGTGAACGTGGCGGATGTCGATGAGGCGGCGTATGATGCCTATCTCAAGGATCGTCCGGATGCCTACGCCAAGGCCGAAGCCTCTCTCTGGAAGAAGGTGGAGGCCGCAGAAGCAGCCAACACAAGCAAGATGATGTTGACCACGGATGAAATGCTCATCGCGGCGGATGTCGATCACGAGTGTCGGCGGGATGAGGGGATGGAGGTGTTGAAAAAGCGGCTGAAGGCCCAACGGCAGAAGGCATTTGACAAACTCTGAGGATTGTGTCATACTAGGGGTATGTTGATCACCTTGAAGATTCGGTTGGAAGCGTTCCACAAGCCCACGGAGACGTGGCACGTCCACGAGGCGCAGCACGGGGTCCGTGCGGTGTCGCGCAAGCACGCGATTAGTAAAGGGCTGAAGGTGCTCGAAAGCTGGCCGGGGTATGCGGATCGGCAGGACCATCCGGAGTGGACGGTGGGCGGCGACGTGACCATCGTGAACGACTGACGTGCAATCGTGTGCAGTTGACAAATCCCACGGCGGGTGCTATACTAGTCTTGTCAGTCGGTGATGTGCCCATAGGAGGGGCCAGCAGTGAACAAAAAGCCAACCGTCCACAACCCCACCAACTTCGATCCGGCGAGCTACGAAGTCGAGAACTATCTCGACAACAAGCGGCCCGGTTACTACGGCCAACCCGTCGAAGTGTTCACCGACGAGGTGAAATTCTGGGAGGCGGAGATGGCGTCCACCTTCGGCGCGGAGTGGCGCAAGAAGATCGGCCACTGCGTGCATTGCGGCAACGGGCGCGTCCGCTGGATCACCGCTGTCAGGCACCTTCCGACCAACGACGTGGTGGTCTTCGGCAGCGACTGCACTCACCGTCTGGGCTTCGCCAACAAGCACGAGTGGAAGCTGGCCGTGCTCAAGTCGAAGGCGGAGGCGGGCCACGCCAAGATGAAGGTGTGGAAGGCGCGGGTGGCCTTCCTCGAAGCTAACCCCAACGTGGCGCAGGCGGTCGAGCAAGCGAAGAACCCCGTCCACGCGAAGAACGCCTTCGTCCACGACGTGCTTTCGAAGCTGAACCAGTACGGCAACCTCACGGAGCGTCAGGTGGCGGCGGTGATTACCTCCCTTCAGCGGGACATCGATGCGGTGGCTCGCAAGGCGGTGGAGGCGGTGGAGGTCAAGGGACCGGCCCCGGAGGGGCGGCAGACCGTGACCGGCGAAGTCCTCTCCCTGAAGACGCAGGAAGTCTTCTATGGCCCCCAGACGAAGATGCTGGTCAAGCTGGCGAATAACAGCCGGGTGTGGGTGACGGCTCCCTCGAAGGCCACGCTGAGCAAGGGTGACGTGATTACCTTCTCGGCCACCTTCGAAGTGAGCAAGGATGACCCCTCCTTCGGCTTCGGCAAGCGGCCCACGCTGGTGGGCGTCAAGGCGGCGGCGTGATACGGGCGGGGGGCAGGATGCCCCCTGCACTCAATTGCAGGAGCAGAACATGAACGAACATGACATCAGAGTCGAGATTCACCATATTCTCGATTCACACGCCGAAGTGCTGCAATCCATGCGGGCGGCGAGAGCGGCGATGGATAGTGCGTTCAAAGCAGGTGACGATGCGCTGGTGAGTGCCATCGAAGCGAATCGTGCGGCCCTTCGCTTGTTGAATCGATTGCTCGATGAGGGCATTGAGGATTGACAAACCCTCCCCGGTTTGCTACACTAGGGGAGTCGAATTTCTCAAGGAGTGAGAGCACAATGACTGTTGTCACGGTTCTGAGCGGGCACACCTCACAGGAGACGGCGTATCTGGTCGAGGATTATCCGTATGGCTTCCGCCTGCGGTGCCAGATTCGTTTCTGGATCGAGACGAACAAGAACGGCTCTCGGGTGGTGTCGCAAACGTCGAACCCCAAGAAGCCGGGGCTGGTGTGGAACAAGCCCAAGGCGTCCACCTACACGCCCCTGCGGGTGCTGTTCATTGATGAGAACGGCCACGTCGTCAATGAGGCGTTGTCGTTCTATGCGGACTCTGCCAAGATTGCGGCGTTCGAAGCCGCTTTCGGAGAGGCGCTGACGAGCGACCGGGACCAGAAGGTACTGACGCTGATGAAGGTGATGGCGGCGAAGTCGGAAGCGCGGGAGGCCGCACGGAAGGCGGCGGAGGCCACGCAGTGAGCGATCCTCGACTGAAGGCGGACATCTTCGCCCAGAAAGTGCCGTGTGACGATTGCCCCTTCCGCAAAAAGGGCGGCGTCAGGCACACCCCTGAAATGCTGGCGAGCTACATCAGCTATTTCATCAACGCACCGGGGGCCACGTTCCCCTGTCACAAGTCGGTGAACAAGACCGATGATCGGGAGGGGTGGTCGGAGTGGAAAGACGGCCAAGTGCTCTGTGCCGGGGGGCTGATCTTTGCGGCGAAGCTGCAACGGGAGAACGGCGTCACCCGTCTCGGTAAGGCCAAGGGTTGGTATGATCCGGCCCAACACACGGCGGAGGAGAAGGCTCTTGTCTTTGATTCAGTGCGGGATATGCTCAAATACCAGTATCGCCCGGTGATGGACAAGAAACCGGACGAGATGACCATTCGAGAGCGGGCGGAGTTTCTGGCCCACGAGATTTTCGAAGACGTGATGGCTCCGGAAGAAGAAATTGCGGACGCTATCGAAGTGGAGATTCGGCGGTTTGCGCGGCGGGAGGTCAAATGAAATTCGACACACCTGAGGATTGGCTGCGCTGGCTCAATACGCTCCCCCAAGACCAACGGGATCGTATCGTCGCGCAAACTTATCTCTTGGTGGAAGCCGGGTGGAACGGCTGCGAGGCCGCAAATTTCATCGGGATCGGAGTGGAGCCGCAACAGGAACGGGTGCATTGATGACCAAGTTCCTCGCAATTCTGTCGGCGGTGCTCTACCTAGTTCTACTCGGGGCGGCTCTCGTGACGGGGGAGTATGTCGGATTCGTGTTCATGCTGGTGATTCTGTTCCTAGCGGCGGCGATGGTGGCGTCATGACGAAAAAACTGTGTCATTCATGCGAAGATGGACGAAACATTACGCTCCGAGCGGCCATCGAAGTGGACGCCAAGGGGCTGATCAAGATTCGGTGTCAGGAATGTTATCGGCTGACGTTGGTGGGGCCGCAGACGGATCGGCTGTTCAATCAGGCATGGCGGGAGGCGACGTGGTGAAGGCAGACAATCCCGGCGTCGGTGACAAGTGTGTGTGTCGTGAGCCTTCGTCAGATTCAGGCAGTGGACGGTTAGGCCGCTACTGTCCTCATTGTGGAAGGGATTTGATGGGCGGCTCCCTCGAACAGACTCGTCACGACAAACTCATGGATGATGCTCTTGTGGCCCTTGAAACCTATAAAGAGCGGATTCAGGCGTTGGAAGCCGAGAACACCACGCTCCGATCCCAACTGGTGTGTCAACGATGCCGGATGAACCCCGCGTGTGTTTGTGTTGGTTGCGCGACGTTTGCGGAGGATTTGAAGCGATGAAGGCAACATGAGCAAGGCACTTGAACAGTTGTTGAACTGGCCCAAGGGCAGCACGGTCCACCGACTCGCTTCAGAAGTCGAAGCCGAGATACAGCAGCTACAAACACAGGCGAGAGCAGACGCTTTACAAACCCTCCGTGAAATACTCTGGTTGATTCGTCTCGGGATGAAGGGACAGACCGATGGATTGGTTGCAGGAACTACCGTTGAGTCCAGCGGCAGCGGCAGAGCGACAGAAGCTGACCCCGGAGGAATTCCAGAGCGTCCAGACGGCGCTTGAACATCTCGCCCTCGTCTCCGAAATCCCCGTGATCGAATTGGCGGAAGCCCTCATCGGTGCGCTGGTGTCCATGTCGGACAAGAACGATATCGATCCGTTCATGATGTTGCTGGAAAGGATCATTCAAGAAAATGAGTAGCTTCGAAAGCATGGCAAAACTGGATGAATTTGAAAAAGAGTTGGCTGCGCTGATCAACAAGCACAGCTTGGAGAACGACTCCAACACCCCCGACTTCATCTTGGCGCATTATCTGCGTCGGTGCTTGGAATCTTTCAACAATACCTCCGTGACACGGGAGAAGTGGTACGGGAAATCGTTGCGAATTGGTGATGGGGAGAAGGACTAATCCGGTGTAAGCTAGACGCTGCAATCAAGTGCAACGCTTGACGCGGGAGGCCGAGGGTGGCGAAGAAGAAATCGACGCCAGTCGTTCGATTGACCGTTCCGACCGGCGGCGGCATTGTGGGCGTCCCCTATACGGTCAAACTCTCCATCTCCGATAAAGACAACGACCTGAAATCCGGCTCCCTCTTTTGGGGCGACGGTGTGGCGGATACATGGCAAGAAGTTCCACCCACTGAACTGACCCACGTCTACACCACCGCGAAAACCTTCACCCTCCGGGTCACGGCCCTCGACAAACAAGGCGGACAAGGTGTCGCCACTGCTGATATCGTGGTGAAGCTGGCGGAGCCGATTCCTGAACCTCCAGAACCCATCACGGGCGCACGGCTGTATCTCACCCCCTCAGTCGAAGCCGCCGTGACGAAGAAGCGGCAGGCCGGGGATTCGGACTGGCAGCAGTGCCAGCGGGCGGCGGATGTCTATCAGTTGAAACTCCCTCCGTGGGTGCGTGTCATTAGCGCCACGAATTCGAATCCGGTGCGGCTGCAAACCGATGCCCCGTTGCCGTGGAAACCCGGCACCACCACGATTTGTTACATCGTCGGGGCCACGGGATCATGGGCAGCGATCAACAACAATCCCCCCAAAGGCGCGTGGACAGCAACGGCTAGTGCTGATGGAACGGCGTCGTTTACGATTCCGGTAGACGCGACGACGTTTGGCCCCCTGCAAGGCACGCTGACGGTCTGGGTGTACGGCAATCTGTCGAGTGAGTATCTGGATTACGGCCAGTCGGCAGACCAGTGGTGGGATGCGGCGTTCACGCTTTCGCTGTGCTATCGGCAAACGACCCTCGTGCCCTATCAAGCTGCTGTCATGCGCTTCTTCGATTGGTGGTGTGCGCTTGGTGTGGCGGGGCTGGATGCCCCCGTGTCACAGGACTCTGGGCGGGGTAGCTTCGGTGTGCAACCGGCAGTCACGACGGTGTATGACTGGCTGTATGCCCAACTCTCAGAGGCACAGCGCACAGCCGCAGTGACGGCTCTGAACCGTTGGAATGCGTGGACAGACAAGAACGGCGAGAGTCGGCATTCGGCCACGAGCAATTATTGGGAGGGGCATCAACTGGCCTTCCTCCAAACCGGTTATGCCACGCAGGACGAAAACTCGCAGGCGGAGGCGTGGCTGACGCTGGCGGAGCAGGACTGGCAGAGTGATTTTGTCCCCTTCTTCCTCCCCCCGCAACCCGGACAACAGATTTACGGCAGCAATGAGGGCTTCTACTACAGCGGGACCGCTGTTTCTGGCTTCAACTACGGGGGCAATGATATCGCCCGTCACGTGCAGCGGATGTTCCTGATCAAGAGTGCGACCGGGGGAGACACCCCAGACGGGATCGACTACGCCACTCGGTGGGTCCGCAATCTGTTCTACCAACTCCGTCCAGATCGCTGGAAGGCTCCTACCCACGGGCAGTGGACCGGCGACATGACCGGTGTGATGAAATACAACGACGCCATTTTCCTCTCCGCGTATTTGGCGGGGCAGCAGGAGGGGAAGTGGGTGCAGTGGTATCTCCAACACAGCGGTGTGAATGCTCCCAACATTCCTCCCGGCGCGAAGGCGTTTGCAGACGGGTCCACCGAATACAAGTGGCGGTTGCTGTTCTACGATCCGGATCGTCCTGCGGAAGATTACACCCAGACCCTTCCCCCGTACTTCTTCGCGGATGGCGGAGAACCGGCGGTGCATTGGCGCACGGGGTGGGATGAGAAGGCCATCTCCTTGATCTTCCGCTGTGGTCCCGGTCTGTACAACGGTTCTCTCAGTAAGCAGGGCGGGCACGTCGATATTTACCGGGGCACCGATTACCTGTTGGTGCAGAGCAACTATTTCAAGGGCACCACGGATGGTCTAAGTGGGGTGCCGCATTCCGGGGATCTATCGAATGCGCTGGCAAACACCCTCGACTTCTACGATGACGCGACGATTTGTTATCCCCGCAATTATCCCTATGTGGGCTGTCAGATGTTGGGCGGCAAGTATCGGACGCCTCTGGTCCGTCTCACACGAGAGTCGATGTACGCCGAGAACGAGTTTGCCTCTGCCTACGATAGTCAAGGCGCTTCCAAGAATCGCACGCTCAAGTACTGGTTCCGCACGACGGTTTCCTTCGGGCAGGAAACGGTCATCTGGGATCGCGTGAAGTCCACGAAGCCCACGCATCGCAAAGTGTTGCCGTGGCATCTGCCGGGAACCACGCCCACGGAGGTGAGTGCGGCGGCGGTAGACACGAGCATCGGAGCCTCACGACTGCGGGTGGTGCCGATTACCTCCCACGGAGCCGTCCGAGCGATTCAGCGCAATCAAGTGCAGGGCGTAGATGGGAACTGGCGGGTGGAGATTACGGATCAAAATCCGCACGAGGAATTTACTTGTCTCACGGCAATGCTGGCGCAAGCCACGGGAGCCGTAGACATTCCGGTGATGGTGCTGGATTCCGATCCGACTGTCGTGGCGGTGCAAGTGGGGCAGCGGGTGATCGTGTTGCCGGTTGGCGCGACCGAGCTACCAGATGGGACGTTCGAATCCCTCCGGGTGGAGACGGTGGCGTTTACGAGCACGCACGGAGGAGACGCCACGTATCTGATCGGCGGACTCAAACCGGGCCACTACGTCATCCAAGGCGCATTGAATCAGGAAATCGATGTGCCTGCGGATGGCGTGGCAACGTTCACGGCGAAGGCCGGATCGTTTGTCATCGGCACCGGAGCAGGCCCAATCCCTCCGGATCCGGAACCCCCGAATGGGGATGTGGACTGGACCAGTGATCTGGTGCTGGCCTACGGACAGACGTTCGAACTGATCGGCACCCCTACGGCCCGCAAAGTGCTCAAAGCCAATGGGCATCATATCGCGGTGGACGGGGGCGGGAGTTGGAATGGGATCCTGCAACTGGATCACGCGGACATCTACGATCTGGGGTCCACCAGTTACTTCGCCATTAGCGACAACTCCGGGTGGAGTTACGCCTATCTGAACGGCGCGACGGTCAAGATTCGGGACTGCCGCTTCTTTAAATGCGGGCGGTTCAATCTCTACTCCGTCAACAATGCGGTCGTGGCGTTTGATCGCAACGAGTATGGCGACACGAATCTCTGCAAGGCGGAAGGTCCAGCAGACAAGGCCGAAGCCTTCTTTACAGAGCAGGGGAATTCCACCGCCGCCAAATCCTTCACCGGTAATCGGGTGACACGAGGGACGGCGATTCTTGGCTCCCCCAATTGGACGGTCGGCGGAAAAGGTCAATCGAACTACACCGCAGGGCGTCGGGTGGGCATTTCCGTTCTTGGAGACGGGAGTGTCGTCAGCTACAACTATTCTCGTGTGACCACGGATGTCACACCACAGGAAGGGTACTGGTCCCAAGTCGGCAACTACGGCCCCTTCGGTCCCAAGGTCAAGGTGTTCCGGAACATCATTCGCGGCGGGCATTGGCCGGTGAGTGGGCTGGACGGCGAGCTATACGAGAACGTCATCAGCGAAGCGCAGGGGCACGATTGGATCCGCATTGGCAAGGGCGGCAAGAATCACCACAATCTCCTGATCAAGCCCTATGCAGCGTTCGCGCAGTATGGCGAACCCTACGGGCTGGCGTCGGCCATCGGGCTGTATCAGGACGGCAACGAACTGGCGAGTTGGAACCTCACGATTGACGCGAGAGGTAAGGACGGTCCGTCACAGGCGTTAGCGGTGGTCAAGGGAGCCAAGGCGTTGAGTTGGCGCAACATCGTGGTCTATCGTCTCAGACTCGGCAACAACGGCTGTCCACAGGGGGCGGGCTGTACGAGTGCGGTCGGCGGATCGGATGAAGGCTCCATGAATCCTCCACCGGAACGTCTCGACTATGCTGATTACAACTGCCACTACTTCGAACCGGGGTCTGACCGCACGGTGGTCTACAACTTGGCCGTACCGGGGAAGACACTCGGTCAACCGGGGTATGGCGGGCACGATCTGGGCACGCTCAATGGTCCCGGTCCCGATCCCCGATTTCGGGGACCACTGCCCATTGGGACCGGACAGGCGGGCGTGCCGAGTCCCAATGACGGAGGATTCCCGTTCAACGAAGACGACATTCTCAATGGCACGTATTCGGTGGCGGATCTGTGTGATTACTTCTTCGGCATCTACGCTCCGGCTCCGGATTCTCCGCTGAAGGGGAAGCAGGATCCGCAGGATGGGGCGGGGGATATCGGAGCGTCACAGTTGTCGAAGCTGCCCCCCACGGTTCCGGCGATTATCACCACGAACAAGCCGCCGATGGTCTATGCGGGTCCGTCGTTCACACTGCCGAAGGGCACCATCTGCTATCTGACCGGGTGGGCAGCAGACGACGGACTGCCCAACAACCTGTTGTCGGTGGCGTGGAACAAAGTGTCCGGGCCGGGGACGGTGACGTTTGCAGATGCACAACGCGCCAACACCACCGCCACGTTCAGTGCTCCGGGGGAATATGTGCTCCGGTTGACGGCGGATGACGGGGATCTGGCTCGCATGAGTGATTGCCGCATCAACGTGTTAGCATAGATCGATGTTGCCCGAAGAATGGATTCTTCTGAGTTTCGGGTTAGGAGCCGGGTTTTTCTTCGGATTCGTGGTAGGGTGGTTGACGCATCGGTGGTGGCGGCGTCGGCAACGCGCCAAGTATGGGATGCCGTCTGACTCTCTCGGACGGCGCTATCAGTAGATGCTGCAACCAATTGCAGGGGTTGACAAACCCTTAGGGCTGTGCTAGACTAAGGAAAGCTCAGGGAGGAGCCGAATGAACACCAAGCAGATGAATTCTGCCCAAGCTGTAGGCGCACCGATCTGGAAGGTGACACGGTTTTGTTGTACCTCCGGTCAGTGCGTGGACTGCAAGCAGCGGGGCAACCTGTACGGGGATCGGTCCAAGCGCAAGCGCATCACGCATGCGGATAACCTCAATAAAGCCGTGGCCGATACGATGGCGCGGAACTGGCGGTCGTATGACGCCGAAGCGGAGTTGATGTGAGTCCCCGCGAAGCCCTACAGGAGCGGATTGCCGACTGGTTACAGGTGCGGAGTCGCACGTTTACGGCCCCCTACGGTATTCTGACGGGGCTGCACACTATCGGCAAGGCCAAGGTGCGGACGATTACCTTCGGCATTGCCCGGACACTCGACGCTGAACTGCTGATCTGGGGCGAGAAGCGGCTGGATCTGCGGACTTCACGTGGCAATGAGCGGTTTCGGTCGGAGCGGGAATTTTACGACTATGCGGTGCGCTTCTATGGCGCTCCGGCGGAGGTCGCGTGATGTTGCAGCACATCAAAACGGAGAAGCGGGATTACTGGCGAAAAATGCCCACGTATAATCGGCGGCAGCGGCAACAATTCCGGATCCAGATGGCCGAGGAACGGGTGTTCAACGCAAAGCTGGCAGAGATGCGACAGCAAGTTCCCCGGAACCTGTATGCCGAAGCGAAAATCTTCGGAGAGTTTCAGGCGAAGCGGGAGTTGAAGTCGCTTGGCGTCCAGTACTGGACGGCGTGGTACGCGGCACGGCAGGCGGCAGGCGCATTGCTCACGGAAGCCGAAGCGATGGGCCTGACGGCGGAACAAATCGAACGACTAAGGGCCAAGGCCGCTGATGTGGCCTACGACTGAGGTAATCCATGACGACGCATGAACTAGCGCGACAACTACTCGCAGGCCCGGATGAACCGGTCTACGTCGTCAACGAGGATGATGTGGCTCCGGAACCGGTGCAGAAGCTGGAATCTCTCGCGGCGGGCGAGTGGACGCACCACTATACGAATCAACCACTGGACAACGACGCCAGCGGCAATCCTCTACCAGAGCACTACACGGTTGTGCTGGCATGACGAGAGAACAATTGGTTGCTGAAGTGCGGCGTCTGGTCCAACAGAAAGTCCGCACGCCAGAGGATTGTGATCCGGTCACAGACCGCATCGTCAGTTTGCTGGATGACTACGTGGCTGAAGCTATTGAAGCCACGTGTGCGGCGGTTGTGTCGGAAGCTGAGAAGCTGATGACCCAGAAGCTGGCATGATTGATGGTCCTTCGCAAACGGTCATTGACGTTTCTGCCGTTGCGGTGCTCCGTCTGTGGGCATGAGTGGAACATTCCGTTCTATCTCCCGCAAGCCACGGATGAAGTGCTGACGATCATGAAATCGGCGCTCAAAACCGGGTGTCCGCAGTGCGGAGCGACGGGCGAAGAAATCGGACTTGGGTCACGGGAGACGGAATCCAAATGAGTGTCAGGAACCGCCGCGTCATACGTCTCTGGAATAGTGGGGGACAGGTCAAACGGCGCGTGTTGGTGACGCGACGGAGAAAACGACGGTGCCACTGACCGAAGAACAATTGATTGCGTTGGGGTATCGGCCCCGCACGCTGCCCGGTTGGATCTTTTGGTTGTGGTATTGGAGTCCTCTGGCTCGGTGGTGGAAGGAGAAGCGGCGATGACGAAGGGACGGTGTTTCGTGTGTCTGGGGGAAGGCAATCACGTCAGCGAGATGACGGATGGTCTGACCAATCATCTCGTGTGTGATGGGTGCCGGGAACTGGTCACGCCGTTCTTCTACATCTACGGCAGTCTGTCGAAAGCGGTGTCCGAAGCGGCACAGGCGAAGCGCGGCCCTGATGCCGTGATCAAGGGAGAACTGGTATGACGATGCCCCCGGAGAATCCAGCCAAGGTGACGGTTCTACCCGAAGACGATAAGCAGGCCATTGAAGCCCTGAAAGGGGCGTTGAAAGAAATGGCCGAGAAGGTGCAATTTCTCGTGGATCTGCTGGACAACAAAGGGTTGTTGGAGGAGCACGCCTTCGAATTTCCAGACGGCGATATCTGGAAGTCCAAGGATGTAGAACCAGTATGAAACTCGATGACATGCACCTGTTGGACGAGTGCTTTACCCACATTCCCGATGATGGCGGGCCGCACGTGACTTACAACGTCACGAAGCTGGTCACGCACATCGAAGCCCACCGGGATCAGGTGCAACTGGTGAGCGTGCCGGTGGATGAGGAACATGCTCGCTACTGCTTGGAGAATAGGGGGATCGAGCAGGATCGGATTCGGATTTTACTGGCCCACCCTGATTACCTCAAACAGCCGGTGGTGTTTCTCCACAAGGCGGAGGAGGATTCGCATTTGCTGGTGGATGGTTCTCACCGCTATGTGATTTACTGGCACCTCAAGATGTCGATTATCCCGGCCTACATTGTGCCGTGGGAGATGGCGCAGCCGTTTATCATCGAAGATGCTCCTCAAACGGATGAGAAGGTCATCATGTCGTGGTCGGGGTTGTCGGCGCTCCGGCAGTTTCGGGATCGGAACTGATGAAAACCTCCTTCGAAATGCTCGAAAAGCAAGCCAAAGAGTTGACTGATAGAGTGGTAGGCATGCTTGCGATTGCTAAATCTGATGATCAAGATATCAGGGATATTGCCCGCAACTTTGCGGAGGTGATCATTCTCGGGGTGCTGGTGGAGGTTTTCTTCGACGGCAAACGAGAAGGCGTAGAGCACGTGCAGCTTCAGCTTCTGCCCAAGGATGTTCATTGATTTGGCAATTGATTGCAGCGACAACTAAATTTACTTGACGGTGATCTAACCCCTTCCATATTGTGATATGGTGTGCGCGGGGCAAAATTTTTTGGGAGGGTGGTGTATGAGACGAACACGACTCGGCGTGGCGCTTGGATTGTTGATGATGATGCTGGTTCCTCTGACGGCGCGAGCCGCGTCGGTGACGTTCGTGCTGAATCTCGAATTCAGCGGAGGCGGCACGCCTTCAGGGTTCCCGTCCGTGACGCTGACCGATATCTCACTGGGTACGGTGCAGATGACGGCTACGTCGAATCTGTCGGGAACCGAATTCATCGATGACTTGTTCCTGAACAGCACCATTCTGCCCACGAGCGTGACCTACAACTCGGGCGCACAGGCGAACAGCGTGTCGGTGACGGCTGACAGCTTCAAGGCTGATGGGGATGGCTTCTTCGACATTCTGTTGGACTATCCGCCGCCGCCCGGAAATTCTCCGAATCAGTTTGGGGCGGGTGTGGTGTCGGTCTATACATTCAGCGCAGTCGGATTGACTTCCGGGGCGTTCAACGTCGCCAGTTCCTGCGGGCAGGGTTGTGGCAACGGGGGCTATTTTGCCGCCGCCCACGTGCAGAGCATTGCGATTCCCGGTCAGGCTGACAGCGGCTGGATTGGTGATGGCAACGGCGGCACGGGGGATTGCGTCGGCTGCACGCCTAATCCGACCGGCACGACGGTTCCTGAACCGGCGAGTCTCGTGCTGCTTGGCAGCGGGTTGGTAGCGATGGTGCGTCAGGTGAAGCGGCGGAAGTAACAGAGTTGCTGGTGGGGCAACCGTGGCGGCGACGGTGACGCCGTAGAGGAGAGGGAAGTATTTATGCGACGAGTCTTGTGCGCGGTGATGGTAGCAGCAGCGATGCTGGCGGCTCAGGCGGCTTCGGCCAACACGATTCTGGTCTTCGGACAGAACGGCGGCGGCAACATCTTCTTCGGAGATGAGACGGCGGGCATTACGCATCTGCAAGCCACAAACATCCCGCTGACGATCACGACGCTGAACGAGACAGCCGTCTCGCTGAATGCGTTCCTGAATCTGGCGGCAAACAGTACGGCGGCGGTGAATTGTATCGCCACCCTGTGTACGCAGCCTTACAGTGGGAATTTCCAGATCACGTCCGCGCAGAACGGGGGAGGGACCAATTACCTGTCAGGCGTGTTTAGTGGGACCGATCTGGGCATCCTCGGAGGGACGCAGTACGTGCTCGGTGCGACACAGCCGCCGGGATCCCTGTCGTTCACGTCGAGTGTGCCGGGACTGCCCACCAGCATTCCGACTGCGATGTCTCTCGGGCTGACGAACGTGTCTCCGGGCGTGGGGATTTCGAACAATTCGTTTGCCGATTTCAATTCCAACGTGGCAGGCACGTTCTCGGCGTTTCCGGCTTCGACAGTGCCGGAACCGGCGAGTCTGTTGCTCCTCGGCACTGGATTGGCGGCAGCAGCACGGAAGTTGCGGAAGCGTCGGCAGTAACTGGACGGGGTGGGAGCAATCCCACCCTCGTTTTCTCCCAAGGAGTGGGGTGCAATCGTGTGCAGTTGACAAATCACTGTTTAATGTGCCATACTGAAGGGTATGGATCTGACCACGGCATTGCTGGCGGCGGGGCTGGTGCGAGTTGTCGCGCAGGATGGATCGGTCTGGTGGACTCGTCCGCAGCATGCGGCGTCCATCGCGGCGTCCACAGGGGCACAGGTACTCCCGGCTGATCGGCCCCATGTTGACAAATCCTGAGGAACGTGCGATACTATTTGAACTGGAGGTGAGCCGATGAGACGTTAGACGGGCGCTCCGATTGACCGTGATTCGATCCTGTTGTGGGGTCACGGGATGAGAGCCAAACAAGCGCAACGGGCCGGTGCTTCTGCTTTCCCTACGGGCGGCGGGTGAGGCATCGGGTGAAGAACCGCCCTCGACAACCAGTCCGTGACGGCCACCCATACGGACGGGCGATTAGCAGAGTGGCGGCTGAACAGGGGGACAGCTTGATATTCCCCCGCAACCAATGGAGTGGCAAGGCGATGAACGACGGTGATGCACGGTGCCCCAAATGCGGGAGCACGTTCACGATTGACCCAGACGCCGAGACGGACGTGATGATGGTTCCGACCTACATCACCAAGAGCAATCCTCCGTATACCGTGCGGCAGCGGGCGGGCGTCGTGGCGTTCTGCAATGGGTGTGAGTTTGTGCATCCTATCGATCCAGCCTACCTGAAAGGCAAGGCGGCATGAAGGCGAAGTCTGGGCCTCCTTCGCGTCCGTTGACGTGGGGGATCGTGTGGCGGATGGCGATTATCTGCGGGTGGTGGTCCGCTATTGTCGTGGCGGTTTGGTGGTGGCTTCGCTTCTTCTCGCAGACAGCGGTGGGAGAGTTGCTCCTGAGTATCTGGCGATGATGAAGCGCATTATCGCAGGGGTACTGGTCGTGCTGGTCGCTGGAAGTGGTATCCCGGCATCGGCACAGGACACGGGTTCAAGTCAGGATACGTGTGCGTGGACCAAGGAACATCATCTGGTGGATTTGCTCGGGGTGTGCCCCGTGCCACCGCCACCTCCACCGCCACCGGAGTACAAGTTCTTCAGTCCCACCCTTCAAGGCGTGGGCGTGGTGTCCATCCTCGTCGGTGGGGCGCTTATCATCGGACAGGGGCAGACTTACAGCATTCTCGGGGACAAATACTGCGTGACGGAGTACGCGGTGGATTACGGGTCTTGTTACGATCCGACATTGGCAAGGATTGGGTTGTATACCATCTCAGCCGGGGTTATGATGATCTTAATCGGGCATCATCGTGTGTTGGTGACGCCCACGGTGAGTCAGGCCCAGAAAAGCGTGACGGCCACCGTACGGTGGGGCGGGAAACGGAAGTGAGTGGTGATCAGCGAGAAACGGCTTGATCAAATGATCGTGGCGGCGTCGGCCCTCGGGTGGAGTCCGCCCGTGCCGGAGGCGTTGTGGCCGGAGACGTTTGAACGAGACGGACGGACGTGGACGAAAGAAAGCCTGACTGTGGCAGAGCGGATCAACGAGGTGCAGTGCGGAGAGTATTGCTCCGGCGACGATTGGCTCATTGTCTATAACGAGTGATCTGGTGCAATTGATTGCCACGGAGGGCAGACAGATGGCGCTTCAGAAAATTGTCAGTTTCGGCTTCAAGCATGACGATGATCCGGACGATGCCCCCGGCGTGGTGGTGATTGACGTGCGACGGCTGTTCCGCAACCCCCATCGGGATCGGTCCCTGCGGTATAAGACGGGGCTGGATCCAGCGGTGCAGGCGGACGTGCGAAAGACGCCGGAATTCCACGCCAAGTATCGGCACGTGCGGGATCAGGTCATGTCCCCCGGTGTCGAGGTGGCGTACATCGGTTGCACGGGCGGGCATCACCGGAGTGTGTTTTTGGCCCAGAAACTGGCCGAAGAACTAGGGGTTTTGGTGGAACATCGGGATGTTGACAAACCCTGAGATTGGTGCTATACTGGTATTGTAAGTCGGAATTGTGAAGCCCATAGGAGGGGCACCCAGATGGCACTTCTCGAATCGGTCAGCAAACTTCAGTCGCTTCTTTCGGTGCTCGGTGCGTCGGACGCCAAATTCGCGGCGGACCTCATTGCCTCGTTCAAGAAGTACGGCAACCTGACCCCGAAGCAGGCTCCGTGGATCGACAAGCTGATCGCCCGTGCGGAGGCTCCGAAGCCTCAGGCGGCGGCTCCGGTGAACGTCGGCGGCTTCGCGGGCGTCCTTGCCCTGTTCAACGCGGCGAAGGCCCATCTCAAGTTCCCGAAGGTTCGTCTGGTGGTCGGCGGCGTCAAGGTGACGCTCTCCCTGAACGGCCCGAAGTCGAAGAACCCCGGTTTTGTCTCCATCTCCGGCGAAGGCGTCTATCCGAATCGCAGCTACTACGGGCGCGTCTCTCCTGAGGGGACGTTCACACCCGCCCAAGCGACCTACGGGGCGTTTCTGACGGCCCTGACGACGGTTCTAACGGACCTGTCGAGCAATCCCGCCCGTGTCGCCAAAGAGCACGGCAAGCTGACCGGCAATTGCTGCTTTTGCAATAAGGTGCTCGGTCTGGGCAAGGAACAGCGGTCGGTTCTCGTGGGCTTCGGCCCGGATTGCGCGGAGCACTACGGCCTGAAGGCGGAGTGGCTGGCGGCGGCGGAGAAGGCGGAGGCGAAAGCCTCCGTCGCCCCTTCAGTGACGACGGTGACTCCGAAGTCTCAGGCACAGGTGATGATCGACACGGCGGCGGCAACTCTGCCGGTGACTTCGCAGGCGGTGATGGCCGCAAAGCTGGCGGCGAATCCTTCGGAGAACCCCTACTCAGCCGATGAGCAGGCGGTGTCTCCGGTGCAGGCGGTGGCGGACGCGAAGCTGGCGGAGAAGGCTCAGGTGGAGGCACTGGCGGCGGAGCTACAGGAGTTTGGGGAGCCGGTGCTGTCGGACGCCCAGATTGCGGCGGGTCCGGAGACGTGCTTCTTTTGTGAGGCGTCTACGTTCTTTTTCAAGAAGCTGAACGACTACGTGGTGTGCGCCGAGTGCGCCAAGCAATTGGCGTGAAGGGAGGGATGATGGGAGACAAGGTGACGTTGCGTGTATCGCTACACGCAACCGCCCTTGAATTGTGGCTGAACGGCCAGTGCGTGGGGCGTATTCCTGCACAGCGGGTGCCCCCGGAGCATGATAAGGTAGTGCCGGAGGTATCACGTGACGAAATATCTGCTGGCAATAGTGGTGGTGATCGGGGTGAGTATGCCCCGTGAGGCAGCGGCTCAGGCAAGTGTGACGAACGTGCAGATCGGCTATCAGTTTCTGCATTACTCAGGGATCGACGGTGGCGACGGAGCCAGCTTCCCTCTTGGCTTCGCCCTGACCGGGGCAGTGCCGGTGAGCGGCCAGTGGAGTGGCGTGGCGGATCTAACGTGGGGACGGCATTCAGAAGATACCCCCTTCGGGGATTTCCACGTTTCAGAAACGACGCTGACCGGCGGCGTCCGCTGGACGGAGATGAAGAACTGGTGGGCGGCTCAGCTACTCCTCGGCTTGAACCACGAAGGCGTCAGTGATTGCAACGACTGTGGCTCCAACGATTTCGTGTTCATGCCGGGGATCTTGGCGCGGCGACCGCTGAACAGTGCGTGGAACGTCTACGGACGATTTGATTATCGGCATGTCTTTTTCGAAGGGGAGGGCGTGAATGGCTTCGCACTCATCGTCGGAGTCGAACGCCCGCTCAAGTGACCGCAACGTCATCAAGCACGGCATCGGCTACGATTTGGTGATCAAAGAAACACGGGCACAGGTGGTCGTGGGCATCCGCTGTCAGACGTGTCAGCGGGTGTCCTACAACCCCTATGACATCAACGAACGCTATTGCGGCCATTGCCAGAAATTCCACGAAGCCAATCTGATGAGTCACGAGGGCTGAATGTTTCACGTACCGGAGTCCGGACGCATGAGTCCGCTGGATCACCCTACGCTTGGCACTGATGCGAGCTACGGCAACAACGGAGCCTTCCGCATCATGTCCCCAGAGCACGGGTGGTGGCTGTACCTGATTTGCAGTGACGGCTTGGAAGATGATGCCGTGGGGGAGTTGAAGGATTGGGAGCACGTCAGTGTCTGTGCTCGCACCCAAACCGGACGCTCCCGGCCCCGTATTCCGTCGTGGCGGGAGATGTGCGCCGTCAAGGATCGGTGTTGGGATCCGGAGGATGTGGTGGTGCAGTTTCATCCCCGGCGCTCCGAGTATGTAAATCTCCACCCGGATGTCCTTCACTTGTGGCGGTGGAAGAAGGGGGAGTTTCCGACTCCCCCCAAGATTGCGGTGGGCTAATGCCGATGAGTGGCCGGGACGTGTTGGTGGATCTTCGGGATGAACTGGATCGGCTGGCGATGGAACAGCCGCATCAGCACGGGCATTTCGTGGAGCGAGCACGGTTGGAACGGTGGGCGCGGACGTTGCGGGAATATCTGCTCAGCGAAACGGCAGCGGCCCGCCCGCCAACCAGCTAATACCAGCGGCGACGGCAATGAGGATCATGACGAGAAGCACAAAGGCACTGATCAGATCCATCCGAGTCATCGGACCTCCGCACGAAAGGAGTAAGGTATGGGCATCGTTCTTATCGGACTGTTGATCATCGGCACGATGTACACCATTCGGCTGTGGTTGAATGGGAACGCTCAACAGGACCGGGATGATCAAATGTCAATGGCATGGCGGCGGGATCACGTCTATCGATCCGGCGTCACGAAAGTGGACTAGAGTGTATCATGGGGGCCAGAATGGATGGGCAGGCGAACGATTTCACGATAGATGAGCACGGCAATCTTGTGCCGGTGGCTCCTGAAGTCGAGGATGGCGCGGATTATACCGACTCCCAAGCCTTGATTGTCTTGTCCCACAAAGCCTCCGGCGCGGTGACGATGGAGATATTCGGGGCACCCACTCCGGCCCTCATGCAAGTCCTGCAAGCCGTGATCAAAGCCGTGACGACGGAGTTTCCCGAACAGTAATTGCAATTGATTGCCACGCCGAAACGCGGTATCCTCCAACGGTAGATGGGCGCGGGCGGGAGTAGGTACCGTCGTGAGAGACTGGCTGCACAACGAAGAAATCGGCCTCACGAGCCTCCTCTACACCTCCGTGGCCTACGGTACCATTGGAGGACTGGCATGGTCGATGAGATGTGCTCCGGGTGTGGCGCAATGGCCCCAAGCCACCCGTGGGTGGGCGTCACCCGTGATGAAGACGGGCTGATGGCGGCGTTCCCCATCTGCCAGAAATGCTGGCAGGATCCTTCCCACCGTCAGCGGGTGCTCAAGATGCACTTCTTTCCCAAGCAGCAGGCACCTGAAGCGGTCACGGCGGCAGAACGAAACATTCTGGTCGAACCGCCCGATGGATCCGAATAGCGCCCATCAGCGGTGGTCCTTCTGGGAGTATCGCATCTTCCCTGATGCGGTGCATCGTCCTGCCTTGGCGGATGTGAAGCTGAACGCCGCCCGGTTTGGGCGGAAGATTTTCGGCAGTGCCTCCGAAATGCGGATCATCTGTGCCACGGACGAATATGCACGAGTGTATTGGGATATCGCGGTCTTGTCGGAAGGCCATCCGGTTCATGATACGAAGTATGTCGAGTGGGTGCATGGTCAGTGGACCCGCTTTTTCAAGAACGGTTTCGGCAAGCACTGTGAAGTTCGTACGCATGCGCGTTTGGAAGCGGGGGACCGAGAAGATGGCAAGCCCGCCGATCAACTCATCATCCTGCCACCACTCAAGATGGGAGATACCCAATGATTTGGCCTGATCGGAACAATCCGTCGTGTGCCGGTGCGGTGCCGGATGCTGCCAATGCGTTGTACAACACGTTCAAGCAGGATCTGCTCAACAAGGTGTTCGACATGGACACTGACATCATCAAAGCCTCGTTGATCGACAGCGCGGACTACACGTTCAGCGCCGCCCACGATGAATATAGCGGTGGCGCGAGGGACGTTCCGCTTGTCGCCATCGTTGCGGAGTCGCCCACGCTGACTTCACCGACTATCGTCAACGGGGTGTTCGACACAGCGGATTTCACGTGGACGGCGGCGACCGGCGACCAGTCGGAAGCGATCATCCTGTGGGATGACACGCTAACGAACGACCGGCTGTGCGCGTTCTACGACACCGGGATGACCGGCATGCCCGTTACGCCGAATGGCGGGAACATCAACGTCACCGTACATGCTTCTGGCTGGTTTTCCCTCTAGATTTCATTGCTTTGAGGTAGGTCATGCCGGATAAACGGGTCACGGAACTGACGGCGATTGACGCCGTGTCGGGGTCCGACCTTGTAATGGTCGTGGATGATCCGGCAGGCACCCCCGTCAATAAGAAGGCTACTCAGACGCAAGTCTTGGCTCCGGCGGCGAAGTTAGCCGGTGGCAATGATTTCGTGGGCGACCAGACGATTGACGGGGATCTGACCGTGAGCGGCACCATTACGCCCTCACGTCGAGAAGAACAGCAACCGAAGATCGATCAACTCATCCCCAAAGATACGCAGGGCGTGCGAACGTTGCTCTCCAAGTCCCTCGTGTCTGGGCTGGCGCTCCGGCATGATGAAGTGGCGGGGAACGCCCGCATCACGGTGGGCAACTACGATACGCAGGTGTACGAACCGCTGCTCACCGAAGCGCAGAGCCTGCAAATCAAAACGGGTACGTATCCACCGGGGCTGGCGGAACACGTCCGGGTGCATCCCTCTGGAGGGGTGACGGTTGGAGATGGGGCCGATCATGACACGGCACCGGGCGTCGGCGTTGTCGTCGCACGTGGACTCGTTGCGGCCAGTGCGAGCATCGGCAGTCTCGGCAATACGCCGTTGGATGCCACGAAGATTCAAGGGATGCCGGGAGATGCCTCCAAGTTTCTGAATGGCACAGGAGGATGGACGGCTCCGGCAGGCGGTGGTGGAGGAACAGGCGGTGTGCAGGGACCAGCGGGGGCTGTAGAGGGCAACATCACCGCATTCGCGGATGCGACGGGCCAATTCATCGGTGATTCGAATGTGCCGGTGACACAGGTGGCGCGGAAGGATCAGCAGAATGATTTTGTGACCCCGCAGGTGATTCATGGCACCACACCCCGATTGCGGTTGACCGATGAGTCACAACCTGTCGGGAGTCAAGTGATTGAAGCGTGCAATTACAACCAGCAGTTCTATGTCCATGCGGCGGATGCCGCGAAGTTGATGTTTACGGTGAATCGCGTCGGCACGCTGGCCGTTGAGGGCGATGTGAATGCCAAGGGCAACGTCGTTCCGACCGGGCAAGTCTATCCGGGGCGTGTGGATACGCCGGGGGCACAAGGTTCGTGGTATCTCGGGTCACATGGCGCGTACGGCCTCTACACGAACACCGGCTTTTACATCAACGGCAGCGTGACGACGCCGGGGACCGTGACCGCAGGCGTAGTCGATGTGAACGGCGGACTGCTCTATGCCCGCCAAGGCTTGCGTGTTGGGTTGGATCCGCCGAATGGTACGGGCCTCTCGACGTGGCTGCTCGAATCGTCCAACCACATTCGGGCGCAGGGCGGCGTGTATGACTACGGGCGCAGCGTGCCGATGGGTGCTTGGACCGATTTTTCTCCTGCCTTTTATACCGCTGAAGGTGCGCCATGTGGCATTGTCCGATGGTTCTCCTCTCGTTATCAGATCGTTGGCAACACGATGACGATCATGTTGTTTCTGACCGTGAACATTCCCGCGCAGACAGGGTTCCTCTACTTCTACATGCCTGTCGGTCAATCAAACGTGCAGAGCGGAGGACCGCTTGTGACGGGATACAGCGGGGCAGGATTTGCAGCAGCTTGCTATTCGGTGACAGCCAATAACCCCACGATTTATTTGACGCGAGAGTTTGACGGCGGGGCATGGGGGCCGGGACCGGGCGAGCAATATCTCGTCGGTACTCTGATCCTTAGCATCGGCTGATTGCCTGATGGCTGAGAGCACCCATCCACTGCGCGAGCGTCCGGATTTGACGCTAGAGCAGCAGGTACAGGTTTACCGCGAAGTCTGTGCCCGCTTGATGGACTTTGTGTGGTGGCGCGTCAAGCTCACGGAGGAGCAACGGCAAGCCTATCGTGATGAAGGGTTCTCCGACATCGAGTTGGACGAACTGTAATGGCGACCAAAACTTCACGCCACACCGCGTTTGTTCCAAGGCGTTTTGCCACGCACCGCCGTCGCATGGTGAGCGACGTGTTCAGGGGTTTGCTTGTGACCCTTGAGCGCGGCGGCAATCGCCGCACGATGCGCGGGGCTTTTCGGAACACCCTTTCCGCCACGTCCCATGCGTCGATACCCCTCGCGGATTGCGTCAGCGTGGAACTTGCGAAGATGTTCGCTGTGAGACGAACAGAGGGCCAGATTCTCCAGTCGGTTGTCGGTCTTGTTCTCGTTCAGGTGATGAACGCAGTTCCCATGTGGAATGGGTCCGTGGACGGCTTCCCAAATCACTCGATGCTCCAACTTCCATCGGTGCGACCCGGCAATTTTGACCTCGATGTAGCCCTCTGGGTGCTCCCGCCGTGTGCCAACGGGCTTCGCGTTCCACGACGGGCTTTTGCCTGCCATCTCTCTAGTATATCGTCAGGTAAAACGTGGCGGTAAAAACTTTCTATCTCACAGCGACAGTCAGTAGCGGGGCCGGTCTTGATCAAGGCTGGCGCACGCTGTCGGAAACGGCGCAGACGGCGGCGAACAACAGCGATGGGTGGGTGGTTGGCACGGGTGCGTCCAACGACTCGGAGTATAACGTCAATACGATACGGGCGTCCACGACGTTTGTCGGGACTACGGTGCCGGATGGCACGCTCGATCAGAGTCTGAAAGACGCCTTCCGCAGTACGAATCCCCTCAATGGCGCGTTTGTCACGGCGAATTGGACGTTCAATTTTGTGGTGCGCGGCTCGACGCAGGCAGGCACACAGGCGGGCCGTATTCGGTTCCGCGTCATCCGGGCCAATGCGGATGGGTCCGGGGGGACGGAAATTACCAGCGGTATTCAGACGGCTTCGACGGTCACGATCACCAGCACGGGCACGGATTTCACGTCCTCACTCACTGTGTCGGTTCCGGGGGCGAGTTACGCCAACCAGTATCTGTTCATTCAGTTAGCATGGGAACGAACGGCAGCAGGCGGCATGACCACGACGGATGTGGTGTGGCGCACAGGCTCCTCCTCCTCTCTCGGCACGCGGATCGTGACCGCCGATTTCACGGCGGCTCAGTTACTCACGGGGTCAAGCGTCGGCGTCATGGACGACTACAGCGGGCCTGCGGGTGTCACGCTGCCCGATACCACGAATCAAGTTAGTAGCACGCTTTCGGCGGGCCAGACGTTCACGGGCAACGGTCAAGCCGTGCAATCAGTTGCCTTCTTCATCTATCGGGATGGGTTGGCGACCGGCAATGTTCGCTTTGCCATTTACGCGACGAGTAGCGGGTTGCCCACAGGGACGGCGCTTGATTCTGTGACGATGAGTGTCAGTCCGTTCCAACCGGGGGGCTTGTCGGCCTCGGAATGGGTGACGGGGCGGCTCTCGGGCACGGTGGTGTTGACGAATGGCGTGACGTACGCGGCGGTGGTGGAGAGTGTGACACTCAGCGGTGGGTCTGTGTTTCTCGGCACCCTCGCAGCCGGGGCGCATGCGGGCAAGGCGGTGAGTTTCAACGGCTCCACATGGTCCAATCCCGGCGGAGGGGCGCAGGATACGTTGTTTGTGGCGGGGTTCCGCACGACCAGTCTGAATGCGCCAACGATCACGCCACCGGTTGCTACGGTTACGACGGCGACGATTGCGAGTGGCAACACGCGGTTTGCGCCGACTATGGCCGGGGCTGGTGGTGGCGGGGGTGGGACAGCCACTGTTCTGAAAGTCCAAGTCAAGACGATTGGGCAGTCGTCTGACACCACGACGATCACGCTCGACTCGACACCCACGGTGGGGAATCTCCTGTGGGCGTACGTGCATTACTTCCCCGATGTGAATTACCACTCGACGCCTCCCGCCGGGTGGACGACGGAGCGTGACACGCGCACGGGACCGGCCAGCTATCTGGCCGTCTACAGCCGTGTGGTGCAGAGCGGCGACGGCACGAGCTATACGTGGAATTTTGACTATCTGGGCAGTCCGAACGCGCAGGGGAACATCATCATCCTCTACGAATTTTCAGGAGCCGATCCCACAACACCGCTCGACGGTGGGAGCGTCACTGGCTTCACCTCTGATACGACACCGGATGGCACGTCAGTCACACCCTCGAAGGCAGGCTGTAAGCCGATCAGCGTCATCCAGACGGATGGCTGGCAGACCACTTCGCTTGCCAGTAGCGACGGCACGACGTTCACGAAGGATGTAGACCAAGGCGCGGGCGGCGATTTGGGGGCCGCTCTTGGTACGTTGTCCACCACCGCTGCAATCAATTGCCACTGGAATATCGATGTGGCCCTGTCAGGCAAGGTGACGGTTGATCTGATTCGTCCAGCGACTACCGGAGCCGCTGATCAAGCGGTCACAGGTGCGAATTGTTCGTCAGGTGTGACGGTGTACACCCCCACTGTTGCATTGGCGAGTGGTTCGCAGAGCGTCACCAGTGGCACGGTGGCGTCGTCAACGGTGCTGTACGGGCCAACTGTCTCCATCGTCTGGAAGTTTCTCGGCCATGTCACGGTGCAGGGTGACGGAGGTACAACGCCTTCACTCGACACGACCGGGGCCGATTTGATCGTCGTTCACGGGGCATACAAGCACGGCACGTATCTCCTGATCACCGACAACAAGGGCAACACGTGGTTCCCCACCTCAGCGCAATTTGTGACGAGCACGATTGCCACGGCGTTTCGGTGGTGTCAGCCGACTGGCAGTGGGCGAGGGGCGGGACACACCTTCTCGGTGGAGAGTCCGGGCGGCGGGCCGGTCATCCATGTGTTCGCGTTCAAAGGGGCTGCAACAACCCCGTGGAAAACGTTCACGGATCTGCGGACACATCCCTCGTTTGGAAACTTGGTCGCATCGGCGTCACATCCCTTCAGTTCCGCTGATGTCGGCAATGTCATTCACATCACAGGCGGCTCGGGGTGGACGCCCGGCTACTGGACGATCAACGGCACGTCCTCAGTTGGCGGCGTCATCTACGTCACGCTTGGCAACATCATTGGTGGTGGCGGGGATCCCGCGAGTGCCGGAGTCACTGGCGGCATCGGGGAATTGGGTGCAGTGTTTGAATCGACAGGTGGTGCCAGCGGGTCAAGCATCACGTCGTTGCCCGTGCCGTGGCTGACACCCCGCGATGTCAATGGCCTGATTCTCGGCGGGTACGCGAAGGGCACGTCGTCTGGTGATGTCACCGGCAGCGGCGGATTTCCAGCCGCGAACACGTTTACCACGCCGTACTCCGCGACCGCGCCCGACATGGGCGGAGGTGCTGGTTACGTCATCGATCCCGCCCGCACGACCATTGAAACACAGTGGGATTTCACAGCCGCAGCGACCGTTGCAGGCATCAACGTCGCGTTCCGGTCAGAATCACAGTTCAGCGTCACGACCGGTACGATTGGCCGCGCAGCAGGCGAATCGCTGCTTGAAGATGGCGATAACGTGCTGCTTGAAGATGGCAGCGTACTCCTGCTTGAATTGTGGGGAGGTGTCGCCCAAGTTTTTGCCCCGAGTGTCACCACTTCCGATGCCGTCATTACCGGCACGATTGTCAGCGGCTCCACGCCAAATGCCCCCACGATTACTGTTGGTGCGGTCGCTGTTACTGGAGCCACACGCGCTTCTACGCTGCAATTGTTTGCGCCCTCTGTCGCCCCCGGAGCGGTCACGATTGCGGGGGCCACCCGTCCGACCACCCTTCAACTCTTTGCGCCGGTCCTTACGGGTCTGGTCACAGGGGCTACGATTCCGACCGGCAACCAGCGGTTTGCCCCCACTGTTGTTCAGAACGTCACCAACGGCACGATTACCTCGACGGTTCAGATTGCGGCTCCGACCGTTGGGCAAACCGTCAGCACGAGTCATCGTCCGAGTGGGCTGCAATTGAATGCACCCTCGTTGTCGGTGGGAGCGGTGTCGATCACTCTCCCGACGATTGCGAGTAGCCACCAGCTATTTGCGTTGTCGGTGAGTGCGGGGGCCGTCACGGTGGTCGGTGGTCCCATCGTGGCTGGTACGACACTGTTCCCACCCACGATTACGGGGGTATCGGTTGGGGGCATCGGCGGCGGGACGGTGGCGACCACGAGTCAGGTATTCCAACCCTCCATCGTCGGTGGGCTGCTCATCATCGTTACGCCCACAATTGCCTCTGCGAGCACGGTGACACCTCCGAATGTCGCGCCGGGTGCGGTAACGGTCATTGGAGGTACCAGACCTTCCACCCTGCAAGTGTTTGCCCCCCTCGTGACACCGGGTGCGGTGGAGGTGTTGGGGAGCACGTGTCCCACGACGGAGCAATTGCATGCGCCTACGCTGACGGCCACGTTGGTAGGGGGCACGATTGCGAGTGGCAGCGGAACAGACGCTCCGTCCGTCAGTCCGGTGGTGATGCTCCCGCTGATGAGCGTCTTTACGCGCATCTATGCCCCAACTGTCATACCACCGGTTGTGTTGGTGGTGGAGGTAAGCACGATTCCCTCCGAAGCCGTGATGAACGGTCCCGAGTTGGAAGTCGGGGCGATCACGATTTCTGGCGGGACGATTGCGGGGACAGAACTATTCCCGCCGATTATCTCCGGAGGCATTACACCGGGCACGTGCCTCACCGGGTGTCTGAAGGTGCGCTTTCTGATGATGAGTGGTGGGTTGACGTGCCGGACGCTGGTAGATGGTGCAATCAAGTGCAGACCACTCGTGAAAGCTGATATGCTCACCATTAGCTGTCGTAAAATGGAGCCGGTATGAGACTGGTGTTGAAACGCGGCACGGATCAAATCGTGACGTTGACGGGGTTGCGAGCGACCGATACCCAAAGCTATTTGAATACCGCAACGGTCAAGGGGACGCTGTTGGATCGGGGCCAACCGATCCCGGCGCTCAAAGATATCCCGATGACCTACGTGCCGGAGAGCAATGGCGATTATGAGTGGCTGATTCTCGCGTCCCAATCGATGCTCCAAAAAAACGTGGAGTATTCACTGGTGGTGGTTGCACAGCAGGGGAGCTTGAACTACCGGACCACGAGTCCGGTGACGGTGGAGGACTGATGAGTACCAAGCCTTCCATCCCACCACGCAAGAAAAAGAAGTCCAAGTTCATTGACGTGCTGAGGGCCACGCGTTTTCCCAAGCACGGGTTGCGGGGCGGGCAAGAAGTCCCAATGGATATTGACAAGATCAACGCTTCTCTCGACGCGGCGAATAAAAAGGAGTAGGTGATGCCTGCATACGGAACAGCGACTCCACAAACGCAGACGGCGGGCTGGCCGCAGGTCGTGTGGAACGATGAAGCGGTGGCGGCGTCGGGAAAGAGTCTCGCCATCGGCATGCGACGGAATTCGAATATGCCGAATTGCCTCTCCGTGGAAGTGATCTTTGCGTCCAGTCCGGGGACGTTTGGGGTGGATCTGGAAACCGCCGATACGGATCAAGACAAGTACTACACGGTCAAAGCCTCGTTGAGCACGGTGAACGCACAGTTTGCGGGGCGCATCGAGGCCGCCAATGTGGTGGCGAAATTTGCTCGACTCAAGATGACCTCGATCACGAATGCGTCCGTGCATGTGACCGCTCGGATCTTCTGATGTTCGCAGCCGTCCTAAAGTTTGACCCGGCACAGCCCCGCGATGCCAAAGGGCGGTGGGTTGATGAGGAGGGCACGACACACGTCGGTGCGTTTGTCGAGTTGTATCATGGGACCAGTAAACTGCGGGCCAACAAGATTCTCAAGAAGGGGTTGAAAATTCGAGCGGTGGCGAAGCAGACGATGGGTGGGGATCCGGAGTCGAGTCGTGATTACATCTGGCTTGCCAAACGCATGGAGTCAGCCAGACGATACTCGGAGATGCACATCAATCCAACGGTACTAAAGGTGCTTTTGCCGGTGACGGAGTACGAGGAGTTGCGACGGCTTCAGACGGGGCCAGATTCTGTCTGGACGAAGCAATCTATTCCGGCTAAGCATATCAGTTTGTTCAATCTGCAAGCAATTGCACAAAAAGGAGCGGATATGGCGTTGAAAATCCTGAAAAAAGCGGAGGCTCCGGCCCCCACTGTGAAAGCCGAGAAGCCTCCGGATTACGTGCGAATCCTGAAAGGCAAAAAAGGAGCCTCTTGACAAACGCCCCACGCTCATGCTACTGTGGTGAACAGGCGACAGGAGTGTCGAGCACAACCGGCGCAAGGTAAGTTGACAAACTTCCGGATAGGTGCTACACTCGTTGTTGGTTGCAGTTCAACTCAATGGAGTGAGAGCACATGGAGTTTGTTTCCTTCGGATTCACGAACGATGAGGCGGCTGGTTCCCCGGAACTATTGGGGGGCAAGGGCGCGGGCCTCTTGTGGCTGTCACGGCAAGGGGTGCCGGTGCCACCCGGATTCGTGATTCCTACGTCCGTCTGGGCGGAGTACGACAAAAAGCCGAAGTCCACGATGAAGGCGATTGCCAAGGCATTGCCGGTCTATCTGAAGCAACTCGACGCCTACTTCGGGTACCGTCCGCTTCTTTCCGTCCGCTCGGGTGCCCGTGTCTCGTGCCCCGGCATGATGGATACGATCCTCAACGTGGGGATCGACGGCGATACCACGGCGGAATGGCTCAAGCGGTTGGGTCCGACGTGCTTCGGGGATAGCTTCAAGCGGCTGGTCCAGATGTACGGGTCCGTCGTCAAGGGGCTTCGCAAGGAAATCTTCGACGGGGATCTGAAGACGGCCCTCGACGTGTATCAGGCCAAAACGGAGCAGGCGTTTCCGGACGCTGAAGCCCAACTCCTTGGAGCCATCGAAGCGGTGTTCAAGTCGTGGGATAACGACCGGGCGGAGGAGTACCGCAAGATGCACGGGTACGACCGGGCGTGGGGAACGGCGGTCACGGTGCAAGCGATGGTCTTCGGGAATCTGAACGACCAGAGCGGAACCGGCGTGCTGTTCACGCGCAACCCGAATACCGGCGACAACGAAGTCACGGGCGAATATCTCCGCAACGCGCAGGGGGAAGATATCGTGGCCGGGATCCGGACCCCGGAGCAGTTGCACGAGTTGCCGTTTGATTTCGGCGTGCCCTTGCATTCGGATCTTCTGGATCTGGTCAAGAAACTCGAAACGCTCAAGCGGGAAATGCTCGACATCGAATTCACGATTCAGAACGGCAAGCTGTATCTCTTGCAGGTTCGCAGTGGCAAGCGCACGGCTATTGCCGCCCTGAAGATTGCGGTGGATCTGACGAAGCAGGGGTTGATCGATGCTCAAACAGCGGTGAGCCGGGTATCGCCCCGTGAATTCGATTTGGCGCAGGAAACGATACTGGATCCGGCGTTTACGACGGTCCCGGCATTTCAGGGGATCGGAGCCAGCAACGGGATCGTCAGCGGCGTGCCGGTGTTCACGAAGGAAGACGCCATCGAAAGCAAGGTGCCCTGCATCCTCGTGCGAGAAGAAACGACGCCGGAGGATATCAAGGGAATGAATGCGGCGGCGGGCGTGCTGACGATGAAGGGGGGCTTCACGTCGCATGCGGCGGTGGTGGCCCGTCAGATGAATCGGGCGTGCGTCGTCGGGCTGGAGCAGTCGGTGGAAGCGTTTACGAATGTCGAAGTCATCAGCCTTGACGGAGCCACGGGCCGGGTGTGGACCGAAAAGGTGCCGGTCATCAGCGGGCAGACCAACGGCGTGGTCAAGGATTTCACGGCAATGGTCTACTCGACACTGAACGGGGTCATCCCGATTGTGTTCGACGTGCCCACGGTGCCGGTCAACGAAGCGTTGCTCTATCTGGGGGATCAGATTCTGCATCCGGAGCAGGCGATTCAGACGGTGTTGCTCTCGTTGTCAAAGGTGCAGCGGCTGTATCTGGATCTGGTCCCAAGCGAGGAGGAATCACGGTTCCTCAAGCTGGTGGCGGCTCACAAGGTGACGGAGCGGTTTCTGGAAGCCTTGTCTCAGGTGCTGCCGAAGCATCACCCGCTGTTTTCTCGGTTGGTGGTGGTGGTCAAGCCGGGAGTGACCGTGGCGTTCTCGCACATGGTGGCGGGCGCGGATCTGCGGTCCCTCGTGCTGTCGGATACGGAAGTGATTCTGGACGGCGTGGATACGCTGGACCCGGCGATTCAGCGGGTGCTGGCGTGGAAGCTGGCGCAGGGGCTGTCGGCGGTGTCTATCGGCGCGTATGTGCCGGAGGCCAAGTCCATGTTGAGCGTGTCTCAAGCGTTGCAATTGATTGCCAACGGGAAGGGGGCATGATGGCTCTAAGCATTGGGGTGTCAGTCGGGAGTAAGATAGATATTGGCGGGCATGTTCTTCAGGTGAAATCACTCGCCCCACCGAATATCGTGGTCATCACGATAGATCGTGGGGAGGAGATTGTCATCAGTGAGGGCAAGTCGGTGGAAATTCTGCCGGGGGTCAAGGTGCAATCAGGCTCCGGCGGCAACCGGCTGGCCTTCCATGCAGCGAAGTCGATTCGGATTTCACGGATGGGGGAAGCCTTTCAAAAGGGTTGAACAGATGCAGATCAGTCCTAAAGTCATGCGCGTGCTCCAAGCGGAGAAGATTCCTGCTGAGGAACTGTACCGCATGCTGGATGACGTGGCGTTCACGTCGATTCGTGGATGCAACCGGCGGTACTTCCAGTGGTTGTTTCTCGTGAAGGATAATGTCCTTCAGGATATGCAGCGGCTGGATCTGGTGCAAGTCGGGAAAGGCCAGAACCGCATGCTGGAGGAGCACGAAGCATGCGACGGCGAAGGCTGTCGGGAGTGCGGGTGGGTAGGCAGTATTTCACGGGCCGTAAACGACGTGACGGCCACGATGATCCAGTCCGCAGGGTTTTGACAAACGACCAGTAGTTGTGCGATACTAGATACCTCAAAGGAGTGAGGCTCAGATGGCTTTAGGGCAGTTACGGCTACCAGTGAACAAGCGGCAGTACTTCGTGGTGACGGGAGGCCCGTTCCACGAGTGTCCGCCCAACATGCAGGGCGTCAAGATGGCGAAGGAAATCAAGCAGGCGTGTGCCGTGGACATTCCCACGGCTGATTTCCAGACGCCGGATCGGTTGGTGCTCTATCGTGGGCTGCACAAAGCCCTCGATTTGGTGCTGGCCGGGGAACCCCTGTATGTGGGGTGCATGGGCGGCAAGGGGCGGACGGGGCTGTTTCTGGCCGTGCTGGTCAAAGCCTTCGGGGTCAAGAAACCGGTGGAATTCGTGCGGGCGAACTACTATGCCCATGCGGTGGAGACGGATGAGCAAATGGCGTTCGTCCGGAAGTTCACCATTACGCCCCCGATGCGGCGGAAGATCAAGCGGCTTCGGCGGTGGTCGTGGCTCCGGTTCTGGAAGCGGAACCTGACCCGTCTCCCGGCTCCGGAAGGGGAGAAGCAGGCACCGGCCATGCGGAAGGTGGCCGGAGGCCGGTGATTTGACAAACGCCCACGGTTGGGTGTATACTGGTTGAGTCAGTGGGGAGTCTCAAGGGAGTGAGCAGATCATGAAGTTTCGTCCGACCAACACATTGGCGTATTTCAATGCCGCGCCCCAGACGCATCTGCATGATCTGTCGGATCTGCCGATTGCGGTGCTGGCGGAGGCCACGAAGAAGTACCGGGAGACGTGCGGCACTGTCTCGCCCAATGACGGCGCGGTGACGTTCTACACGCTGAACCATTGTGCGTCGATTGTGCGAAAGCTGTTCACGCCCCATGAAACGCTGCCGGAGTGGGCGCGGGTCATCATGCAGACCTATACGACCGTTTGCATGGATCAGGGTGAGCGGATGCTGCACTACATCCTGAGTATCACCACACGGGAAATGCGTCATGTGTCCTCCTCGAAAGAGGCGCTGTGGAACGGCATGACGAAAGAGGCCGGAGCAGCGGTCGCACAGTTCATCAAGGGGAACTGCGCCAACGGGGAAGATTCGGCGGTGTCGAAGTACATGAACAATCCGCCGAATGCGACGGTGGGGCAGTACATCGGCGGCATGGCGTACGGGTTCTGGAATGGGTGGGGGAAGTACACCCCGGAGACAATGGAGAATTGGAGCGGCGGCTACGGTGGCCCGACGTGGGCACTTGTGGCGGAAGCGGCTCGGGCCATGCTGACGGGCACCACGTCAATGGAAATGCTGGTGGACACGGGCTATACGCTGGCCCACAACGGTGGTCCCATTTTCAACAAGGGGATGATGTACACCCACTACGACAGTCATTTCCTGACGATTCTGGATTTACAGCGGGCGGGTCAGATGCTGGATCTGCTGACCGGGACCAATTTGCATGGGATCAAGAAGACGCCTGAAGCGGTGGCGGCGGTGGCAGCGATTCAGCAACCCGAGGCACAGCAGGCGATTGAAACGTTTCTGCCGGGAGAGGTGATTTTCAAGGGGTACATCGATTGGAAGCTGGTGGATGATCTTCGCCCGGATAAGTCGAAGAACCCCGGCAAGTATCACGCGCAGATTCACGCGCAGGCGCAGCCTACGGCGACGGTGAAGCCGAAGCCGAAGACGATCAAGTTTCACGGGAAGAAGGCCAAGGCAGTCGGGGAATTTCTGGTCTATCCCAAGCAGACGGTCAAGATTATCGAACGGACGGGGGGCAAGTGATGGCGTGGGAAGACTGGAAGTCCAAGAAGCAGTCGGCGGACACGGCGTTCGCAGGCACGGCGTACTCGGTGCGGTGTTACGAGTCACACCCCGTGCTCAAGATCGGCAAGGGCAGGCTCTATGGGGGTAGTGCTCGCAACCCGGTGAAGGAGATGGACGTGTATGTGGTCCTTCAGAACGGGGATCAGGGCGGGCGGCAGTCGGATCCGTGGGACAAGCAGGCAGTCACGGAAATCTACTACGGCATCAACGACATGCACGCGCCGTCCAACGTGGCCCGGTTCAAGAAGCTGGTGACGTGGATTTGCACTCAATTGCAGGCGGGCAAGAAGGTCCACGTCGGCTGTATCGGTGGGCATGGACGAACCGGCACGGTGCTCTCCGCCATCATCGCGGAGGCGTTGAAGGAGAAGGATGCGATCCAGTGGGTGCGGAAGCACTACTGCAAGAAGGCGGTGGAGTCCAAGGATCAAGTCGCGTTCCTGATGAAGCATTACGGGGTGACGCAGGCCAAGGCGACGAAGGATTACACGGGGTTGCTCCGGCGAGACAGCATTGAACCGGTCAGGACGGCGGGTCAAATGCCGTTGCTCCAACCGTCGTGGGTGAACACCCCGGTGGGTCAGGTGAAGTCAGGGACCACGAAGCGGGCGGTGCCGGAGAAGGCCACGAAGTCGTATGGCCCCATGGCGTCCGTCCGGAGTCTGTGGAAGCCCAAGCGGGGGATTTGACAAATCCCTAGCCCGGTGCTATACTGGATGCCGGTCGAGTAAACTTTAGCTCAAGGGAGTGGGCAGCAATGGCAGTGAAACTTAGTTCCGAAGCACAGTTGGTGTTCTTCAACCAAATCTTCGGGTCAACCCATCCGGTGGTCGGACAGGCCAAAGCCCTGTTGCAGTCCGGGGTCACGTTCGAAGTCGGTCTGTACGAGATACAGGCGCATGTCGGCGGCAAGCTGTTGACCAGTCTCAAGCTGACCTATGGGACCACGCCACTGATGAAGGGGCAGGCCAATTCGGTGGTGCTCGGTCACAACAAAGCCCTCATCGAAGGGTGGGTGGAGGGGGTGTTCAAGAAGCAGGGATCCCCGGCGGTGTATGCGGCGGCGGTGGCTCCGAAGGCTCTGGTATCGGTGGTGCTCACGGGCGTCTCGGCTCTCGTGGGATCGGTGCTCCCGCTGATCAAGGTGGTTAATGAAGCAATGGGAACCACGGGCACCCTCAAGGATGCCAAAGCTGCCGTGGACAAGGCCAAGGATGGCATTGCGTCGGTCATCGGTTCGTTTTCGCCCGCTGATGCGGCAACGTTGGCGGCGGCACTGCAAGCCAAAGGTGGACAGGTGACGGTTGGGGGTGTGGCACCGAAGCCGGTGTTTGCTCCGCAACAGCCGGTGGCCTACAACGCGGCGAAGGTGGATGCCGTGATCGATTTGAAAGCGGCGGCGGCACTCGGCCAGAAGGTGCATGGGACCAGTACGGGCAGCGTCTACTACTGCATTGCGATGACGGAGCACGTCAAGGTGGCGGCACGGCTGACCGCCGGAGGTTCTGTCTCCATTCGCGTGGAGTGGACGGACAATCCGAAGGATGATCTGAAGAAGCTGACGGAGGCCGGGGTCATCATGAAGCAGGGGTATGGCTCCATCCATTTCGATGCCGAGAACGTGCCCATGCCGCGAGTCGTCGGCGCGTTTCTTCTGGGCACCGGCATCAACTGGAAGCAGATCGTCACCAACGGTGCGGAACTGGTGGTGGCGTGATGATCTGCCGGGATGCGATCCGATTGGAGTCGGCGGCGGCACAGCACGAACTGAAGCTGCTCGAATCGATGCAGGTCGGGGGCACCCGGCGAGGGGTGCTTCTTCCGGCCCTCTCCGTGGGGGTGGAGTGGACCCTGATGACGGCCAAGCCGGGGTACTGGGAATTCGACGGCACGTTTTTCGGTCAGCCGTTCTACCGGCTGGTCATTCGCACGGATGCGGGGTTGCTGACGCTCGAAGTGCAGGAGGCCAAGTAATGGATCTGGCGTATTTCGCGGCGGATACCCTTGGGGTGACGCTCTACCAAATTGGGGACACGTTGACGGCCAACGAGGTGCGCCAGACGGCACTCGGGCCATGGACGCTGGATCTGCCGATGGATGTGGAGTCCGATATCCTCTCCGGCACTGAGCTAGGCTTCTGGGTCACGCTTGGCAAGCAATTGCACCTCTACGTGGTCGTGCGGGAGAAGGAGAACTGGCTGTTCGTCCTGAACCACACGAAGCTGGCGGACTGCGAGCAACAGACCCTGTTCGAAGCCCAGACCATCATCGGACGGCTGAAGGAATTCAAACCGGCTATTGTGGGCGTGTTTGAGTGGGGTGACAACGAGTGGACCCAAGTCAAGTATGATGGGGGCGGGAGCGAGCATGCTGACGATCTGGACGAAGGGTCTTCCGAACAAGGTACTGCAAGCGTTCTCCCCGGTGCTGCGTTCGGTACCGCATCTGCCCGTCCACGTCGTCAGTGATTTTACCGTCCCCGCTGGCACCAAGACCATCTTGGCGCTTGGCGGGGATTCTCTCAAGCAACTCCAAACCGAAAAGGTGATCGCCAAGAACCGGACGATCACCGCCTACCGGACCCTCCCGCAAATGCGGGGCGGCGTGCCGGTGCTCATCAGCTACGATTCGAGCATCGGAGAGATTGATTACGGCTACCACGTCGATCTGTTGACGGACGTGACGCTGGCGATTCGGTTTTGTCTGACCGGCAACTGGAAACCCGCCTACGGCAAGTATCGCTACGTCCCTGACTTCGCGGAGCTATGCACGTCGATTGAGCAGCAGCACAAGGCGACCGGCAAACCGGTGGACGTGGCGAAGGATCTGGAAACGTTGGGGCTGGATCCGTATGCCCTCCCCTCCCTGAATCCTCTCTACCCCGGTGCCTACATCGTGACCATGCAGGCCACGCACCAAGCGGGCACCGCAGATGTAGTGCGCTTCAGTAATCGGGAACACGAGACGGAACGTTTACAAGATCAGACACTTCGTGAGCAGATTGAGTTTCTGTTGCGCTGTCCCTACGTGCGGCTGAAGGGGGCGAATTTCAAATACGATTTGCATTGGCTGTGGAAGCGGGGCGGCTTTACCTGTTCCACGTTCTGTTTTGATACCACTATCGTTGGCTCGCTGCTGGATGAGAACCGGTCCAACTCCCTCGACACGCACACCAAGATTTACGTGCCGTCGTTGGGTGGGTATGCAGACGTGTTCAACGCGACGGTGGACAAGAGTCGCATGGATCAAGTTCCACCGGATCAACTTCTCCCGTATGCGGGCGGCGACGTGGATGCGGATCTACAGGTGGCGGCAGCACAGAAGTCGGAACTACTCCGAGACAAGCAACTCACCTCGTTCTACGTGAACATCCTCCACCCGGCAGCACGGGCCTTCGAATGGGTGGAGCAAGGGGGTGTCCTTGTCGATCTGCCTGCCTTTCAGGAACTGAAGGCAGATTTGGAGCAGGAGCACCAACGGCTGGTCAAAGAGGCGTGCAAGATCATGGGCGGGCGCATCGTGGCGAAGCACGGTTACATGGTGGACCCCGGTGGTTTCAATCTCACCAAGGCGTCCATGCTCTGTGACTTCATGTTCAGTCCGATGGGGCTGAATCTGAAACCGCAGATGTATACGGCGAAGCCCGATAAGGATGGGATCAAACGCCCCTCGACGGCAATGGAACACCTTGAGATGTTTGCGGAGGTGCCGGAGGCCAAAGCCTTCGTGGAGATTATCCGTGAAGACTCTGGGGTGATGAAGACGTATAACACCTATGTGGTAGGGTTCTTGGAACATCTCAGGTCGGACGGACGCTTTCACCCCACGTATTATTTGTTCGTAGGCAACCGGGATGACGGGGAAGGCGGGGCCAAGACGGGGCGGCTCTCCTGTAAAGCTCCGGCCTTCCAGTGTTGCGTGGGCGAGACAGAAGTGGTCACGAATCAGGGGTCACGATGTATTGATTGGTTGGTGGAGCAACGGGGAGCAGGACTCCATGTGCTGAGCCATACCGGGCAGTGGCAACCGATTGTAGACGTGCATCGAAATGGCGTCCAGCCAGTGTTTCGTGTGAGCACGGTTAGTGGTCGTGCAATTGACTGCACGGCAAACCATCCGTTGTTGACGCCTGTTGGGTGGGTAAGAACAGATCAGTTGGTGGTGGGGGATCGCTGTTATGTCACTCGGACACCGCACGCAACATTACACGAGTCCGACGTATTACTCGTGGAGCGCGATGAAGAATCGTTGCTTGTCGAAGACATCGAAAGATTGGTCCAAGTATGGGGGGCGTGGGATCAAAGTGTGCCCTCAGTGGATGACCTTCGAAGGCTTCTTGAACAACATGGGCGAGAAGCCGGGGAAGGGATGGTCTATCGAGCGGAAAGACGTAAACGGGAATTACGAACCGGGCAATTGTTACTGGGCGACATTGAAGGAGCAGGGCAGCAATCGTCGGAATACCAAATGGATTACATTCGAGAACAAGACGCAGACCGAGGCGCAGTGGGCGCGGGAGTACGGGATTTCCAGAGGCCGGTTGCATTACCGGCTCTCGATTGGCCTTCCGATGGAGCAAGCACTGATGAAGACTACCCGCCCGACCGGAGTGTCTTCCAAGAAGACTGCATCGTTTCTATCGAACCAGTAGGTGAGCGAGAGACGTTTGATTTGACCATTGAAGGCAGTCATTCGTTCATAGCGAACGGGATTGCGGTCCACAACACGGTGCCCAAGCACACCAAGTACGCACAGCGAATCCGGCGTTGTTATCCGGCTCCACCCGGATACGTGGTTGTGGAGCGGGATTACGGACAAGGGGAGCTACGGGTCATTGCGTGCGTAGCCCACGAGACGGGCATGCTGGCGGTGTTCAAAGCAGGCCGGGACATTCACGCAGACACCGCAGCCCCCTTCTCCGGCTTCACGTATGAGAAGCTGATGGCGTTGGAGGCGACGGATCCCCACACCTTCGAAGAAACGCGGCAGCTTGGCAAGGCAGGCAATTTTGGGTTGTGCTTCGGCATGAAGGAAGATGGGTTTGTCATCTACGCACGGGTGAACTACGGGGTGAACCTCTCGTGGGATGAGGCGCACGATTTTCGAAACGGGTTCTTCAAGAAGTACCCGCAACTGCTGGTCTATCACGAGTGGGCCAAGTCGTATGCGCGGCAACACAAATTCATTCGAACCCCCCTTGGACGGCTGAGACACCTCCCCCTGATCAAGAGTCCCAATCGAGAAGTGGCGGCAAAGGCGGAGCGGCAGGCCATCAACAGTCCGATTCAAGGGTGCCTCACGGATATGGGCCTGTGGACGATAGCGTTGGAGCAACAGTCCGGGTTGGCAGAGATTGCGCCATGCTTCGGAGCCTGCCATGATTCCCTCATGAACTACGTGCCGGAGGATCGGGTGGATGAGATTGTGACGCGCCAACTGGACCAAATGGAATCGTTACCCTTTGAGAAAGTAGGTTGGCAACCTCAATTGACGTTTGTTGCGGATGCAAGAGTAGGAAAAAATTGGGGGGATATGACGAAATTCAAGAGGAAGAAATGAAGGGCATCCACAGCATGACCTTGGCAGAGCGAATCATAGCTAAGACTAAAGTGAACGAGAACGGGTGTCGGCTGTGGCAGGAGTCCTTACTGAAGGACGGCTATGCGCTGATTCGGTACAAAGGGAAAAAAATTACCGTGCATCGGGCGGCGTGGATGGCTTTCAAAGGTCCAATTCCAGACGGCATGTCGGTGTTGCATTCGTGTGATATTCGACATTGCACGGCTGAGGAGCATTTGTTTTTAGGAACCTATGCTGATAACTCGAAAGATGCTGTGACGAAAGGGAGACAAAAGAATTTATTTCCGAGTGGTGATCTGCATCCGAATAGGATTAAAAAACTCAAGAAATTGCAGCGGTTGACAAGACTGAGAGAGTTGGGTTAGACTAGGTTCCTGTCAATGGAGTGATGATGAAGATACCTGACGGATTCCGGCCAGTTACGCTTGGTGGAATGCTCTCTCATTTTGAGAAGGCGTCTCCGCAATTGGGGCAAATGCTGGCGGACCATCTCAAGCGGCCTATCGAAGATGCCTCTGCCACGATTACGCGGCTTGAGGCAATGGGGTTGGTGCAGTTTGCCATTTCCTCCTCCAATGAACCGTCCATCTTCGTCGCGGCTCCGGAGCGATTTGTGTCAGCGGAGGATCAAGCCTTCGCGGATGCTCTCGTGACGTTCTGGGATGTGACCGGCAAGTTTGACGACAGGGAGGGGCGGATATCCTCCATTGAAGCGGCGGGGGGTGAGACACGGATTCTGACACCTGACGGCCCGGTGTCCATTGCCCCTCGTGTGGCTCTGAAGCTGTGGAAGATGGGGCTGCTTACGGAGGACGCAACCGGACAACTGCGAGCCAAGTCGAAGGCACAGTTGTATGCCGCCACCGAAGAAGTGGGTATTTGCGATTTCTGTTCTGATCCGAATCCCACGCACACGGTGCTCCTCCCGAGTTTCGAACTAGTACAGGGCCATCGGAGTGAAGGGGGCTGGCGAGCCTGCGAGACGTGCTACCAGATGGTTCAGCACGATCAACGCACGGATCTGTTGCGGCGGGCGATTGATTCTCAAGGCGGAGGTCGGTGGGTAGCGGCGTCGATCCAAGGGCTGCACAGGCGGTTCTGGAAGCAGATGGAACTGAAGGTGGAAGCCGCAGGGATTGGATCGGCCCTACTGACTTTCATTAAGGGGGACATCCAACCGGCCCAACCGTTCATTGATCCCAAAATGCAGCAACAGGAGGCCCGCAAGGAGGCCATCCGGCGCATGACGGGGTTGTCACAGGACGAAATGACGGCGCTTGAACGAGGCGACGTACTTCACAAGGAGATTGCTCAGAAGCTGGATACATGGCGGCGGCGGTGGTTGCCCGAGAAGGATGACGGCAATGAGGGCCAGCGAGCACAGGCCATTGCGGAGATGCTGAATGCCGCAGGGCGTCCACTCCCCCCGAACCTGCAACCCCATTGGCAGATTGCCTTGGACCGCAAGGTGGAGGCGATGGGGCGGCTGGATAAGCTGGTCAAGGCGGATGGCGGAGTGTTGCAGTTGGGGCACGGGTTGCTCCATGACATGGAAGAAGACTTGTCGGTTCTGAAGCTGGCCGATGTCTATTCCTTCAACGCCGACACCATGCACGCGATTCAGGAGGGGGCCAAGACGATTTCCCATGAATCCACCTTGAAGTCGGTGGAGATTCCGACCGTGCGGGCGGGGTGGTTTTGGTTTGCGGATCCGTTCCCGGTAGCGTCGTCTCCGAATTCATCGGATAACACCCATGCCATGCTCTGGTCGTGGGGTAGGGATTTCAAGGTGCCGACGTTGCGATTCTCGTGCTACGTGGTGACGGAGAAGGTGCCCTACAACAGCGACCTTCGCAATACCATCTACCCGTCTACTATCTGGTTGTGGCCGATGGATTTGAATTTCCATGAGATGCTGGCGTTCAATCGGCAACTGTACAAGGATAGCTACGGGCCGGGAAGCCCGGATTCTCCCGGTAAGGAGGCCGCAGTCGGGGAGGAACCGACGCTGTTGGTGGTGGCGGAGATGAGCCTGTTCTTCCTGATGGCCTGTCTCTGGTTCCGACAGACGGTGCCGGGGAATCCTAAGAAGAAGATCGAACCTAAGCTCACCCAGACACCCGGTCACATTGAACGGCATGCGCGGAAGCGGTATGAGAAGGCGTTCAAGACCACGCCCACCGTGCATGTGATTGCGCTCCGGAAGTCGGCGGTGGAGCGGGTGGAGTCGGGAGAGGGGACTGGTAGCAAGCTGAAGGTCCGGTTTGTGGTGCGAGGCCACGCGAAGCTGCAACCGTGTGGTCCGGGGAGAGCCGATAGAAAGTTGATTTGGATTGATCCGTTCGTCAAGGGGCCGGAGGATGCGCCGTTCAAGGAGTCGGGACCACGGGTATTCGCGGTGATCAGATGATGCTTGTGCTCGAAGTGGCAGCAGGCGTATTTCTGGCGTTACTGGCGTGGCGCATACGCCTCTTGTTACTGGTCTTCGTTATGACGGCAGCAGGGTTGACTTGCTTGGGAGCAACTTTTTGGGCAGTGTTCTTGGCTGAGGGTCAGTGGACCGGATACGCTAAATTGGGGTGGTGGGTGATTTTTTGTGTAGGGATGTGGTTGATCGGTCCATTCGCGTCGTGCATAGGGGCATGGTGTTATGGGGGATCCCCCCTCAGTGAGTTATATAACGAGAGTAAGTGGGGAGATTGATATGATTGCTCAGGAGTATCTGAAAACGTTCCCGCTGGCGTGTACGTTCTATCCCCATCTGAACGACGCGGCTCCCTGCGGGCAACCAGCCGTGGCGATCTACGTCACGGATGATGAGCGGCGGCGAGCCTGTTTCGTCTGCCGGTCGTGCGCGGAGAAGGCGGAGCAGGATGGAGACGGCCCGGTGTTCTGGATGAAGGAGCGGCCAGCGGAGGCGGAAGCCGGGGACGGGATGGACATGCGGTTGTTCTTGGGAGAGGGGTAGGTATGACACACTACGTGGATTACGATGTGCAAGTGCCACGTAAAACGATTGTGCAAGCCCTCTGCGGGGAATACGTCAGACGGGATGAAGGTGTGGGTGCTCCAACCTGTCCGAAGTGCCAACGGTTGCTGAAGATCCGCGAAGACGAGGATGCGGAAACAGCCCGGAAGTTGGGAGTGATCGATGACCACTCGTGAAATTGTCATCATGGTGATCGGCTTTTTCATCGGGTATTTTATCGGGTGGCGGTTTCTGCGGATCATTCGGTAGGAGGCGGCGAATGGGGTGGCGCATTCGGAGCATGACCAAACGCGATTTCCACGGACGCTCCAAGTACTGGTCCTTCAGCGTAGGCTGGACGTGGTTGGAACATGCGGACGTGTTCACGAACTATGATCGGGAGCACATGCTGTTGCCGCCCGATGGCGTGTGGGAGGAAGTGCAGGACTACTAGTTTATCAAGAGGCCACTGATGATAGTGGCCTATCTTTTTTCTCAGACCCACCCCCCAACTCTCCGTTGCAATTGAGTGCAGCAGTCCCGTATACTGGTGTCCGTCTGAACTACAACCGATTGATTTGACAAGAGGGCCGTATGCTCAAGTTGACGGACGGCACGCCCCCCAAAGACACTCCTGAATCCAAGATTACCTTCATCCAGAAGGTGATCAAGGGTGAAACGTGGATGGTGATGGCGCACTCCGCCGTCGAATTAGAGGATGAGTTTTCCAGCCTCTATTACACGGCAGGGCAGCAGAACAACCTGTTCCTGATGCCCCCGTTCGAACCCAACGTCCTCCTGAACCTCGTCCAGACCAACAACATCCTCAACCAGTGCATCGAAGCGATGGAAGTGAACATCGATGGCACCGGGCATGAGTTTATTCCGGCGAAGGATAAAGCCTCCGACAAGTCCGCAGGAAAGCCGGGAGCCGAGGACAACGCTCCGGCACAGTCAGGCATTCCTCCGCCGACATCTTTTGGCAGCATCCGCAAACAGGATGCGACGGCGGATGACATCGATGAGGAGGAGAAGAAAGTAGCGGAGGGATTCTTCAAAGAACCCTATCCGAACACCTCGTTTGTGTCGATACGCCGGAGAATGCGGCGGCAGATGGAATCGGTGGGCTATGCGTTCCTCGAAGTACTCCGCAATGTGGCCGGGGACGTAGTAGCTATCCGGAACATTGAAACGCAGCATGTTCGCATGGTGAAGCTGGATGCCCCCATTCAGGTGAAGAAGAAGATTGAGCGGGACGGGAAAGTCGTGGAACTGGTGCTCTGGGAGCGGGAGCGACGATTTGCACAGACGGTGGCCCTGAAGCAGCAGGTGTACTACCGGGAGTATGGGTCCACCCGTGAAATCAACCGGGAAACGGGGGATTGGGAGACGGACACCGAGAAGGTACCGCCGGAGAAGCGGGGATCAGAACTGCTGATGTTTGGGATCAATCCGGACGTGACCACCCCGTACTTCCTCCCCCGGTGGATCAACGAGTTACCCTCCGTCATCGGTTCCCGAGCGGCGGAGGAACAGAACCTGCAATTTCTGGATGCGGGTGGTCTGCCTCCGGCCATCGTATTTATCCAAGGCGGCACACTCATCAAGGACACCTCCGACCAACTCCGCATGTATTTGTCTGGCCTGAACAAGAACAAGAACCGGGCGGTGGTCGTGGAGGTGCAATCCTCCAGTGGATCACTGGATGCGGCGGGCAAGGTGGATGTGAAAGTCGAGCGATTCGGTTCTGCCCAATCCCAAGACGCGATGTTCACCAACTACGATGAATCCACCGAGGAGCACGTGCGGATCGGCTTCCGGTTGCCCAAGATTTTTCTGGGGCGGGAGGAATCCTACAACTTTGCGACGGCACAAGTGGCCTACATGATTGCGGAGGCCCAAGTCTTTGGTCCGGAGCGGGAGGAGTTTGACAAGATCATCAACAAGACGATCATCAAGGAACTGAAGCTCAAGACACTGGAATTCAAGTCCAAGCCCATTACCTTGAAGGATGTCACGTCGATTCTGACGGCTCTGGAATTGTCGGCACCGATGGCAACGCGGGAATCCTTCCTGAAGGAAGTGAATACGTCGGTGGGCACGTCGTTGGAACTGGCGGAAGTCCCGGCCCCGAATGTGGCCCCCGGTCAAACGCCGTTGCCGAATACGCGGACCATCGATGAGATGCACCACGGTGAACTGCCCGCGTCTACCCAAACTCCGCAGATGACGGCTCCGCAACAGGAACCCAAGCCCGAGCCACCACCGAAGGAGACACACGTCATCCTGAAACCGGGGGATGAGATGCACCCAGTGCCCGCCAAGGATGAGACGATTCGGGCTAAGCCGAAGGAGAAGAAGGCGGCGAGTGACATCCTGACGCTAGCGCAGGATTACGCCATCTATCAGGGGTTGATGCCCCAACTGGCGATCAAGCAGGAGTTGACCAAAGAGCGAGCGGATGCTATCAACGAGGAGCTAGACACGCTCCACCCGGATGATGTGCGTGTGTTCAACAGCCTGCTGGCGATGATGGTGTTTGGATCGGATGACGCGGATCTGTCCTCCGTGATTGCCGCCACCCGGTAAGATGCCGACGCTCGATCTGCGGACGTATGTGCTGTTGGAGCGGGCCTTTGTCCGGAGGCTCCAACGGTCATGGCGGCAGCAGTCGGCTCCGCTGTACGCGAAGATTGCCCAAGCCTGCAACGACCACAAATGGGATGAAGCCCGCCGTCTTGTCACCGATCTGGACATGACGGAGGTCGGCACCGAGAACCGCGAGTGGATCACGTACATGCTCCGGTCGTGTGCCGTCTTCGGAGCCGGTACCGTCTCCAAGAAGAAACCGAGTTTCGTGGGCGTGGGCAGCTTCGATACCTTCCTGAAGCAGACCACGAACAATTTCCTGCAATACCTCGAATTGACCGCCACCGCTCAGATCCAAGCGGAAGCGTTGCAATCAATTGCCGAAGATGAGGCTAAGACCAAAGCCGCGATGTTGAAGGCGGCATGGGATGAATCCCAACACCCCCGTGACAAGGAAGGACAGTTCACGGAGGCCGGGGCCGGAACGGAGGCCAAGTCGGGGGATCCCGAAGGCAGTGGCCCCGCCCGTGTGGAATGGAACAAGCGCAACAAGGCGGTGATGGAAGCGACTGATGTCTATATTGACACCAGAGAAGCCCATCGAGCTTTAGTGGAGCGATTGAACGCTGAATATCAGGCGGAAACCCCGATGGGGTATCCAGAGGCCGGGTATGCGGCGTACAAGAAATCCCAAGCCACATTGGAGCAGGCCAACCAAGCGTTGGCACAGGCCGAAACTGCGCTGAAGCAACAAGAACCGCTGATGCGGAAGGAAATCGTCCAGAATCTGGCGACAGACGTAGCCAGTGATTTGGGCGTTGATCCACGTTTGATTGACGTGGTGGACGAAGCTCCGCATCCGTTTACGGTTGGAGATAAGCAATTTACCGAGGCGGGGCACTACGATCCGACTACCAAACGCATTCAGTTGAATTCCAACAATATCTCGTATGCGAATGCCCCCGGAGTCAAGGGGGTGGTAGCCCATGAAATTTCTCATGCGATCTATCACCAGTTGAAGATTGCGGCGGAGGAGGAATTTCAACGGTATCTCGTCAAAGCTACGACCGAGGATGCCTATACCCCGTGGTTTCATGAGCGGTTTACCACCGATCCCCATAAAATTGGCCGTCAGGTGAAGCCCGAGTACGCCAAGGAAATGGCCGAGGAATTTCCGGCGTCTACCGTGCTGGCCCGGTTGAGTGGGGGAGATATTTTCTCCGGTATCACTGATGAGATGATTGCTGAAAATGGGCATAGTCGGTATGCCAAATCGTACTGGGCCGCTGAAGCCGAGAAACGGATAGGGCTGCGGAATTACCGTAACGCCATCAATGAAACGATAGCCGAGATTACGCGGTGGTTGGCCTACCCCCGGTCATGGGAGGAGGAGAAGCCACCGGATCTGGATTCTCCGTGGGTCAAGTTGACAGAATCCATGTTGGGATGGCATCAACGACAGCAAGCTGAACAGGCGAGGCAGTTTGCCGCGTCTTTGGCGTCGGGGTTCCGAGCATGATCCTGCCTGAACCTATCACCCTCAACGGTCGGACGGGTACCGTCGCCTATCTGGACGCGCAGTGGCATCCAGTCCCGGCGGATCAGGCGACGATGGCGCGAGTCCTGTTCGATGATGGGGGGACTGGTTTCTTTCAGGTGCAACCGATTGCCAAATCCACTGAAGATGCGGTAAAATGGGATGAGTCCAAACACCCCCGCGATAAAGAGGGGCAATTTACCGAAGGAGTCGGAGATGGACGAAGTGGTAAGACAACCCCGGAATCTGACAGAGGAGCAGGAGGCAGCGGAGGAGTTGGCGTATCGACGCCCCCCAAAGGGGTGGAAGCCGCAGGTCAAAAACGCCCCCCCGCCGTCCCCGAAGTCCAAGCCGTAGCGCGGGCGTATAACGCGCAGCACGGACTGCCCCCGGTCGAGCACGGCTATGCGACGGTGAATGAGGCCCGAGCAGGGGCCATTGCCGATGCCTATGACGCGCTTCCGGTGGATGATACGGATAATCCAGCGGTGCGGGAGGCGTATGCGGCCCTGAGTCGAGAGATTCAGGAGCAGTGGGATTTCATCACCTCTCACGGGGTGACGTTCGAACCGTGGACTGGAGAGGGACAGCCGTATCAGAATTCGCCGGAGATGGTGGCGGACATTCAGAAGAACCACCACCTGTATTTCTTCACGGGTGGGGAGCCGCATCCGTTGTTGGGGGCGATTGATCCGGCGACGGGGCTGTCCATGAACGACAAACTGCGAGCAGTCCATGACTACTTTGGGCATGCCGCAGGCGGCTATGGATTCGGAGCGAGAGGCGAGGAGAATGCGTGGCGGGCGCATTCCCAGATGTTCAGCGCCCAAGCGAGACGGGCGATGACGACGGAGACACGCGGGCAGAATTCGTGGGTGAATTTCGGGCGACAGAACTACACGCCTGAGGGCATCTACAAGAATATTCCCGCCGCCGAGCGTCCGTATGCGGTGCAGAAGGTGGCGATTCTCCCCGATGTGTACGTGGTCTTGGAGCATGGTGGAGTCCTGAAATGGGAGGAGTCACAGCATCCACGGGTGCCGGGAGGGGAGCATGGCGGAGAGTTTACGCGAGTCGCCATTACGAGTCAGCGACCGGCGGATGACCCCGGCCATCAGACCAATCGGGAAGTGTTTGAGCACATGCGCGTGTTTGCAGGCCGATTGGCAGCCATCCCCGGCGTGACCAACGTGTCGGTGAAGCCCGGAGTCGGGGGGTGGGACGGCGGAGCCGAATCGATGTGGCAAGTGTTCTATCGGGGGAATGGTGAAGCTACGCGGTTGGTGGCGATGACGGCCAAGCACTTCAATCAGGATGCGGTGTTGATCCTTAAGAAGTGTCAGGGTGGAGCGGATTGTCAGCCCGCTACGGAATTGCATTTCTCCAAGGGGATTGGCGGGAAGGTTCGTGTGGGCGTCGAGAAAGTACTGGTTGAGCATAAGATTAAGGGCTGGACGTGGATGAAGCGCGACGGACGGACCATTCTTCGAATGGTGGCGATTCCCGAAGAAGGGGATGATCCGGTCACGCATCAGCAGACGACAGCGGTGATTAGTCAGCAGTTGCGGGATAAGGGCTTGATGAACAAACGGCACGTGCAAAAGGTGGCCGTGAGTATGATGCGGCGTGAAGGACCAAACAGTTATGACCGAATCCTTGGATAAGGCGTTACAGGAATTGGAACAGCTTGTGGCAGAAGAAGCCGCGTCATCGGACACGGGTGAAGATTTGCCAGAGTATGATCCGCTGCCTGAAGACGATGACGATGTGTCAGTCACGTTTCTGGCTGGTCCTGCGGTGAAATGGGATCCATCCAAGCACCCGCGTGACAAAGAGGGGCAGTTCACGGACACCGTAGGCACCATCCGAGGAGTGGTTCGCACCACCGCTGAACAGGCCCGCCGGGATCTGGTCGCACTCGGGAAGAAGGTGGAGCAGTTAGACCACCGTCATGCGAAAGCCGCCGAGGAATCGCGGGTAGCGTGGGCGGCGTTCATGAAAGACGCACGGGAGCGGAAACGTCCCCTGAAGATTGACGGGGCGGCGGCGAAGAAATTGCCGTCCTACAAAGCCGCGCAAGCCGCCGATGCCAAGGTCATCGCCATTTCCGAGGAGACATCCCGAGTCGCCAGAGAAGTCAACAAAGAAGCGTTACGACAACTCGTGGTGCCGGAACGGGAGCGGTCCCTTGTGGAGTTTCTGGTTCCCGAGGGGCAATTGAATCCGGATCCACGGATTGAAGCTGGAATTGGCGACCACGCGAAGCGAGCGTTGGATGTCTTCCGCAAGTACGATGGGTCCGGGGAGTTGATGGGCGTCCCCATTCCACCGGGGAAAGAAGAACAGTTCAAAGAGATTTTTGGGGACGTGGAGTTTGAACATCTGCCGGATGGAAGTACGTGGGTGACGAAGAAGCTCCGGTTGACGCGGGCACCGGCTGGTGCGCGGGCCAATGCGTCGGCGTTTGGGGTACAAATTGGTGGGACTCGTGAGTTGGAGCGGACCATCTATCACGAGGTGGCGCACCATGTGGAGTTTGCCAACTCGGACATTTATCAGGCCGCTGTGGATCTGCGGGCTTCGCTTGCCAGCGAGTCTACGCCCAAGTCCTTGAATGACTTGAAGGGCGTGGGTGGGTATGGACCCGAAGAAATTGCGCTGCCGGGAAAATTTCTCGATTCGTATGTGGGCAAGGTCTATCCGGAGGATGCACGGGCCACAGAAATGTTGTCCACCGGGATGGAGTACTATCTGACGGACCCGATTCGATTTGCCCGAGAAGCCCCCGAGCATTTCAAGTTTGTGTGGAACGTGATGCACGGGAAGTATCGGAGGAAGTAATGGTGGAAGTCGAAGTGTACGGCGAACGAGCACGGTGCCAAAACGGGGTGTGGACGGCGGAGAGTCAGGCGCTGACGGATCTGCTGAACGCTCCGTGGAATCAGCCGGATGCCTTCCGGTATCGGCTGGATCCGGATATCGATGCGGCGGAGCACGTCGTGAAGACGATGGGCGCACAGGTGATTTCCACCGAACCCCCGCCCACTGAACCCGGCGTGGTGTACTGACGAAACCTTAGGAGTTGCACTTGAGTGCAACGGAGCAACGCCGATGCGGTCGTACCGAGACATTCTCCGGGGGGCATTGCGTTACGTCCACATCCTCAAGTGGGATGAGTCTAAAATTCACCGTAATCCTGCCGGGAGTCCGGGTAGTTCCGGGGGGCAGTTTGCGAAGATGGGGATGCGGGGGAGTGCGTATGGCACGGCTCCGGTGCCCTCCTCTGAAGCTATTGCCCGTATGCCAAGTGGGGCACCGGAAGCGATGGCCCACATGCGACGGGCGGGCCTGATCGCACAGCAGGATCGGGAGAAGTATCAGGAATTAGCCGCAGCGGAATCCCAAGCGGTGCGTCAAGGCGGCGGCGTGGCCGGATGGCGGTCGAGGGATAAAGCCGCAGAGCGGTACAAGGATGTGCTGATCAACCGCCCCCGTGCGGAGAATTTCGAACCACCTCCTCCCCCACCCCCAGAACCCACACCAGTACTCACGTCTGGCAGTGCCACCAGTGTCGTGAAGAAATTGGGCGGCAGTTCGAATGCCTGCTACGTCGTCCAGATGGAGGATGGTTCCAAAGCCTTCTTCAAACCGGAAGCCGGGGAGACGTGGGAAGCCGGGTTCTGCAACAACGACATTTCCACCTACATCACCAATAAAGACTTTTCACTGGCGGAGCGGGAAGCCACCGCACATGAAGTGTCTATCGCGTTGGGGTTTGGGGAGTTGGTGCCGGAAACCCATCTCCGTGAACACTTCGACGTGCCGGGGATCGATCTAGCCACCGATGATGAATCCGGCGGCGGTTACGATGAAGACTACGTGCGGAGCCTCTACAACCAGTACCATGAAAAAGCCCAAGAAAAGGCTTTTGATGAGGCTGGTGAGGAGATGGCGAATCAGTACTATGATGCTCAGCAGGAGCATTTGAGGGATGTCAAGAATCGCGCCGAGGAAATGACGGATATCTGGAATGAGGTAATTAAGGAATTTCCAGATGGTCCGGACTACGGATCACAGTCGGCGTTGCAAGAACATCCTCGTCTCCCGCTTGGGTCACAGCACTTCAGCCGCCCCCCGCAGGTCGGGGTGGTTGATCCACTGGACGTGTTGAAAGAAGCGGATGTGGACATCTCGGCGGCGATGAACAATGAGGAGCGAGAACGGGTTGCGGACGTGTTCCGTGATCGGTTGAAAGCCGGTCATCAGGAACTAGGCGATGTGGACGAGGAAGCCGCCAAAGACGATCTGGATCGGGATCAGTGGTACGAGGATCACCAAAATACCGAGGCACGGTTAATCGAAAGCAAAATTCAGTCGTTTGATTCGTGGCGGCATAGTCAGGGTTACGACAGCGGCGATCAAGGAGGGGGCGGCAACGTCTTCAAGAATTCCGAGGCTCCTCATCCTCACGGCGGATCCCTGCAACGGTGGTTAAACAGCGGAGGCCGCGATGGGGATATGACCCATGAGGAGGCCACGCAATTTGCGGTGCTCGATTATGTGTTGGGCACGATGGATCGGCACGGCAACAACATCATGTTCTCCGGTGGGAAAGCCTACGCCATTGATAACGGTTATGCCTTCCCCGGCCCGGATACGCCCGATGGGTTTACTTACCGGTCAGATGCCGTACGGGAGTGGATGGGGGATGACCAACACCGCGAAGTCCCCGAAAGCACCCGGAATGAAATCTTGGGAGCGATGAATCGGACGGACTGGAAAGCCTTGGTAGACCGTCACCCGAGCATGAGCCGGGAAGAACGGCAGTCGTTTCTGGACCGGGTGGACAAGATGAAAGAAGCCCTGTCCTACGCCGAGGGGTTGTCCACCCTCTGGCATGACCAGCAATTGATGTATTGAAACTTGACATATCCACCATTTGGTGGTAAACTTACTACATGGGGGGTGTGTGATGCACGTGGAATTGCTGGATGTTTCGTCAGGAAATGAGGAAGTGTACGGCACCGTCCGGATGGACAACGGACAGGTGGTAGTCGAAGGGGACGTGCCCGCCCGTGTCAAACGAGATATCGAATTCGAGCGGCGGCACACCGATGTCGGGGACGAAGCGTTTCTTCTGCGCCTTGAACAGCGGGTGTTCACAGGCCGGTATCTGCGGGCGCGATTCGTGAAATAATCCCCCATGCTCCGTATCCACCCGCCGAAGGTGCAACCCATTGCACCCTCCCTTCTTGAAGTCCTGAAGTTTGATCCGAGTGAACCTCGTGATCCTCACGGACGATGGACGACTTTCGGCGCGTCCATTCGAGTTGGGGACCGAGAGATTGCCGTAGTCAAACCAGCCCGCGCCAGAGACGATCAACTGGTCCCCCTGAACGTCGTCGCATTTGATACCGAATTTCAGCGGGAGCAGGGGTTTTATCTGGGCGTCGGTGGAATTGGGGGGATCGGCACCCGCTACCAACGTTTCGGGGACTTCATTGCCTCTCATGACAGCATCGAAGCGGCGGAAGTGTCCGTGCAGGAGAACGGGCGCGTGGGTTTCACCAACGGACGCCACCGGTATGCGTGGCTCCGTGATCAAGGATTGACCACCATTCCCGTAGCCATGACCCCGGAGTCAGTCAGGAACGCCAAGAAGCATGGGTATCTGGCGGCGGTCAAGCTGGCGTGGGATGAGAGCCAACCTCGTGACGCTAAAGGACGGTGGGCAAAAGGATCAGCAGAACCTCCACCAGTCGGTCCACGTATTGGATTTGTGGGGCCGGATGGGAAGGAGCATGTTGGACGTAAGACGGGGGGATTAGGAGGGTATTCCGAAGATCACACGGACACGGCTCGCCGGTTACTAGATAAGGAATACTCCACGGCACTGAGTCAGGCGCAAGCACGTGGTGGGGATTACCCAAATGCCATTCGTTTGATGTTGGAACAAGGAGCCATTCGGTATTGGGTGCGGAACGGGGAGATTGCGCTGCATTTTCAAGCAGGCCACCCAAAGACCGTCGAACACGTCATTCAATTTCTGCATGACAATTTTCAGGATGGGGATCGCATTTATATCGACATCGAAGGGGCCGAACCGCATGTGCATTTTTTCGATAATGTCGGAGCCGCGAATCGTACTATTCGTCAGACAAAGCCACTCAAGAAGGTGGCGCAAGAGCATTCCTACGGCAACACCCAGATTCAAATTGCTCCGACCAGTGCCGCCGCACTTTCTCTGAATATGGCCCGTGCTGCCATCCGCGATGAACATTGCATGGCAACCGGCAAGGATGTGGATCCGAACCATGTGACGGTGCGCTTCGGCCTCCTGAACGATGATCTGGATGGTCTGCGGTCGTTTATTGTCCGTCAACAGTCCTTCGAAGCTGAGGTCGGAGAGATTGAACTATTCCCGGCCAGTGAGCACAGCGATGGAGCCGTGCCCGTCGTGGCCCGCATCGTCAGTCCCGAGTTGCATGCCATCGAAGCGGAGATAGGGCAGTATGCCGACTTCAAGGATAAGAATTTCCCCGAGTACAAACCCCATTGCACCCTTGCCTACGTCCACCCGGACAAAGCGGATTACTACCGTGATCTGTTCGTCAACGGATCGTTCGTGGTGCAGAGCATTACCATCAGTCATGCCTCCGGGGTGCAGGAGACGATCCCCTTCGGGATGGCCCAGAAGTGGGACGTGACGAAGCGGGATGGCAAGAGCACCCGCTTTCATAATCGTCCGCATTGGGCCGAGAGCCTACACCCACGTCAGCCTGCGGGATCTTCTCGCGGCGGCGAATTCATGTCCACGTTGCATGGTCCTAGAGATGCGTTGGATTCTCTGCTCAACAAAGAGAAGAACGTCAGCATTGACCGGAATGATGTCCGTCGCTTTCTCGAATTAGCCGGGGAGCAACTGGAAGATCCGGACCTCACCGATTTGCAAGTCGAGGGGATGGAGATTTTTGGGGGCAATGGTCTGGGCATCAAACGTGATCAGATGCCGCAGATTCCCCGTGAGCATCGGCAACGATTTTTGAGAGAGTTGGTGGCGGCGGGTGTCAAGATTACGGAGGAGTCCGTCGATCCCCTCACCCTGAAACCCACCCAGAAGGAAATCTCCGCCCGCCGGGTGATGGAGAAGATTACCAAGTACGAAACCAAGAACAAAGCCTTTCCTCCCCTCCTCGTCTCTCTGGATGACCGAGTATTAGACGGCCATCATCATTGGGGCATGATGGCGGCATTTGCGCTGGATGTACCGGAGGCCAAGGTGCCCATCTTCCGGTTGCACATCAAGACCAAAGCCGCCTTGTCCATGATGCACGCTTACATGCGAAAGCACCACATCAAGCGGGCGTCGATTACCGGGGAGAAGATTGCAGCGGATCCAGTCACAGGACGCTACGTTACACCTTTCGTCTCTTTCGAAAAACAAGGCGATGAACAACTCCGGATGATCGCCAGTCTCAATTCCAGCCGGTTGGCGACGTGGGGATTCACGGCAGAGGCCGAAGTCTTGGGGATGGCCCGGTACAAGTTGACCGCTGTACTGGACGGTCGCACCAGCAAATTCTGCCGGATGATCAACGGACATATCTTCGACGTGCCGGATGCCCGCCGCAAGGTGATCGAAGCCCTGAACGTCCAAGACCCGAACGACTTGAAGACGGTGCAGCCGTGGCCCAAGCAAACCAAGGAGGCGATGGCTGAGTACGCCAAGATGAGTCCACAGGATTTTGTGGATCGGGGACTGCACATTCCTCCGTATCATCCCCACTGCCGCACGCTCCTCCGCCATGTGCAATCAAGTGCAGGGAAAGCCACCGAACCTCCGGTCCCCACCCTCCCTGATGACACCGAGGTGTTCCATCCGATCACCCAAGCGGACTTGAAAGAGTTGGGGGTGGAGGCCACGCCCGAAGAAGTTGCGTGGTGGAACAGTCAGATTGGGATGAGTCCCACGGAGTTGATCGCCAAGCTCACCGGCATGCCGCCCCAAGAAATTCTGACCAAGGGCAAAGGCATCGGAGCCAATCCTATTCGCTTCGATGAGGGGGGCGCGGGGAACATCGGCGTCCGAGCCAGAGGCGAACTACCGAGCGGCGTGGAATTCGCCATGGGCGCGATTCTCGATCCGTTCACAGGCATTTTCTACTTGTCAGAAGCCGCACTGGAAGTCGGAACACCAGCGGCAGAAATCTCGTTTCTCAAGAATCTGTTCTCGGAGATGATCAATACCGGCCTTCGCACGTCAGCGACCGAAGTGGCGGTGGGCGTGGCCGGGAATGCGGCGTATTATGCGAAACTCGGTTTCCTCCCCGATGATTTGGAGTGGGAGACGCTACGCACGCATACGTTGACGGAGCTAGAGAGCGGTGGATTGCAGGAGATGTTTCAGTCCTTGGCCCCGCTGGATCAGGAACTGGTGAAGCATCTGTTGCAGGATCAATCCGCGTCAGCCCTTTCCGCATTGGTGGATCTGCCATTCACCTACGAAGGCCGTACATTCGGAGAGTGGATGCTGGAAGATGCGGGCGGGACGTGGGGATTGGATCTGACGGATGAGGCGGTAGTGAACCAAGCGAAAGCCTACCTGTCATGATCAAAGTGAAACCGATTACTTCCCACCGAGCAGGACCGGCCATCAAACCACTGGTGACGGTGCCTGCCAAGCCTCCGATGGTGAAGCGGTCCTATCAGCAATTGGTCACGCGACAGAACGTCCCTCCCGAGAGAGCCATATCTCTCCTGTTGAGCTTGCCTAGAGAAAAATAGTTGTTGCCTCTCAACCGGTCCTGTAAAATAACGTGCAATCAGTTGCACCGGGAGAGCCACCATGCCCCTACATACGACCGGATTGACTTCGCGGCACGACCTCGATCATCCGGACGAGAAACCTCCTGCGAAGGCCGATCCGCTGCCCTATGAACGGGTGTTGAAGTTCAACCCCAATCATGGGCCGGATGGCCGGTTCACCTCCGGCGGTGGAGGCCGCAGAGGTGGGACGGAAGGTCCACCGCGAGTGGGAGCCTTCGGGCAGAAGCTGTCTCCGGCGGAGGTTGAGTTTCGGGTTTCTCGCCCGAAAACATATCAAGATCGATTGAAAGGTTCAGCGGCACGAGCCGCGAATGATGCGAGGCTGGATCGACAGCAGGCGGAAGTCGCCCGTCAGCAACAAGAATCTCTCGCAGAAGCAACAAGAATTATTTCTGGAGTGACCTATGCCTCAGCGGGGCGTCAAGCATCGGCCCGCCAGATGCTGAGCAATGCGAGTCTTGCGACTCGTGCGACGACTACCACGCACACGGGTTCGATGGTCGGAGGTGTTCCCACCAAGCGATCCACTTTCAGCTAAGGGATTCGGGTCATGCCCATCACTTCCGGGTTTACTACCCGTGCCGCCGCCGCCGAGAAAGGCGAAGGCCATATCCACACGGATAAGTGGCATCGCTGTATTGAGCACGTGAAAGGCAAAAGCAGCGGCGTCGATCCCTATGCGGTGTGTACCCACAGCATCGGATATGCGGGATCGGTCAATCCTGAACATCGGACGGAAGGACGCCATGCGTCCGCGAATCCCAAGCGGTTCAAGACCAAAGAAGGCCAGCGAAGTGCCCGTGCCCGTGAGAAAGCCGCGAAACAGTCCTATGCGGAAGTCCTGAAGTTCAAATAGTCCATGCCGATTACGGAAGGCTTTACCACACGGGGGATGGTCGCCAAAAGTGGCTACTCGTGTGTCGGTCCCCCCAAGCAAGGGCACATGGAGAAGCGGGGGCACCAGAAGAAACGGAAAGCCGCCTCCTATCTGGGGGTGTTGAAGTTTGATGAAAGTGCGGTCAATCGCCAACCAGCGGGTGCTCCCGGTAGCAAAGGCGGAGAATTCGCCCCGAAAGGTCAAGGATTTAAGGGGAGTACCGGCAGCAGAACTGGTAAAGATTTGACGCCCGCTCAGCGAGCCATGCAGCGGACGTTGAAGGAACAGAGCCGCAAGCGCATCCATAAAGTGGACACCCCCGAACAAGGGGTGGCGCTGATTCTCAAGGGCGAACGGGTGGAATTACGGGACACCAAAGATGTTCACACGGTCCTCAAAGAACTAGGCGAGATGGCGATCAAAGCCAAGGAAGCCTGTGGCGGGAAGGAACCGTGTGAAGGCGTCCCCAATTTCGATCCCTGTCTGGTGACGGTCAAAGGCACCAGCTTGTTTTGCTCTGAAAAACTCAAAACGAAAGAATTTCCTCACGGGATTCCGCGTATTGAGATGCCGCAGTTCAAGTCCAAGAATCCCGTGCCGGGGAGCGAAGCCGATAAACTGCCCCGTGATGCCAACGGAGAAGTGGATGCTACGGATGCGTTTCTCAAGCATCTGGATGAAGCAGGTGTGAAAACAAATTCGTATGACACCGTGCTTGCCCGCAAATTGAAGGCGAGTCAGGCGGAGATGGAAGGCGCGAAAGTCGCCGCCATGATGCTGTCGTCACGGGATCCCAAGAAAGCCCGTATTGTGGTGTCGGCAGACAACTACGTGGTGGATGGGCACCACACGTGGGCCGCGTCGGTGGGCCGGGATGCTGAGGACGGCAATCTGGACAACGACAAAGAAATGGAAGTGGTCCGGATCAATCTGCCGATGTCCGACATCTATCAGTTGGCGGTGGAGTGGACCAAGACTTTTGGCATGCCGCAAGCCGGTATCAAAAAGCGTGATTGGTTGAGGGCTGTGCTCACCTTCGGGCAGGCGTCTCTCAACTGAATGGAGAGCCTATGCCAACAAGACAGGTACTGATTCAGGGCATCATGACGTGGGATGAGCCGACACAGCCTCAGCCCCCGAGTGGTGCTCACCCGGAGCATCCGATCTTCTATCCACCGGGGATCTGGGGACCGACCGATCCTCGTCCTTCGAATCCGATTGCCAACGTTCCCGGTATCAGCAATCCCAATCCTCCGGGGTGGGGTCAGCGACCGGAACATCCCATCGTGCTGCCTCCTCCGGGTGGTGGCGGTGGGACTCCTCCGGGGATCTGGGGGGGAGGCAATCAGCCGTTCCCCACGCCCCCGATTGCCAATGTGCCGGGGATCGACAATCCCAATCCTCCGGGCTGGCAACCGCCGGGGATCTGGGGTCCACCGGGACCGTGGCCCACTCCGCCGATTGCGTTTCCGCCCGGATGGGTAGGAGGCGTACCACCCGGTGGGGGGACTCCGCCGTCCGGTGCTCATCCGGAGCATCCCATCGTGCTGCCGCCGAACGTGCCGCCATCAGGACCGGGAGGTCCGAGCGGAGGCGTTCCGACGCATCCCATCGGTGGGGTGCAAGGTCCAGCCGGGATGTTCGTGTGGTACTGGTCCCCGGCATGGGGGTGGTTCGCAGTGCCTGCGAGCGGGCCGATTCAGCCGCCGCAACAGCCACCGACGCAGCCTCCGACCGAGCCGCCGTTACCGGGAGATATTCCGCATCCGGAGCATCCGATTGTGCTGCCGCCGGAAGCGGAGCCGAAGTAGCAGGGGAGGGGCGTATGCCGAAACCAAAACACAAGGCACTCGTGATCAAGAACGAAGAAGCACAACTTGTGTTTGGGGAGGTGTACGCCCCGAACCGTCCCGACGCGCAAGGTGAGTACATGACGGCCACGGACATTCAGAAGATGGCCCATGAATTCATCCGGTCAGGCAAGATGGGTCAGATTGATGTGATGCACGGGAACAAAGTGGTGACGGGCGCGAGTGTGGTTGAGTCCTTCGTGGCGGATGACACGGATTCCCGCTTCCTGCCCGGTTCGTGGGTGATCGGTGTCCACATTCCCGATCCTCAACTCTGGTCTGCCATCAAGAAGGGTGAAATCAACGGCTTCAGCATGGAAGCCTTGGTGACACGCCATGAGATGGATGTGGAAGTCGAAATTCCTCCGGTGGTCACAGGCTTGACCAGTAAGCATGACGATCATCAACACAAATTTTTCGTCGCCTACGACCAAAAAGGGGAATTCAAAGGCGGTGTGACGGATACGGTCAATGGGCATTTCCATGCGATTGTCGCCGGGACACATACTCAGGATGCCGCAGGCCACCGTCACCGCTTTTCTAGCGTTGATAACGTGCGGATTCTAGGGTAGTCTTGCACACATGGCTACGATTCAAACCAAGCTGAAGCAGTTGCGAAACGCGGATGTCCGGTTTATTTCGCTGGTGGATCGTGCCGCCACGCGCATTCCCTTCCGGGTGCTGAAGCGGAACAAGGAGAATTCGATGGGCATTGATTTGACGAGCGTGTTCAAGTCGGAGGCACAAGTACCGCCACACGTCTCGGCAGTGGTGGTCTTTGCCCAGAAGAATGAAGCCGCCGGGAAGCAGATCGCGGAGGCGATCAAGGCCCACGGCTTCATCACGGATCGGGTGCAGAAATCTGACGAGGGAGAAACGCTGGTGTTCTCCCAAGGCGATCAGCCGAAGGACACCGTGGTCGTGCGTCTGAGCGATCAGATGCTGGTGTCGGTAGCTGGTCTGGGCATCCCCGAAGGATGGGTGGGGGATCTGGTCGAGGAGCACGGTTTCTTCCCCGATCTGGCAATGGCGAATGCGGCGATGGAAGATCGGTTGCAGGAAGTCGTCACCAAGTCCGAAGCCCCGCAGCAGGACGCCCAAGCGGTGCTCACCAGCTATGCTCAGTACGTGAGCCAGATGGCGGTGTTGCCGACCGCCGTGTTCAAGCTGGATGAAGCCATCCGTGACATCGTGCAGAAGTGCGCGTGTCAGGAACCGGCGGAAAAAACCGACGATGCCTCGCCCACCAAGAAGATCGTGGAGAAGGCGGCAGGCACCACGGAAACCGACGCGGAGAAAGCGAAGCGAGTCAAGAACCATCCGCCTGCGGAGATGGCTCCTCCGGACGAAGACGACGATCAGAAACCACCACCGGATGAAGTCAACAAGTCCGACGAATCGGCTATTCTCACGGCGCTGAAGGGCATCGAAACGACCGTCTCCGGGTTGTCCGCCAAGCTGGAAACGGTTGTCACCGAGCAAGTCGCGCAGAAGAAAGTGCTTGACGACGTGGTGCAGAAATCCGACACTCTGGCAACTACGTTGAAGTCCACCGTGACGGCTCCCCCGCTCGCAGGGGATCATCCGGCGGGCCTTCCCCGGATGCGGGTGGAGAAGCAGGACACGGATCCCCGCACGGGCAATTTCGACACGGCGTTTCTCCGGAGACGGCGCTAGATCACGGTTCACCGGCAGTTCTTTTTGGTAAGGAGCAGACATGACGAATCAGGAAGTGATCATCCAGAAAGCTGATCTGGCGCTGAGTGATCTGGCGACCGCCGGGAAGCTGAATCCCGAGCAGACCGACCGGTTCATTCGGACGCTGATCGATCAGCCGACGTTGCTCGCCTCTGTCCGCACGGTGGCGATGGGCGCTCCGCAGATGAAGATCAACAAGATCGGATTCGGGAGCCGCATTCTGCACCCGGCAGTCAGCGCCACCCCGCTGCCTGACAACCTCCGCTCGAAACCCGATCTGGGTCAGGTCCAACTCGAAACCGCCGAAGTCATCGCGGAAGTTCACATTCCGTACGATGTCATCGAGGACAACATCGAGAAGGGCAACGTCAACGTGCCGATGCAAACCGGCGCGGGCGGATTGCATCAGACCATCGTGGACCTGATGGCGGAACGGGCGGCTCTCGATCTGGAGGAACTTGCCATTCAGGGCGATACCACCAACGTGGGGGATCCCTATCTGGCCCTTCAGGACGGGTACCTGAAGATGGCGACGGCGAACGTCGTCAACGTCGGGGGCGCGTTCGACAAGACGGCGGTCAAACAGGCGCTCAAGACGATGCCCACCCGGTACCTCCGGAACCGGAGTGCCATGTCGCACTTCGTCTCCGTGGACAACGAGACGGAAATCCGTGACCAGTACGGCGCACGGCAGACGGCACTCGGGGATCAGCAGTTGCAGGGGCTGCTGCCCGTTTACATCTACGGTTCGAAGGTCGTGCCGGTTGCCATGATGTTGGGCACCAGCGGGCTGTTCACCGATCCGATGAACCTGATCTTCGGGATCCAGCGCAACATCATGATCGAGTACGACAAGGACATCCGGGCGCGGGTGTTCATCATCGTGCTGACGGCCCGCATCGACTTCGCCATCGAAGAAGCGAACGCCGTCGTCAAGTACACCGGCATCACCGGAAGCCGGTAGGCACTCTCCTTGCTTTGGTTCAGGCCGGTTTTATTGGTGGAGTAGGAACGACAAGGAGGATGCGTTGACTGACAAGCATGACAAGACGCCGTTGGAGTCCAAGTTGGGGCAGAAAACGGAAATCGTCGGTGGGAAGCCGATGACCCCGGAGGAAGCCCAACAGAACGTCAAGCAAGTCGAGGCGGAGCAGGCCAAGCTGTCCGATCCGGGCGAACGCAACGTTCCGCCGGATGCCAAGGTAAACCAGCCGCCGCAGCCGTCTCACCCCGAAACCATCCGTTCCGCGAAGGAGACGGAGAAGGAAAGCGGCGAGTCCAAGGCCAAGCGCGTGGACACCGCTGACGTAGATCCTGCCGGGGAGAAAGCTCCCGCCGGGTGGGGCAAGAAGCCGACCGTCTACGTCATGACCAACGTGGACGGCGAGAAGATGAACGTGACGGTCAAGCAGTGGGCCAAGCACGGACAGCTTCTCCGCGCCAAGGGCTGGACCACGCCGGAATTCGCGGAAGGCGATCAGGGGGGCAGCGAGCCGATCCCCGGCGATGTCGTGTGGGGCAAGGACAAGCCCGAGGAGTAAGTCATTCTCGGTCCTACCGGATGAGGGAGGCGAGTACGTGGCCTCCCTTTTTTGTTGCACTTGATTGCACCACAAAGTGTGGTAAGCTGTGGCTCCATCCAAAGGAGTGCTGATGCCACAATTTCCGCGCCCGATCAAGTTTCAGACGCCTGCCATGCGTGTTGCACAGCCGGTAGATTATCTCGGAAACGGCACTATCGTCCGCTCCACCTACAAGGAAGGCGAATTCAGCATTCAGGGTCCGGACGGACAGTGGCTGTCTCCCTGTCAGGAAGGCAACCCGATGAACGACCAGTGGGCGGGAGCCGTGCTGGATCAGGAGTCGTTCGCCCCGGATCCGAATCTTCCCAACGTTCTTATCATTGACCGCAGTCGGTTCGAAGGGGGCAAGTCCTACACACTGGTGATCTTCGGATGACTCCCGCGATTGATGTCACCCGTGGCGTCGGCAGTCTGATAGGCGCACCCTCTGGCGGAGGCGGTGGACGGCATCCTATCCCCACGCCAGTACAGCGGGAGCCGCTGCCCCCGTTTGATCCGAATACCACCGACAAGGAAACCGGTTCTCCCCTGCCGGTGTACACAACACTTCCCAGACCGTTCCCCCCGTTGGATGATCCCAATTACATGCGAGCCGATTTATGGAGTCTCACGATTCCCGGCTTGCCACCGATTCCCGGTGGGGCGGGTGGGCCTGCTCAGGAACGGGTGCTCACCTATTTGTGGGAACGCTACGGCATGGTGCCGGGGGACTGGCAACAGAAAATCCTGAAAGCCTACGGTGAAGCGGGCCTCCGGCTGTTCGTTCGTTCGTGGCCGGATGAACGGAGTGCCAGCGGGATTTCGGTGCAGCAGTACGTCGATGACACCAAGCGCATTCAGGATGCGGGCCTCGACAACGGGCACATGCTCCGCAGCAAGTACTACGACGGTCCGGACAATTACACCACTTGCGATGAGGTGGTGGACGCGCTTGTCAAGATCAACGGGATTCAGTGGGCCGCACATGCGTGGGAAGCGAGTCTCTGGATGTCCCCGGAGCAGTACCGCCGCATGATTGACCACGACGCGCTTCGGCATCCCGATATTCGTTGGTTGATTCACCTCCAAGAGCACTATGCTGACTTCGGCCCAGACGGAGCAGGTCACTCGAAGAAATTTTGGGAAGCCAATTTTGCCGTGGGCGTGCGTCATCTGGCGTATCAGCATGTGACCACGAGCGGTTCTCCGAATGACCCGTGGGCCGCAGGGATGATGGCGGCACGTCTCGAAGATGTACAGGTCCGTCGTGTGGCCGGAGGGCTGTGGGGGTTGTCGCAGTCGTTCGAAATAATTGATTTCGAACGGACGGCGCAGTTGCAATTCAACAACCAAAGGGACGGCGACGGCAACATCGCGGATGAACTGCACGGCAACTTGAAAGGCTATGAGAATTCGTGTCACCCCAAGGTGGTGATGGCTGGATACGGCAACGGCAATCGGAAGCCGGATGGGAGCTACGCATGACACCGAAGCCACCGCCTGCGGTTCTCGAACGTGTGGAAGAAGCCCTCCGGAATCTCAAGGGCACGCGCAACGAGCAAGAGGAGCAGGAAGCTGTCTCCCGAGCCGTGAGCGTCCCGTTGGTTGCCGCCAAGTGGTTGATCGCCCACGTCCGGGGCGAGGAGAAAGTCGTTGCGGATCCGCAATACATTCCCGGTGGGAAGGGCGGATGTTGAACTAGGTGTTGCACTTGCAGTAAACTCGCGTCAAAGGAGTAGCCTGTGACGTTATGGCCTTGAAAACTTCGGACAAGCCCGCCGCCACGCCCGCCCAACCGCCGTTTACGCAGACGACGGTGTTGGAGTTGGCCCTGTACAAGTTGTATACGTGGCAGAACAACACGTATGAACAGGGCAAGCCCTATCGCTTTCGCAACGAGGATGCGATGTTGCTTCTCGGAGAACAGGATCTGGGCCGTCAAGTTTGGAAGCTGTATCAGCCGCCCAAGAAGCGGGAAGCTCCCAAACATGAAATCGTGGACGCCACACGAGTGGTTGCCACGCGCCCGGTGGAAGATGTCGGCTTCGGCACGCTGAACAAAGCCTCAGGCCGCATTGAAGTGGGCACCGATGACGAGATTCAAGACATTCTGGAGCGGAACGAAGAAGGCGGTGGAGATGTGACGGTCTAGTCATGTCCCCCACCAAGATGCACATGCCGTTGTTCGTGGATCCGCAGGATGTGATTCTGCGGATGCAGTTGAGTCCTGACCTGACGGGCATCGAAGACGTGGTTACGTCAGGCATCATCGGAGCACAACTCCATGTGGAACGCATCATTGATGGACGCCTATCTCGACAAGCCCAAGACTGCCTATTCTTCATCGATGCGGAGTCCTTCTCTGGAATCGCTCCGGGCGGTGCTTACCGACTGGAAATCCCAAGCGGGCTGGTCCGACAGGATGTCCCCCAGAACGTATCATCCTCAACCGGGACGGTTAGTGGCCCCTTTACGGACTACGAAGCGGTTCAGACGAACCTGATGAAGTTTGATTACAACCGAGGCTACTTGTACCTCGACACGCAGTATGCGAATAACCACATTCGCGTGACGTGTGAAACGGGGTACGAGGACGGCACCCGCCCGCTCCCGCCCACGGGGTTGCCGGATTTCGATGACACGGTGCAATATCAAGTTGGGGACCGAGTGGCGTATCTTGAAGCTGCCTTTGAATGTACGGCGGCTCCGCCCGTTGGTACGGTCCCCACCACCGCCGCGTATTGGAAGCGAGCACTCGTCCCGCAGGAACCGCTACCGGATGCCATCTACGAAGCGATCATGTCGCTGGTGCCGATGGTGTTCAACGCGAATCAAACGACCAACCGGAGCGACGAAGCCAAGAACCAGTACCAGACGTTGACGGATCACGCCAACCTGTTGCTGCAACCGTGGGTGCGGACCAAAGGGTTTACGTTCCGCACGGTGTTTGGACATACGGGATGAGACTCCTCAGCGTCACCGTCCAAGGGCAACCCGGCTTGGTAAAAGCCATGCAGGGGATGGCCGATGCCCTCGATACGGTGAAGATTCTGGACGAAGGGGCAGCGGTCATCTACAACCGCATGCGCTCCCGGTTTCTGGTGGAGACGGATCCGTTGGGGAACAAGTGGCCCCCGAGTCAAGCGGCTCTCAGGCGAGCACGGTCAGGACGGGGTGGTGGGACGCTGTTCGACAGCGGGAAGCTGTTTCGCAGCATTCAGTTGTATGCGGACAGCCCAACTACCCGAGCGATTGGGACCAACGTTACGTCTCCACAAGGCTACTTCTATCCCTATCAGCATCAATATGGGATTGGCTTCCCACAGCGGCAATTCTTGGGCTTCGCCCCTGAGGACATGGACGTGATGTCCAAAGTCATCATCAACCGTGTCGTGAGGGGATTGAAGCAGGGGATGACGCCGTGAGTAAGTTGAACGAAGTCTTGGATGAAGCCAAGCAGCGGTTGCTGCAATTGAATGCACCACCCGTGACCCTCACCGGCAAGGTGGTCGTGGCCTACGATGAGAACGATTTGCTGGATGTGCTGAAGGGCGTCCGGTCGTTTCCTGCGGTGGGTATCGTCTACGAAGGCATGCGCTCCATGTCGGAGGAGCCGAATCCTACGGCGAAGGTTGGGCTGTCGTGTGAAATCGTGTTGGGCTTTGTGCTGGTGGAACGGGGTGATGAAATTCACGCCACCGACCAGAAGAAAACCCGAGCGATTGATTACTTGGATGCGATGCGCCTGCAATTCATCGGGCAGCGCAGTACTGTCTCGAAACACTATTGGCACTTCATGGTAGAGGCTCCTGCCGCGCTTCGATCCGGAGCCGTCTGTTGGGTACAGCGATGGTCCTTGCCAGTGCAACTGCCTCACTTGCCCCCGAACGGCCAGCAACACCCGTTCTGCCCGTAGTCTCGTGCATTCTGCCGACGAAGGACCGAGCGGCGTACATCCCACACGCCATCCGTAGCTATCAGTCGCAAACCTACCCCGCCAAAGAACTGATCGTCGTGGATAATGGGACCGATGCGACGGAGGCGCTGATTCCGCCGGATCCATCGATTCGGTATACCAAGGTGACGGGCACGCTGTCCACCGGAGAAATGCGGAATCTCTGTGTGAAACAGGCGCAGGGAAAGTTTATCTGTCATTTTGATTCGGATGATTGGAGTGCGCCGGAACGGGTGGCCGATCAAATTACGCGCCTTGGAGTGTTTGGGGTCGTGACCGGGTACGACTCCATGTTATTTTATGATGAGCGGGATGGGCAGTGCTACCAGTGGTCGTATCCGGCCCCCATCCGTTTTGCCTTGGGTACGTCGTTGTGCTACCGGAAGGCATGGTGGGATCACCATCCGTTTCATGCGTTGCGGGTGGGGGAGGATGTGCGGTTTTTTATGCAGGCCATCCGCGAAGCCAATCGACTGGTTCTGACGGCTCCCGCCAATCACCTGATGGTGGCGCGAGTCCACAATCAGCAGACGAGTCGCAAGACGTTGAATCGCACCAGTTACAAACCCGTCCCTCCGGTGCATCTCCCCCCGTTGTACCCATGCGATTTAACCTCATCTCCAATCTGACCAACGGGTGCGGGCTGCAACAGGATTACCTGTTGCTGAAGTCGGCCTTGGAAGCCCGTGGGCATTCGGCGTATGGCATTCAGTTCAATCACAAGCCCTTGCTGGTGAAGCCTGCGGATGTCAATATTTTCTTGGAAGTGGTGGTGCCTCAGGTGTTTACGGCGGCTCCGAAACAATGGGCCATTCCCAATCCCGAATGGTGGTTTGCCGGGTGGGATGCGAGTCCGTGGGATCGGGTGTTCGCCAAGACGCACGATTGCGAACGGATTTTTCGGGAGAAGGTTGGGAACCGGTGTGAATATCTGGGGTGGATGGCCCGTGACCTCTACCACGAGGGGATTCAGCGGGAACGGAAGTTTTTGCATGTGGCCGGGAAATCCCGGTTCAAGAATACTGCGGCAGTGGTGACAGGATGCCGCATGGCGGGTGTGCCGTTGACGGTCGTAAGTGCCTTTCCTCCCTACACCCGAGTCTCCGATTATACGCTTATCCAATTGATGAATTCTCATTTCTGCCACGTCATGCCTTCGGCCTACGAAGGGTATGGGCACGTGTTGCATGAGGCGTTGGGGACCGGTCAGATTGTCATTACGACCAATGCCCCACCGATGAATGAAATTACGCCCGCGATCTACGTGCCGAGTGTGGCGACGACGGCGCATCATTCCGGGTGGTTGCACCGGGTGGACGCTCAAGCTGTCGCCAAGGCGGTGCAGGAAGTTTCGGCGTACTCCGATGACGAGGTGAAGCAGCAACAGCGTCAGGCCCGAGCGTCGTTTCAGCAGAGTCAACAGGCGTTTGAATACGCCTTGGATCACGTGGTGGGACACGCATGAAGTGGCAGTGGTCTGGTACGGCTGGACTGGATTTACATGAGGCGTTGCGGGCCGCATGTGCGTTCATCAAACCCGTGAACAGTTATCTGGAAATTGGGGTGGATGGCGGCGGATCCCTGAACACGGTGCTCTGTGAAGGTCGCCCCGAGCGGATTGTGCTGTGTGATATCTGGGATCCCACTTACTGCGAGCACGGAGACGCCAAGCCCCGTGTGCTGGAAATCCTTGACTTCTTCGAAGCCACGGCCCGATTTTTGGATGGGGATTCGAAACGGCTCATTCCCACGTTGAAGGAGTCCTTCGATCTGGTGACTGTGGATGGGGACCACAGTCCAGAGGGAGCCTATATCGATCTGTGTAACGCATGGCCCCTCGTGAAAGTCGGTGGCATTTTGGTAATGGATGACATTCACCATCCGAATTACCCGTGGCTCAAGCAAGTCTGGGAAGGCTGTCTGCAACAGTGGCATCTCCAACAGTGGCGGTTGGAACGCATCATCGAACAACACGGGGGCTGTAACGCCGACATGGTGAAGAAGATCGCATGAAACTGGAATTGGGGCCAAATGGTAGCATTTGAGAATTTAACAGGGCACCGATTTGGCCGTCTTGTGGTGTTGGGGCGTGCTGGTACTGATAAGAACGCTTTTGTTCTTTGGAAATGCCGGTGCGATTGCGGGAAGGTGGTGGATCGTGTTAGGACTCCCGGCTTAAAGAAGGGCAAAGCTAAAAGTTGTGGGTGCCTGAATAGGGAGAGAGTGCGAGCATTACACGCAAAGAACGCCAACGAAATGTCAGCTTTGCGTAGGTTGTATTACGAGACGGGAGCCTCCGCACGCCAGAGGGAGCTTAGTTTTACACTAACCCTTGAAGTTTTTATTGAGTTGGTAAAGTCTGATTGTGTTTATTGTGGAGCACCACCATCGAGAGTATTCAGACGAACGAATAAGGGTGGAATGAAGGCCCATTCGTTATGTGTGGTGAACGGGATCGATAGACGAGACAATCAGTATGGATATGAAACGCTCAATTGCGTGACTGCCTGCGAGCTTTGCAATCGAGCCAAGTCTGCGATGGGGGAAGTTGAATTCGTGGCTTGGATTGATAGATTGGCGAGGCACCGAAAATTCGATTAGAACTTGGTTGCGGAAACCACCCGACACCGGGCTACCTGCATCATGATCGGTGGGTGCATTCACCGCACATCGATATTGCCTTTGATCTAGATACGTTTCCGTGGCCCGTCGAGGACGGGTCCGTCGAAATGCTCCTTGCCACAGACGTGTTCGAACATCTCAAGTGCGACGTGCAGACATGGTTGGATGAGTGCTGGCGAATTCTCAGACGACAAGGCGTGCTGAGCATGCGCCTCCCTGCGTATGACAACCCGTATAGCTGGCGGGATCCCACGCACCAACGGGTGTTTCATCAGGAATCGTTTCTTTACTGGTGCCCCCAAGCGGAGGGCACAGTATGGAAGGATTTTGGGCGCTACTACTTCGGTCCTGCGTATCAGAAGTGGTGGCGGCAGCAGTCCGTGATTCGTGAAGTCAAAGACTGGCGTTTTACGCTATGCAAGATGTCGTAATCATCCCTACGTATGACCGGCCTGAACTGTTGTGGCTTTGTCTGGATTACCTGTCTAAGTGTCCTGATAGCGTGCATGTGCCGATTCGGATTTACGTGGATGCTCATATCGGACAGCCGCCCCCGCCACGAGAGGATATTACGGCGGTGGTTGAGAAGTTTCCCACGCTCTCCATCCAAGTGGCCTATCGCGCCTCCCATCCCTACCCCGGCAACAGTCATAACGTCCTGATGGCCTACAAGGATGCCTACGAATCGGAAGCGTCCTACGTCTTTCTCGTGGAAGACGATGTGCTAATTCATCCGCAGTTTTTTACGTGGCACCGGTATGTGCAGAACGGGAGTAAAGCCATCGGGTGCAGTATTGCGGTGACGAATCCGGGGCATGGCGCGTATGCGTCGTTGGGCGTGTGTTTCAAGCGGGAGCGGCTTCAACTGGTGATGCCCCACTGCAAAGCCGCCTATTTTCAGGATATGCGGGGGTATTGTCGTGCCCATTTCCCACCCTCACGGTTTGACTGTGAACAGGATGGGTTATTCGCACGAGTGCTGGCAGGCCATCCGGTCGTGTGGGCAGGCACCCCCTACGCACAGCATGTGGGATGGTACGGGTATCACCGTCCGAGAAGTGTCCGACCACAGGGCACCTTAGAAGATCGCTATTTTCAAGTGAAGCAGGCGTTGCGAACCACGCAATCCATCCGGAAAGTCTCGCGTGATTTCAGGGATATCCAACCGTTGACGTAACCTCAACCGCTGCAACCAATTGCACGAAAAGTCCGTTGACTTTGGGGGGTGGCCCCCTTACAGTATCTGTTGCAGCCGAATAGGTTGCCCCTATCAAGGAGTCATTGCTATGGGGATGGTAAATGTACGAAACTTGGGGTTTGGTGGATCAGGGATTCCTGACACTTTGCCTCAGGCGATTGCCGAACTACAGGGCATGAGACAATCCGTCGTGAACGGGGCGGCGGCTGGCACCGTCATCGTGGTGCCGGGAATGGACCCCGAGGACAGCGTGGGAGCGGTGGTGGATCTGACTACGCCCGCCACGATTGATCCGGCTACGGTCACTGTGGCGGAGAGGAATGCCTCTGCCACGATCACGGCGCTTACCACTGCCGCCGATGGCGACAAGGTGATCGTCAACGGCAAGACGTACACGATCAAAGATGTGGTCGTGAACACCAGCTATAACGCGCCCCCCTTCGTGGTGCCGGTGGACATTACGCCGAGCGGCAACGACGCGGAGATTCTGGCGGATCGTCTCGCCAAGGCCATCATGTCCGGGGACAGCACCCTGACCACTTCCGTGGGACCGAATGCGGCGTCTCCGCCCGCCCGTGTGGTGGTCACTGTGAAGGTGCGGCAACCCGGCACCGCAGGCAACTCGTACACCCTGTCCGAAGTCGGCAGTGCCGTGACCGTCTCAGGTGCGAATTTCACCGGAGGTGTGGCGGCGGCATCGGCTGGTTTTTCCAGCAGCGTCAACACGTCGGGCAAGAAACTGCTGGTGACGTGGTACGACCGTCATCCGGGTGCTGCCACGGCTCCGCTGATGGTGGAGTCGGAGGACATCGCATCTCCGCCCGAAGGTGACGATCTTCAGTCGCCGCCGGAGCCGAACACTCACGCGAATCTGCACATGCCGGATTCGCCTAACAAGAAGCCCGTCAGGAAGTAAACTGGCCGTAGCTAAGGAGAATCAGCATGAGCACTTTTGATGCGGCCAACTGGTACTTCAGCGGCCAAGGGGTGATCATGATCGGGCGTCGTGACCCGATCACGGGCAACCCGATTGGGCTGAGGCCAGTGGGCAACTGCCCGGAGATGCGCTTGACGGTCGCTACCACCGTCGTCAACCACAAAGGTTCGCAGGATGGACAGCGGGCCACCGATGCTCGACTGCAAACCGAAGTCAACGTGACGGCCTCGTTCACGTGCGAGAACTGGAATGCCCGGAACCTTGCGGAAGCCACTCGTGGGTCCGATACGCTGATCCCGGCAGGGTCCGTGGTCAACGAAGCGGCCAAGGCGTTCCCCGGACTGGTGACGGCCCTCCGGTACATCAAGGTCAACGGTGTCGTGGTCAAGAAGGGCGCGACCACCCTGACCAAGTACACCGATGGCACCGTGCCGTGGGATTACAAGCTGAATCCCGAGGCCGGTTCCATCATGTTCAACGACGGGGATCTGATGGACTTCGCGGGGTTCGTGCCCTCGTCGCCGCCGGATCCTGATGGGGATGATCTGACGGTGAGCTATTCGTACGAGGAACAGTACCTCGTCTCGTCTCTCACCCGTCCGATCACCGACAACTGGCTCCGCTTCGAGGGTCTGAACACCATCGAGGAGAACAGCCCGGTCATCGTGGACGTGTTCCGCTTCTCCAACGATCCGCTCAAGGAACTGGCGCTCCTGTCCGATACCTTCGGGCAGTTTGTCATCGAGGGATCGGTGCTGAAGGACGACACGCGGCTGAGCGGCAGCAACTATTTCAGCATCAAGAAGCTGAAGGCACAGCCTGACAATCTCGTCAACTAACGCCGCATCGTGATCGGGGGTGACTCCTCAATGGTGGGGAGTCACCTTCCGTGTCGAGGCCAGAAGACAAGGAGTGGATATGGCCCCCAAGCAAGTTGTCAAAATAACGGACCTCGCACAACTTAGCCGTCCTGTTGACATTTCCGACGACAAACAAATCATGGTCCGCGCTCTCAATTTGCGCGAGATGGTGACGTTGTTTGTGGATTCACGGGATGTGTTCCTTCCGCTGTATGCCGCAGGCGTCGAAGGACGCATGAACCCGGATGATTTAGCGCCGTTTCTGCTGTCCGCCCCACAGGTAGTCGCCCAGATCATTGCGATGGCCGGGGATGAACCGGAATCGGCCTCCACTGTTGAAAAACTCATGCCTGCTACGTCGCAATTGATTGCATTGTCGGAGATTTGGCGAGCGTCGGTACCGGATCAAAAAAAAGCGAAGCAACTGTTATCCGAGGTGACGGCGCTAGTGCAAAAGCTATCCGAAAAAGGCGAAAACTTACTCCAGAAGACGCCTTCTCTCATGGACTCGCCGCCTCTGTAGAGGTGTTGGTCGCCAATGGGCATCGTCCTGCGGAAGTCTGGGGTTATAGTTTGCGGGTCATTGATGCCTATATCGAATTGATTGCTCAACGTCTTCAGCACGAGTTGCATGATCTGACCGTGGCAGTTCGACACTCTCAAGGAACGGACGCAAAGGTGTTTCGTCAATTTTTAGAGAGTTTGCAGGGAGACGAGTAATGCCCCCGACCTCCGCCGCGATGGAACTGAAAGTCCTGATCAGCGTGCTTCAGAGCGGCAATGCGCTGAAGACGCTACTCGGGCAGGTCAATCAGCTATCGTCGGCGCTGACCACTCTCCAATCGAAAAGTAATGGGGCACAGCCTCCCGGTATTCCTCCGACACTCAAGCCCCGTGCTGATGAAGCTACCAAGTCCCTGCTGAATATTGAAGGCGCGGCGAATAAGGTTACGAATGCTCTCAAGTTTATGGTCGGGGGGTTTCTGGCCCTTGAGAGCGTACGGTTCGTGAAAGATTTGGCGGATGCGGCGGCGAGAGCGGAGGTGTTGCAAACTGTTCTGCATGTGGTGGGGAACAACGCCGGGTACATGCGAACGGAATTGGATGCTGCTGACAAAGCGGTCCAGAAGCTCGGAATCACGGCGTCGGCATCTCGTCAGGCGTTGACCCAAGCGATTCAAGCCGGGATCCCCCTTGCCGATGTGACCAAGTTGGCGCGGGCGGCTCAGGATACGGCGGTCATTCTCGGGACGAATTCATCAGAAGCCTTCCAGCGGCTTGTGACAGCGGTGCAGACCAGTAACACCCTGATGCTTCGGCATATGGGGATTACGGTGCAAGCGCAAGCTGCGTACGACCGGTTTGCCTTATCGATTGGAAAGACCGCGAGTCAGTTGACCGCTCACGAGCGAGTGCTGGCGTTTTCGAACGCCACATTGCGGGAGGCCGCGAAACTCCAAGGCACGTACGAAGCCGCAATGGGGAATGTCGGTAAGCAACTGACTTCTCTGGATCGGTTGCAAGAAAACCTCAAGGTATCGTTGGGCGCGGGACTGTTGCCTGCGTATTCAGCGTTAGTCGAGGAACTATCGGAATTTCTGAAGTATCTGGGCCTGACCACTGACGAAATGGGTGGGCAGACCAAAGCCGCACGGGATCTTGGAGCGACCATCAAAGATTTGGCCCATAGTTTTTTTGAAATTGGGAAATTTTTGATTGAGCACAAGGGTGTGGTGTTGGGGGTGATCGAAGCCTACTTCGTCTTCACTCGTGTGCTTCCGTGGATACGAAGTTTGGTTGCTGCGCTGCCCGCGTTAGAAGCCGCTATAGCCGGAGTAGCGGGCGGCGGAGCCGGTCTGGTCGCGGCCTTAGGCGGATGGCCCGTCATTATTGCCGGAGTGATTGCCATTCTTGTTGCACTGGCGGCTCAATTCCCCACAGTCCGGGCGGGATTGCTCAGCGTGTGGTATGCCTTCTTGACGGTGCTGACCGTCATTGGGGCTGTGGCGAAAGCCATCTTCGGGCTGATTCCCCTGTTGAATACGCTGAATGATGTGTTGATCCATCCGTGGAGAGCCGCTGATTTGGCAGCGGCATGGAAACAATGGGAGGACACCGCGAAGCAGTCGATGGACGAGGTGGTGGCTTATGCCAAAAAAACACAGGAGCAAGTTGGTAAAGCCTTAACTCCTGAAACACCAGAACAGGCGGCAGCACGAGAAAAACAGGCCAGAGAAGACGACATTGCCAAGGGCCGCGTCGAAATTGCCAAACTCATGGCGCAGGAGGCGGATGCGAAAGAGCGATTGGAGAAGGCCCAAACGCTTGGGGGAGGAAGTAAAGTCACGGATCTTGAGGAGGCGCTGAAACGAGTCCGAGAGGAACTAGGCAAAGCGCAAGCGGCCCAAGACAAACTGTATGGGGCGGGCGGGTATTCCCCCGAAAGTATCGAGCGGGAAAAGAAGATGGTGGCGGTGCTGGCTGAAGAACAGAAAGCCCGCTATGACATGGAAGGGATTGAGGAAGCCAGATCCAAGAGTCGATTTACCTACGGGGCGGAAGGGGAGTTGAGTCGAAGTTTTGGCTTACAGATCGGGCAATATAGCGAATTGCTGAATGGGTACGTCAATAAAACGAAAGATGCCAATGTTACGACCGCTGAACTGACTACCAATCTCGAAGAAGCTGGTAAAGCGGCCCAAACTGCGGGCGATTTGAAGCTGCTGACAGCGGCGGTGAATGACCTTCTGAAAAGTAACAAAGAACTGTCCGCCGAAGAACGTTCGCGTGTCCGGTCAGCCCTGACAACAGGGCGTTTGCAAGTGGAGCAGGCAACGCTGGCCCGAACAAATGAAATTTTCCAACGTCAACAAGCCTTGCGGAATGAAGCCAACAAGCAGACTGATCAGCAGCTACAGCTTGAGTTGACGCAGTTACAGACTCATAACGCTCAGACACAGGCTCTCGAAGATCAGGCGTACGCCCGTGGAGCCATTTCCCTCCAAGATTATTACGATCATCGTGCGGCCATCATTGAGGCGGAATACCAGAAACAAAAACAAGTTGCAGAGACAGACTTACAGCAAGCGATTACGAGGCCCGTGCGAAACGTGCAGGAGGAAGCTGCTCGGGCTACAGAGGTTCAAGCGGCCCGGAATCGTTTGGCAAAATTGGAAGACGATACCGAGGGGAAGCGGCAAGAGAACCGGATCAAACGGGATCAGGAACGTACGTCGATTAACAACGAGATTCTGGATATTCAGCGGGAAATTGCGGAATACGAGGGAGACGAAGCGACCGTTCTTGAAGTCCTGAATGCGAAGTATCAGGACCGATTAAATAGGCTCAAGGATTCAAAACCGGAAGCTCGGGAATTGCTACGGATTCAACAGACCATCGAAGAATTTGATATTGCCCGAGAGAATCGTGAAAAAAGGGCACAACCCATCTTTGATGAGTTGGCGGCTCGGAAACAGACGCTGGATCTGGAGCAGAAGCAAGCCGATCTTGAGAAAATTCGTGTGGATGCGCTGGAGAAGTCTGGGAATCTGACGGCGACTCAAGCCGCCCGTGCTCGCAATCAATTGCTGCAACAACAGGAACAGCGGGTCTACCAGCAGGGGTTGAACGAAGCCAATAAACTCCGGCAGACGAGTATTCGGTTAGCTGAGGAGGAGGCGGCCAAACGGAAGGAGTTGGAGAGTATTGGTGTTAAAGATTCTGGACAGATGGAATTGCTGCTGTCTCAGGACAAAGCGATTATCAAACTGCGTGAGGATTTCCGCCAAGGGAAGATTGCCGTTCAAGATTTCGAAAATCAGATGGCGGCTCTCGCTACGCAAATCGAGCGGTCTGGGGATCAAATTCGAAAAGCTTTCCAAGATGGGTTGGGGAAGGCCATCAACGATTCAATTTACGGGATCAAGAAACTCGGAGAGACGTGGGGCACGTTCCTTGTAGATTTCAGCAAGAGCGTGACTGGAATGATCACGGGGGATATCGCGGCCCGCATTACGAATGCGATCAATCGGATTGGGGCGAAGACCGATAAAGGAAATGTGGTTCCGGGGACAGGGTTGTTTGAACGGTTTCTGCCCCCGTGGTTGCGAACAGCCCCCAAGCGGGATGGTAGTTCGCCCGGAATGTCGCTGTATGTGGATTTTGCGAATCCGGAAAAGCTGTTCAATTATCTCAAGCCCACGGCGATTGGAGAACAACCACAACTCAATTTCTCACCCAAAACGAATCAGCAGTTCAATTTCTTGATGGCGGGGGTGAGTAGTGCGTCCACGTCGTTCAGTCAGTTTGCACCTCTTGCCAATTTGGGAGCTAATTTAGCACCCCACCTTCTACGGATGTTTAGCACGAGAGCACCGGTTTTTGAAGGGGGATCGACGCTTGCCGCCAATCTCGGCGGAGCCGGAGCACTAACAGGGTTTGAAGAAGGTGGCCCGGTCCAAGGGCCGGGAACCGGCACCAGTGATTCCATCTTGGCCCGAGTCTCAGCGGGTGAGCACATCATGCCAGCGGCCAAAGCCGCACGATGGATGCCCCTGCTAGAGAGCATTCGGCTTGGGACACTGGCTCCGGCGTTTGCCTTGGGTGGGGTGGTCGCGTTGCAATCAATTGCCATGTCTCCGGTGATCCCCCGTCGCTATGCCTCCGGTGGGGTGGTGGTGACGGATGGCGGAGCCTCAGCGGTAGAAACCGGAGGCGGAGCCGGGAATATGGTGGTGTCTCTCCATCCCGATGCCTTGAATCTGACCATGCGAGAGTGGTTGGAGCATGAAGTGGTGCGTCAGCAGGGGAGACGGTAGATCGTGCATCGGGTCCAAGGCGCATCTCGCAGCGAAAATTTTCAGGCGTTCACGAACCTGATTTTTGCTGCACCCCCTATTGTGGGAAGTGGCATCGTCGTCGCCATGAACATGACGCTGTTTGATACCAATGACGTGACCACTTCGTGTGCCGATAGCGGAGGGCACGAGTACGTGCGGGTGGTGTCCCGGTGGCATCAAACAGGCCGGGTGAAGTCGGAGATTTGGTATCTACCACGAGTGCAGCGCACGAGTGCTTCGTATACGGTGGTTGCTGGCGCTTCCGGGGGCCGCATGGCGGCGTCGGCGGTGGAAGTCGGGGACTTAGGGTATGCGGGGTTGTTGTCCGGAGTGTTCACCGGGGCCATCGGCAACTCCAACGTGATTGATACCGGCGCGACAATTCCGTTGACAGCACTCGAAAGTTTTGTGCTGGCCGCAACGATCATTGGCGTCAACAGCACTAGTTCATTGGTGATTCGGGCGGATACCCCGGCATGGTATGAGGAGGGGGAACACCGGTCCCTGTTTTTCTTCCCGAGTGAGGAGGATAGCCGTAAAGTCGTCAAGCCGACACTGGCTGATGGAGATCCCCAACAAGCAATCTGGGATTTTCCTACGGCTGGCCCGTGGGCGACGGTGCTGGCGACGTTCTCCACCGATGCCCGTCCTCAGCCGGTCATTCGCAATTTGACTGGTTCCGTGCGGCAATTCGGAGGCGCGATTCTCTGTTTCCAAGGGCCACCCAATAAGAGCGTGGACTGGCGGATTCTCGAAGGGCATGGCACGTTGACGCCGTTTACCACCTTCACGGATGCGTTGGGGCGGTGTTCGTGCCGATATGAGGCGGCGGGGTTCGTAGAGCATGTGGTGGTCGGTGTGGCCTACGTGCCGGAGGACTGATGGCCCTTCGACTCCTGTCAGGTCCGAACAAGATCGTGGATGACGAGGGAAATCTTCCCTTGACCATGAATCTGTCCTCGTACTATCCGGGCCGGGGGTTACTGGCGTATGGGTACTACGACTACTACAAAAGCACCAGCTATCATTGGGTGACGTTTGACGGCGTGAGTCAGCGGTGTCCAATGGCGGGCACAGCCACGAGTGAGTTGGGGTGGTGGGTAGTCAAGAAGCGCATGGTGAGTTATCCGGGGTTTGCGTTCAATCAACCTGAAATTGTCTGGGAACCCAAGGTGTTCATGGCTCAGAATGCTGAGGATCCGGGCACGGGGTTGCTCAATCCACCGGGGGGATTGGCACATAAGCCATACGTGCGGCTGTCAGATCGGTGGCTGTACGGAGATAGCACGCGCATCAACGTCGTGCGGCAGAATGGCACCAGTTATACCAACGTACAAGAGGGTCCAGTGTGGCCGTTTACGTTGAATGGACTCCGCCCCGGACGGTCAGACATCGAAGTGTTGGGTATTGGTATCAACCATGACCGTGCCCGGTTCTACGATGTCGAACGACACGAATTTACCTCTGATGTGTTGTATCTGGGCATGACGGCCAATTGTCTGGTGTTCGCGCCGGAATGGGGCGTGCTGGTGTCCGGGCATTCGAATGAGCCGTTTGATGAGGGGAATGCCTACGCCATTCGGGTGTGGAGTCTGGAAGTTAACCCGATAGTGCTGTCCGATCCGGCCCCATGGTTTGGCACGGTGAAATCAGGGCAGATCGTGACCTACGCCACGGTGTTGGCCGGGGCGCAGGGGGATCCAGCGGCTGATGAATTTGTGAACTGGCAACTCGGTGGAGCGGGCGTGCTGCTGGATGTGCAGTCCAAGACCAATGCCGCCGGGAGAGCCTTTGCTAGAGTCCAATACCGAGTCGGAGAAACGGGCACGTCTACGGTGCAGGCGAGCGTGCAATGCTGAGGGAAATTTTCAAAACGGTGCCTATTCCCTACCTAAAGCGGGATGATCCGCTCAGTCCGTTGGGGAAAACGATTTTCGGGGGGCTGGAGTACCACGCCAATCAAGAGCCGTATATCGAAAGCATGCGGTGGTTCAATGGCATTCATGTGGGACGACAGCAGTCAAATGCCAAAGCTACGCTTGGGGACAGTAACCCCGATAGCCCGACTTCAATTTATGTGTGGACCACGCTCAACGTGGCGTGGTGGCCGAGTTGGGGATTTGGCTACTACCGGTTCAATGGAAAAACGGGTGTCTTTGTCCGGCGGTTGGGCATTCCGGGTACGGAGTCCATCGGGCAGGCGCTTGCCATTGGGCACGTGACCACGACACGAAACGGCGTCCCCTACGCCACGAATTGGTACGGCAATGCGATTTTCAAAATTTCGTTGGGCGATACGGCTCAAGCGTTAGTCGGAGAAGTCCCTGAAGATCGGGATAGTTGGCGGCTGGTGGCGGAAGGGGATCCCGGTGGGAATCCCTTCGATGGCTACATGGTGTCTCGGTTTCATGGAGAAATCAATTCCTATGGGAGTTTTGCGTTGGACGATCAACAGGGGGAGAACATCTTCCTGAATTTGTCCTATCAGGATTTGCGGGTGTTTACGTGGACCACGGGTGAACTGCTCTACAAAACATTCTTACCGAATCTCGGAGTGGCGATTGCGCTGGAAGATGCTCAACGATGCTACATCCTGCTGGAAGATCGGTCCATCATTCTGTTTGATTACATGCGGGGGGAAGTCCTTGGGGCCAGTCGCATTCCTCCGAGTGAATCAGGGTTGAGTTATTGGAACAATGGTGACGTGACCCTCACGTACGATGCGGTCAACCGCCGCATTTTGATTGCGGAACAGACGCCGGATGACCCGGATACCGGAGCCTGCACCTGTCAGATTCGCGGCTATCGCATGGTGCCGGAACCTACTCGGTTGACGGTGCCTATTCCCCTCAAAGCCCCCCGGCAACGTCGTGTGATCCCCGTGCTGGTGCAAGCGGTGGGAGATACCAACGAAGGTGTGGGCGGGTATGTGATCAAGGCCAAGGTGACGGGATCCGGCTCACTGGTGGGCATTCCGATTTCTGATCATTACGGCAACACGGTGATGCAAGTCGCCTGTGAAGGCTCCTCGTTGTTTGCCGAATCGATGGGGGATTGGGCGTCCACTGGTTCTCCAGAAGCGACTCCGCCCCATACCGGATTGGTGAATATCTCCGCCACGGCATACGTCTATCAACCCGATCCTCCTGATATTCAGACGAGTGCGGGGCCGGTGGACCCGTCGAAGCCTAAAATTGGTGCGCCCGGAGGCGGGGTGGATAGCGGAACGGGGCTGCATGAATCCGCGCCGAATATGTTTGAGGTGGTCAAGCAAGTCCGGGCCTCTCGGAAGTGGGTGTTGGGGAAAGGCGATGCCTACGACAGCACCGCATCCGATGGGCGGGGGGAGTTTACGGAACAGTGCGCCAATTCCATGCACGATTTGGATGCCCGGTGGGGGCACATCAAAAAGAATCCGGGGCAGTTGCAGTACAACAAACACTCTGTGGATTCCGTCATTTTCCTGAACGATGATCATGTGACCGCAGAAATTTTCAGCATTGTCAGCACGCCCACGGTGAAGGGTGATGTCACGATCAAGTGGGAGTTTGTGAGTCGCAATTCGAATTCCCGAAGTCTGTGGTATTACCCGGCGTAAAAGAGAGCACCTATGATCGTCAATCCGCAAGGTCACATCGCCCACGGCATCGGCACTGCCGGAGCCTGTCTGGATAACGTCAAGTTCGATGACGGGGGTGATACTCGGTGGCTGACAAGTACGAAACTCATTTATCAGCATGGCGTAGCGGGGGATCCGGACTGGCATTTGTCCACGTATGACCCCACCACATCTCCTCCGACCATCACTCAAATCCATGCGCTCGGGGAGAATGCGCTATTTGCTGATGAGCATGGACATTGGGCCGCATGGATTTACGGGACGGGGATCTTTACGTCGTGGGGGCTGACCAAGCCCAATGCCGGGTTGTTGGGGATGGGGCGGGATGGCACGTTGGCCTTTCGTCCAGTCTACAGCGAAGCGGGCGGGTTGACGCTCCGCACGTTGAGTGGCACGGAGACGCCCATTTCTACTGGTCCTGCCGATCAGGTGGCGATTGTCGGGCCGGGGCAGGCGCTCTGGCACGAAGTGAACGTGCTCAAGAGTTACGGCATGCCGCCCATTCAGGTGGTCACAGGCGGGATCTGGTCCCCTAAGGCAGTGTTGGCCGGAGGCAAGTGGTGGATTGCCTACTACTCGGCGTCGTATGGCACGGTGCTCCACCCGATTGATTCGTTGGAAGGGATCAAACCCATCACGATGGATGGGTGGTTCGATATCTGTGTGCTGGAAGGCCAACCGAATGTGATTCGGTTCGCATGGTCCACCACTCAATTGGAATTCGAAGGCACGATTCACTACACCGATATCGATGTGACGACGGCAGATCGTACGTTGTTGGGGGAAGCCGGTACGCCTGTGGAGGGTGTCACCCCTCTCGATGAGACGATTGATGCGGCGGGGACTCGGACCATCGTGGTGTCTGGATCGTTTGGGGTAGCATCAGCCGCTGAAGAAATCGTATCGTTGCCCATCGAAGTCTTTCCGGCCTTTCCAGAGGAGAGTGGGCGGGGCCGCATTGTCCACCCTATTCTCGGAGCCTTCGATTACGAAGTGAAACCCGATGAGTGGGTGAACATCGATGCGGATGCGGTGATTCCGCCAGTCTGGTCTTCTTCTCGGACGCTCACGAGTGCGGCCAACGTGCTGTGGTTGGGCAATATCCGAGATGTGGTGGTCGAGGAACGGTGGAAGGCGTTGGGCGGGTTGGCGATGCCGATCACTCAACTGCGGATGCTGATGGCTATTTGGACCATGCCCATTGATCCAGATGTGGGATACGTTCATTGGCACCCCAATTACATTACCTCAGTGGCCTTTAAGGTGTTACCGGTCATGCTCTCAGCAGGAGGGCAGGGACTGACGTTCGATGACATCGTGAACTACAAAGATGAGTTTGGGGATCCGATTGGGTGGATGACAAATCCGGTGACGTTTCAACTGAAGTTGGTGGAGCGGATCTAAGTGGACTACCGCTGGAAACCGTTCAGCCCGGATAGCCGGAAGGATGTGCGGGTCATCCTGCACCCTACGGCTCCTATCTGGGCAGTGCGTGAGGGCTTGGACCCCGGATCGGATGATTCGGTGGACTTGTCTCCGTACGTGACGCAGGGTTCGCATTCAGCCTTCGAAGCCCGTGTGACGCTCAAATTCAATCGGGAGTTGTTTGGGGAGACGCAACCCAAGCCGTTTCAGATTCTCGAAATTCAACTGTGGCAGAGTAACGAGTGGAAGCCCGTGTGGTTGGGCATTGTCGATTCGCTGAATTCGTTCACCCTCCAACGGGGAGAGCGGTCGGTGCAATTGACTGCAAAAACCCGAGAGCAGCAGGACATCTGGAAGAACACCAAGCGCATTACTCCGTTGTTTCCGCAGATGACGGATTTATCCTACATCATTCAGCGGGTGGCACGGTCGGCGGGCATGCGCGGGGATGAAATTCTCCTGCCCAACACCTCATTTACGACGGCGCACAGCAACACACAGCTAGCCGATATGAATGCGTGGGACATGGTGCAATCGGTCTGCACTCCTATTGGTTGGACACCGTTCATTGATGCGTTGGGGCGTTTGAGAGTCGCCAATCGAGAACTACAACACCGAGTTTCCGATGTCGTGTTGAAAGACGCGCTGTTGGTGAAGGTGGGTGGGCAGCGGCAGCGGCCCCCGAAGTCTCGCGTCCGGGTGAGTTGGTTGAACCCCACGATGAAGATGTATCGGAGGCAGGATCAATCTCTCGGGGGGCCACAGACCATTACGATGGGGTGGTTCCTGCCGTACTGGAAGCATACCGTCTGGTTTTCTGCCGATAAAACCCAACGAGCCGATCATACCCGGATCAATTGGGACACGAGTCAGAGCGTCAATATCTTTGGGCATTTGCTGCATGCGAATATTTTGAATTGGTGTAAGGAATCATGGACGCAACAAGCCCCGAATCACGGGAAGTTGTCGTTTGTAAATTACGACACGTTTGCGGTGGTGGGGGCGTTGATTATTTCATGGTTAGCGGCCCATAAAACACCGGATACGGTGCATGTTCCAAGTGTGCCCATAACAGTACCTACTCAACCCACCGGACGGACAGCGGAAGCCGCCGCTGGTGCGCTTCTGATGTTTACGATGATGAACGTTGGCACCGGAGCCTATGACATCTGGGGCACCCCGTACGATTGGGTGCATGCCCGGAACGTCTCCGAAGCCTTTGATAGCTCCGTGCCCACCTACGTGGACAACGCGGATGAGATTGAATCGGATTTCATCGTCAACGAGGAACATGCGAAGGCGGTGGCGATTCGAGAACTGATCTATCAAGCGAGAGCCGCCAACAAATGGTCGGTGACGATGGTGGACGATCCCCGCATTGAATTCGGGGACATTTTGCAGTTCACGGATGGCAGTCAGTTGTATGTCGAAGATTTCACGCGCTCGATTGAGCGGGGCAGCGAAGCCATCCTCGATGTGAGTGGATTCCTCATTCCGTTGACCAAGACGGCGGCGTTTGCGGGCTTCGAAGGATCGTCGCCCCCGCCGCCCACAGGAGATGGCGTGACACCCCCAACAGGGGCTGGTGATGGATCGGATGGCCTCCAACCGGGTGAACCGGCGTTTGGTCCGGGTTCTCGCAATGAGCCGCTGATTCCCATGAGCGATGATCCGGCGCAGATGGAGAGTGCGATCAAGGCGAGTCTGTACTATTTCAATCGCAAGGATTTCAGCTATTGGTTTAATGCGGTCAACCATCCGGGGCAGTATGGGGATGGGCGATGGGTCATTGGGTGGAATGCCTACATGGAACAGCGGATGGCACCGGGAGATACCGGAGCCGCGTTGCATTCTTTGATTGAACAGCCTTCAGTCCATACCACGCCTCCGCCGCCGGGGTATCCGCCGGGAGGATGGGTCTGATGACAGTTCTCACGGATCTAGCCTCAGCAGAGGTCAAGCGCAACGCCAAGCGGCTGTATGGCGAGACGTTGACGCGCCCCACACTCCTCGTGTCGGATGGCATCAACGAGCAGTACGCCTGCGATGTGCATATTGGTCCGACCGATCCGACCGGGCAGATTCGGCAGTACGTGGACAAGAAGAATCACTCCACGTATTTGACCGGCCTCCCCGGACAGAAGCCGGAAGACTGGCAATTGGATGATTCGTTGCCGGGGCACGTGGATACCACGCTTCGCAATGTCGTCATCTCTCGCAACAACGCCGATTTGATTTATGCCGATGTCGGGAGTCCGGTGATCTGTGATCGCACGGAATCCGGCAATTGGCAGATCACGGGGTTCTCCATTGAGCGACCGGGTACCCACATGCTCTATCCGGTGGACTTGGGCGATATGTCCATCGGAACCGTGATTGATTTGTCGATTGACACGCGCCTGTTGACGCTGGCGGAGATGGGGGAATTCAAACCGTTTGGCGTCCTTCCGTTTGGCGCAAGTGCGATTTTCGAAGGTGGCGAACTGGTGAACATCGTTTAAGAGGGCCGCATGGAACTACGAAACTTTGCCAGTGGCGATACTGACTATATTGCCAAACTGAATTCGAACAATTCCGAGATTCAAGCGGCCATTGATGCGTTGCAGGCGGCAGCAGGGGCAGCAGGGGCGGGCACTGCGCTGTCGGCGGGTCTATTTATCAGTTCCCTGTGTAATGGGGAAGATTGTCTGATCGGTCCCGGCAGTTACACCCTCACTCAGAATCCTACGTCGGTGACGGTGAGTCCCGGCAGTATATTTTTGGCGGGTTCTCAAGCGGTGGTGCAGTCGTTGTTGACGCCCACGCTGAATTTTTTGGGGCAGACGGCGGGCACCAAGTACATCGTGGTGGATGCGGCGGGCACGCCTGCGATTCGATCCACGGCAGATGCGGGTGCGATTTATTCGGTGTTTTGGACAGGCAGCGGGTTTCTCGGGGAACCGGTGCGTATCGCGTCCGTGTTATCGGATGCTGATGAAGATACAGCGGCCCGACTCAGTACGGCCCTTGGGGATTTGGAATCGCCTCCAAACGATAAACCGTTCGACACGTTGGATGATCGGCTGGAAGCCATTGAATTGGTGGCGACTCAAGCCAAAGCCCTCGCAGGGGGGACTCGAAAAATTGGGGCGACGGTGGATGGTTCGACAGGGGTGAAAGGAGCCATCCAGATCGATTTTGCAGGCACCATCATTGGATGGAGCATCATTGCCGATCAACCGGGGGATATCACGGTGACGGTGAGTCGAGCGTCCTCCTCTCCACCTGATGACGCCCCGGCGATTCCCGATCCGGTGGCAGACAAGATTTCGGCCAGTGCGCCCATTCAGTTGGTCGGTGCCCAATCAGCGTCTGGGAATGAATCGGATGTCTCGACGTGGGATCCGGATTTGTTGCCGTGGGACGTGGTGCAATTTGCTGTAACTGCGGCCACGACACTCACGAGTGCCACGTTGTATCTCCGCATTGCTCCGCTGTAAACGAGGCACATGGCGTTTGCACTCACAACTTCTCTGACGGCGGGCCTCGGTGCCAGTGGTGGCACCACGGGGACGTTTGATTCAACCGGCGCGAAGCTGATCGTTGTCGGGGTGTCCTATTACAACGGGGGTGGGGGCGCACCTTCCAGCATCAGTGATAACAAGGGCAATACCTACATTCCGACCACACTCCGAGCAGCGGTGAACGTTGCCCATCGTTTTTACTATGTGCTCAATCCCACCGTAGGCACAGGGCACACGGTCACGATATCTGGGTCGAATTTCTATCCCGGTGTCGTGATTCAGGCGTTTAGTGGGAATGGGACGTTTGACGTACAGAATGGAGCCGGATTTAACGGTCCCACTCCTCCGCAGAGTGCGGGATCGATTACGCCTACTGCGAACAATTCGCTGGTGGTGACAGGCTTCGCGTCGGATAACGTCGCAAGCCCCACGACCAGTGGATTTACCGTCACGACGCAGGCGTATGGCGCAGGCGTCAACATGACGGGCGCGTCGGGGTACGTGGTGCAGACCACGGCGACTGCCGTGAATCCGTCGTGGTCATGGTCTACCGCCCCCGCAGGCGTCAAAGATGTCGCGTTATCCGTCATCTCGTTTACGGTGGCGGCAACTATTCCGACGAGAGTCCAGACCACCGCTAAACTTCAACGGTCGAATACGAACACGGCGACGATTACGTTTGCGGGGGCACAGCCTACCGTTGGGAACGCGATTGTCATTCCCATCATTGGATGGAATTCTGGTTCCATCTCTGCCACGGATAACTACGGCAATACCTATAACTTGGCGCGGCAGACCAACAATGGCAGCGTCAACGTTCATGCGTTGTATTGCGGGCGGGTCAATGCGTCTGGATCCGGGTTCACGATCAACGTGCTGTCCTCCGTCAATCAGTACTGGATCTTGTGCGCGATTGAAGTCACGAATATTGGAACGGGTTTAACGGCGAATCAAACTGCGGTAGCGACGGGGAACAGCACGGCTCCGTCCGTGACGACTCCCACGTTGCTGTCCACCTCTACCGATGCGTTTCTGTTGGGCGTGATGGGGTGCGGCGGGGGGCAATCCTCTATTACCGTGGCCGGAGGGTGGACGCAGGAAGTCGAAGAATTACCGTTTTCGATTGTGCCGGGGGAGGCGGATAGTAAATCCATCACAGGAGCGGTTGGCACGACGGAAACGGTGTCATGGACGCTCGCTTCGTCAGCGACGTGGGCCACGGCTATTGTGGTGTTTGTCCCGGCCTTTGTTTCAGCCGAAGAACGAGTCTCCCAAGATGTAGTGGAGATTGTGGCCCTCCCCGGCACGACCGGGCGCGTCTCCCAAGATGTGGTGGAAGCGATTACGCTGCCCCCCTCCTCCGCGCAGTTGACGCAAGGGGTGGTGGAAGTTCTGAGTCTCCCGGCGATTGAGTCTCGGGTAACGCAACAGATTGTGGAAACGCTGAGTGTGCCACTGGCTCCGGTGCGAGTCACGCAACTCGTGGTCGAAGTGCTGTTTCCCACGCCCCCGAGTGGAGTGGTGAATTCGGTGTGGTTGGGGGAGCGAGTCGGGAACATTTGGGTGGAATAGTTGCACTCAATTGCCACGGAGGGTCTATGTTGCCGGATCGTCAGGGAGAGGCACAGGATTACGCGCAGTGCATGACATTGACGCGGTATTTCTATCCCCCATCGGAGCGGCCTGATGTGATATTGCAGGCCCAACTCCAAGAAGCGGAGCAGGTCGTAGACAAACTCATCGTGCGCCCGTTGCTGCCCCACCAACGGGAGGCGTTGTTGTGTCTCGTGTCTGATGTGATCGCAGGGTTAGCCACGGCTCCGCCCCCCGTGAAGTTGGAGAAAAGTTTCCTTGTCTCAGCCCTGAACAAAGGCATGTTCCAAATCGCGGCGGCGGAATTCCATGTGTTCTGCTACGCGAAGGGGAAGGTGCAAACCCGACTCTGGCAGAAGCGGCGGGCCGAATCTTTTCTCTTTACCACGGGGCAGTTGCTTTTCGAATAAACCTCTGCTACAGTAGACCCGGCACCAATGGAGTGGCTGGTTAGGTCATGATTTCGTTCGAAATTGCATTCAAGGCGCATCTCCCGTTTATCGGGATTCGCACCGATGATCCGGTCAATGTCCGCATGGTGTTGCAGCAGTTGACCGGGAAGCCGGTGCAACCACTGCCAACTGTCCGAACGGCCCCGGTCGGGGACAGCTATCTCTGGTGGACGGAGAACCCGGACCACATCACCACCGATATGTACCGTAAGCTGTGTGCAGCGACGGCGAGTGCCGTGGTGATCAACCCGGACAAGCCCAATCCGCTGGTCTACGACACGGGCATTCTGCCCACGCCCAACGAGTTTTACCGTGACTACCTCAAGAATTTCGTGGCGGCGGAGCAGATCGAACCAATTGTCCAACAATTGAAGGGGTTGTCTCTCAAAACCGCCCAAGAGGTCGTACAGTTGACGATGGCGCGGGTGCAATCGATTGCCCCGCATGAGGTGCGGAAAACCCGGCAGATGATGGGCGGGGAAACCCCCGGCCTGATGGCTCTGGAAACGGATTACGACTTTTACGAGTGGCCTACGGCCCTCAAAGAGTGGTTGACGCTGAATGAAAGCTATTTTCTGGACCTAAACACCCCTCAGCAACTGGTCCCTCGTGGCCTCTTGTTGGGCGGGGAACCGGGCGTCGGCAAGACCATGGCGGCAAAGGTCTTAGCCAAGCATTGGGACGTACCACTGTTCCGATTGGACATCTCCACCAGTTTGAACCGCTATCTGGGGGAGAGCGAGAGCCGGATCGCCCGGAATATGGCGGTCATTGAACAGAACGCCCCGTGCGTCTGGTTGCTGGATGAAGTGGAGAAGCTGTTCGTCAGCAATGGGGACGAAGGCACCACCCAACGCATCCTGAGTCAGATGCTCTGGTGGCTCCAAGCCCATACGTCTCGTGTGCTCACCATCATGACCACGAATAACCTTGCGGGAATTCCCAAAGAGTTGTATCGTGCGGAACGGCTGGACAAGGTGTTGCACCTTGAAAAGCTGTCCCTGTCGGGAGCCAAGGCGTTTGCGGTCCAAGTGTACGAGTCGGTGCTCAAGACACCCATTCCACAGAAACGGGCCAAGGCACTGCGGGAGATGCTGGACAAGGGGGACAAAGGTACCTATGCCCATGCGGAAGTGCGAGTCCTCGTGTATGAGGCAATAAAGGCCCAAAACTGGCTAGTTGACAAACCTTCGGAGCCTGTGTTATAGTTGATGCCGGGTCACGAATGACCCCCATCAATGGAGTGAATGACATGAGTGAATCCACCGCCCCGATTGCCCCGCTTCGCTACCGAGGATCCTACAGCCAGTATGTGGACATCGCCATCCGTGGCGAGGAGCATCTGGGCATCTCCGCGCAGTACCAGATCCACCCGTCCAACGTCGGCTTCGTGATCATCCGATTCGTGTCACATGGCGCGGGCAAGCCCAAGCCGGAGAACTACACGCGCCTGTCCCTTCGGGAAGGGGCCAAATTCAAGACGTTTGGCGACCACTCCGAGGTCTTTCATGGCGTCCGTCTGAACAAGGTGGCGGTGCCGGTGTTCAAGCCTGCCGTGCAGCCGTTCGAAGTCGGCGCATTCGCAGTCACGTCGAATCTCTACCCCACTCTTGCGGCGTGGGTGGCGGAACAGATCACGGCGGAAGGTTTCGAGTTGACAGTGCCCGATGTGGCGGCACTCATTCAGGACCAGATCGAAATTCAACCCACGGATCCCTCGACGGTCGAGAGCGTGGTGGAGTTTCCGGATCTGACGGATCCGAAGAACAAGACGAAGGCGAAGAAGTCGTACACGCCCGATCCGGAACCGGAAGACGAGGAAGACGAAGACGGCGACGAGTCGGATGAGGAATCCGAAGACTGGTTGAACTGAACCGAAAAACGCTCAGGGTAAGCGAGTAGGGACGCCGGGAGGTCGCAGGGCCATGCGGACATCGGTGAGCAATCTGGGCGGGGGGAGATGCGCGTCCTAGCAGGCTCCTCCACTTTTTCAAGGAGTGAAGTATGAAGCACGTGTCGTTGGCGGAACGCCTTCAAGCCAAACTGCAAAAGTTGGGGCTGTCGAAGCGCAAGGCCACCACGCTGGCGCAGGGGGTGACGCCCACGGCACAGCGGGCGAAGGTGTCAGGGACCGTCACGGAGAAGCTGGTGGCGCGGCTGATTGCCTTGGGCCTGACGAAGAAGAAGGCGGCGGAACTGGCAAAGGGGCTGGCCCCGGTTGTGCGGGCGTCCATCAAGGCCAAGGCCAAGCAGAAACAGATCAAGCTGGCCGAGGTCGAGGATGAGATGGTCAACCAGACGGTGGAGCAGACCACCGATGAGGCCGAGGATGAGGCACTGGATAAGGTGGCTCCTCGTGTCAACGGGCATCGGGTCCGTCTGGATCTGCCGGTCGTGCGTCGGTCCACGTGGATGAATACCCGTGTGACGGGGATCGAAATACTCCGGGTCATGGATGGTCTGACCACGGAAGCGACCTATCTCGTGGCGGCGGTCAAGAGTGATCAGGGCATTGTGGCCGTCCGTCAATTGGGTACGGATTTCTACAACGTGAAGTTCTATCCGACCATGCGGTACTGGGATCGGACCCCGGATGAACTGCTGTCCGTGGATGGGGCGTCGGAGTACCTGCAACGGCAGTGGTACGAGCGGGTGCATGTGACCAAGGCGGGGCTGGCAATCATCCTGAAGTCGGTGGACAATCGGCCCAAGATCAAGCAGGTGCTGGACCGGCTGTTGTCGGTGACAGCCACGGTGCTGGTCAAGGCGTTCGATCATCTACACAAGCGGATCGGCGCGGCGGCGTAAACAGTTGAGTCGAAGGTGTCTGCCGATATATCTGAATAAGGCAGCAGGGATGGCTTGTGAGCCTCCTCGTCATGGGCATCCTTCGACTCATTTATTCACATTTTCCATGAGGTAATGAGGAAATTCGCAATGACGAAAGTAACGGTAACGGGAAGTCTCATCGTGCTGGCGGCTCTCATCCTGTCAGCGTGCGGCGGCAACGGCAACGGACCAAGCGGCAAGGTTCCGGATTATAGCGGCGGGTGGACCGGCAATTATACCGTCACCGGCTGTACGCAGTCGGGGGGCGTAGCACTGGCGAACCTCTGCGGATCGATTGGCAATTCGGCTCCCTACACCTTCAGCCTGCAACAGAGCAGCCGGAGCGTGACAGGCACCTTTGCACTCGGATCTATCGGCTTCCCTTCGACGGGTGGGACGATTGATGACGGTGGCGGGCTGACGCTCCAAGGTACGACCCTCTCGAATGGTGTGACCATCATTGTGACGTGGCACCTGACGAATAACGGCACGCTTGGCGGAACCGTCACACAGAACTGGACATCGACCACGCTGGCCGGTCAAGCCAATGTGGTGGGGACGTTGACCAACGCGATTCGGAGTAAGGCCGCAGTCGTGGAAGGCGTCCGACCGGCGACGTTGGAAGGGTTGCTGAAGGCGCTCAAGGAATAACCAAGCTGTACAGCACGCGCCGATGCGTGTTCCTTTACGTCGGCACCCGGCGACGGGGTTCTCAAGTCGCGGGCTGTGCTCCGGTCTAAATTCCAAGGAGCAGCCGCTGAGGGCGTGGCGGGATACAAAGTAGACGCCCTCCATTCTTTGCACTTAATTGCACGACGGAGGTGATCATGGCCCGAGTGACCGTTTCCCCGTTTCGAGCACCAGAGTTTCCTTCTTCGAAGAAAAAGTCGCCCACCAGAGGGTTGAAAGCCCGAGCCACGCGCTTCGCCAACGATGTTCGAACCTTCTGTGATTGGTACTTCACCGGCACCAATCGGCGGAAGCGGTCTGAAGTCAACGGGTACGTGGAGTGGTTGCGGGACCGATCCAAGCAAGCGGGGTGTACCAAATGATTACGTGCAGTGCCACGGGTGAAAACGGCCAACGCATCATCGTGTTGGGCCTCACCGCCGAGAACGTGGACCTATTGGTGGACGGCAACGCGATTCATGTCAGTGCGGAGACGCATCCGGGGTTTCCCACGGATATCAACATTCTCATCATGGTGAAGGAGACGGAGCAGGAGTTGTTGGAGGTGTTGAAGCCCTACATGGGTCCGGACACCAAGATCGTGCCCTACACCACGAAGTCCAAACCGTCCTAAAGACTCGGAGTCGTTTATGGCAACGTCCGTCGTGGCGTTCTACCCGGCACTGGTCCCCGCTACCGGGGATCATGTGCTGGCGTCTGTGTTGTGTCATCTCTTTCACTGGCACCAGACGGATCCCGGTGTGTACTGGCAGGGCAAACCGTGGATTGTGAAATCCCGTGCCCAATTCTGTAAAGAGACGGCCATCACGCTGGATCAATACAAGCGGGTCATTCCGAAGTTGATTCGGCAAGGGTGGATCGTCTCCGAACGCCACCAACGCTACGACAAAGTGCGGGCGTACATCCGACTGGCTGAAAAAGGCAAATCGACGTGTGCGGCCCTTTTTGCCTCCGCAACGCATGGATTGGTGGCGTACGCCTCCAAGCCTTTTAATAATAAAGATACTAAGAAGAACGGAGTAGAGAATAAGAGTAGTAGTACCAGTAATGGCGACTTAACAGTCGCAAAGGAAACGGGGAAGGAGATAATAGAGAAAGTCAACACAGTAGAGGATCTGAACAAGAGCAATATAATTTTTACGGCTGAGCTAGCGAAACCCAACAAACCGTGGTGGGCCATGAAAGCTGAGCATGTCTTGGCGGCGATGAAGGACATCACCCTCAAGAGTAGTCTGGAGTCCCATTGGAAGAAAAAATGCTCGCTGGCGATGGATGGGATCTACCAGAAGCCCTTGACCGGGAAAGAGCGGGGCCAGTTGAAGATGCTGGCAAAGTATCTCGGGGGGAATGAGCAGGCCAAGGAAGTCATCAGTTATGCCGTGGAACACTGGTGGAAATTTGCGGTGGCCGCGAGTGCTGCCGCCGATACCGGGATGCCCACCGAACCGCATATCGGGTATCTGTTGAAACACCATGCGGTGGCCGTGAAATTGCTAAGCAAGGAACAGACGGCTCAGCCGTTGCCCTCGTCCCCTGAGCCGGTGCAACTGATTGCACCTCCGGTCCCGGTGGAGGAGGTCTACGTGATATCCGATGACGACTACGCCAAGATGATGGCGGAATTGGCGGACATTCACGCGCAGCAGGCCGCAAAGAAGAACGCGCCCTAAGGAGGGTGCCACCGTGCAGAGCATTCCATTCCCTCAGACGACGGGTATGCTAGACGCCAAGGAGCATGCAAGGATCATTGCCGACTTCGAACGGGTGTGTACGACCGCCGGGATTCAAGGGCATTTCCTCTATGAATCCATGACGAAGTATTGCGGGGATGTGGAGGTTGGATGGGTGAAGCACTTCTGGACCCACAAGGCGAAGGGTATACCGGGACTATTGCTACAGGGCGTGTCGCGTCCTGATACGCGGTGTCAGTCGATTGCGGCGGCATTGGTCCGGAACTACGTGGATGCCCGTGTGATTCCGTTGAACACCCTGATCGAGAGCACGATGAATGGGAATACGCCGCCCTCCCCCACGGTGCTGTTGATTCCGAACCTGTTCATGGTGGCGACGACGGGGAAGCAGATCCCGTGGCGCGTCCAAGCCATCTACGATGTGCTGTTGGAGCGGAGCATCCGCAACAAGCCTTCGGTGGTCTACGTGGAGGATCTGACCAAGCTCAGCACGATGTATGGTGCCCCATTTCATGATTTTCTCAGCCGATTTCTCGCCGTCGAGAAATAGAGGGGTGAATGCCGTTTGCGCTCGGCACCAAAGCGATTAAGCGATTCTGTCAGGAACAAAACCCGTTGGGGTGGCAGAAAGCCAAGTTGTCTCCCCAACTCTTTCATACCCACGAACATCCGTTGCTCGCATACGTGGCGAATCATGTGAAACTCCACCATGTGCTGCCACAAGTGGCGACGGTGGAAGCGCAGTTTCCAGATGTGGTGCCGGTGGATGCCCCAGAACCATCCAGTTACTACGTCCAATTGCTGGAGAACCAGTATTTCTACAACCGCCTGAACCGGGCGTCTCTCGAATCGCAAGCCATCCTGCAACAGAATCAGGATGCCCACGAGTTAGCCATTGAAGTGGTGCGGCAGGGACTCCGAGATATTGTTGAACAGCAACATCGGGTGCGGATTCTGGATATGGGGGTGGAAGGCGCGAATCTGGTCCTCGCGGCCTACCACCACATGACCTCCTCCGAATTCGTCGCCGCCTTCGGATGGCCGTATCTGGATTCCCAGAGTGGTGGGGTGATGCCGGGGGATGTGATTTCTTTTGTGGGCAGACCCGCAGTCGGCAAGACATGGTTGACGCTCTGGACGGCCCTGCACAATTGGGTGATCCGGAAGTTGAACGTGCTGTATGTCTCCATGGAAATGATGACCCTGCCCATTGCCCAACGAGTCGCGTCCCTCTACACCAAGCAGAACATTTCCCAATTGAAAATGGGCGGCTACAGCAATCAGACCTTTGCGAAATTCTATGCGGGCCTCAAGACGATGGCGTTGGAGCAGGCCAAGTTCTACGTGGTGGACGGCAATCTGGCGACGAACGTCGAAGATTTGTTTGGCTTGGCCGAGACGTTGAGTTGCCGCGTCATCATCATCGATGGAGCCTACCTCCTCCGCCACCGCAATACGCGATTGGATCGCTTCACGCGGGCGGCGGAGAACGTCGAACTAATCAAACGCGCCTGCACCGATCTGGAAATGATGGCGTTCTGCTCATGGCAGTTCAATCGGGAAGCCAGTAAGAAGCAGAAGAAGGGCAAAGGCGACTCCGGGGATCTGGAAGATATTGGGTACTCGGATGCCATCGGCCAGATTTCGAGCATTGCCCTGTCCCTCTTTCAAGAGGATGGGATCGAAACCATGAAGACCCGGAAGGTGCAAATCATGAAGGGCCGGAATGGAGAAGTCGGACAGTTTGCCATCGCATGGGATTTCAATTTGATGAATTTCAGTCAGACGTTCCCTCCCCTCATCGGCCAACCGGCGGAGGAAAGCGGGTTGTTGCAATGGGTTTGACGGTCGTGAAAAAGACGGTGCCCCTTTTCTTGTGGTCGGGGTGTTATGAACAACGCTGGCATTCGCGTCTTGTACCCGCTGCTTTTGTTCATCCCGCGAAGGTCAGTCGGGCGCTGCTTGTACGGATTTATAACCATCTGCGGGATTGCGGTTTTCTTCAACCGGGGGACACGGTGCTTGATCCATTTGCGGGGGTTGGGACAACAGCGATTGAAGGGGCGAACCGAGGGTTGCGAGTGGTTGGGGTGGAACTGGAATCTACGTTTGTGGATTTGGCCCGAGCCAACTTCGATAAGCATCGTCGCTATTGGGAGTGGATGGGCTACCCTCTGCCGATCATTGTGCAAGGGGATAGTCGGCAGTTGCGGCAAGTGTTGGGAGAAGTGGGTATCGATGTGGTGATGGGGTTTCCTCCTTTTCAAAATCAACTTGCAAATGTGACTCAACGAGGTATTGGGTCTGGTCAGTATCGATCAGATGGGTCTGTGTCAATAGAAGAACGGCGAATGACCTATCCTATAGATTTTGACCATGCTGGTTTTGCGAGTTATTTGAAGAAGGCGCGTGAAGTATCCGGGTTTACGAAGGCAGAAATCGATCAAAAAGTCGGAACGAATACGGCGTATGCGTTTTGGGAAGGAAGAAATGTTGGGGGTCAAATTGAATACCGCCTTCCAACTCCGAAATTTTATCGTAAGTTAAAACAAGTGTTGTCGTTGGACGACCGTTTTGACGAGGATCTTTTGACCACGACTAGGGTCACTGTTGTTCGAAAGCCCATTAAATTGGGGCATACGGCACATGATTATGGCACGACAGAGGGTCAGCTTGGGGCCTTGCAGAAGGACGAGACGTTTTGGTCAGCCGCACAGCAAGTAGTGAGCGAATGTTACGCGCTTCTGAAGCCGGGTGGAGTGGCGGTGTGGATCGTGAAAAGTCTAGTCAGACATAAAAAGATCGTGGACTTTCCCGGTGATTGGCAAAAGCTGTGCGAGCAGGTGGGGTTTGAGACGCAGGAAGAAATTCATGCGTTGTTCGCGCAGGAACGTACGGTGAAGGGGCAGAAAGTTCGAGTGGAACGGAAGTCGTTCTTCCGGAGACTGGCGGAGAAAAAAGGATCGCCTCCTATTGATTGGGAGACGATCTGGATTATGCAGAAACCCCTTTCGCGGCGACGAGGAGTGGTGACATGGCGTTGAGGCGATGAGTATGGACGAACGCTATCAGGTACGGGATCCGGAGATTGAACGGGCGCTCCGCACCCTTGCCGCCTTGGTGGATGATTGCGTGCCAGAAGGATGGGGGTGGGGCATCTTCCTCGTGCCCTTCGGGGAGAATGAAGCGGCCCCGAAAGGCAAGGGAGCCGTGTTCTGGATTTCGAGCGGGGAGCGGGAAGGCATGGTGGATGCGGTGCAAGGGTGGATTGACGAAAACAAGAAGAACAAAAAGAAGCGGTAGGAGAGTGCATGGCGCTCAAGTTTCGCACGCACACAGATGCAGTTGGCACGACCGGCGGGAAAGCCACGATAGCGACGTTGATGCCTCCCCTCGTGGAACCGGTGGTGGAGCCGGAGCCACAGAAGGTGTTGGTGGAGCCACTGTCTCCCACAGAGCAGGCTCATGCGGAAATTTTGGCGGCGGAGTATATCGAACTGTGGAAGAAGTTTGAATACTTCGAAGTCAAGGCGTTGGTGAAGCGGATGGAGGAAATCCGCAAGACGCTGGTGGGGGTGGCGAACGAGACGATGGACGACAAGAAGCCCGCGCTCTTTACGTGTTCGAAGGGCACCATCGAATTTTCGGAGCGGGGCAAGGAAGCCACGGTGCCCAACCCCTTGGCGCTCATCCAGCAGCTTCTGGTAAAATTCGGACCAGAGGCCACCGCCAGTGTGGTGGACATCGCCATCACGCCGTTGCGGAAGATTCTGAGTGAGCACGAGTTGCAACAGCATCTCGTGGATGTCCCGGCCACACGCAGGCTTCTGGGGGTGCGGCCCAAGTAAAGGACGGAGCACATGGATCTGATTACGCTGATCATCGGGATCGTGATTCTCGGCGTGGCGTTGTATCTGATCGAGAACTACGTGCCGATGTCGCCGCCGATTCGTGTCGTGCTTCGCGTGATCGTGGTGCTGGTCATCGTGGTGTGGTTGCTCAGGTTCATAGGAGTCCCGTTTGGTGGCGTCCGAACAGTCCGTTGATGTGTTGTGTGGGTGGACCATCTACGTTCACCCACTCGACTTTCCCAAGCATTATGTGGTCCGGATGTGGGTGGCCCATGAGGGGCGTCCTGTCTTTCGGATGGTCGGCGTGCTGTGCGATACGCTGGCCGAAGCCCGTGCTCAGGTGCCCACTGGCACGTATCGGTTTCCTCGTGATGAGTCTGATGACGCGGTGATCGTGGAGACGTGGATTTGAGTTTGTTTTCCTTGCAGGAACTGCGGTGCTGCATCTGCGGGGCGCAGTACGAAACGACCGTCACTTCCGGTACTCGGTGGAGCAATGGCGTCTGTTCGATGCGCTGCCACTACGAAAAGGAGTGGCGGGGTTTTCTCTCCACGATGGGGAAACCGTATCGGCCTGACGAGCGGCAGTATGATGAGTCCGGGTATCCAGTCAAATCATGACGGCTGAACAGGTGGTTTCGTTTCTCGAAGCCCTGCACGCGAAGCAAATTCATATCAAGGGGAACGGGTGGGTGGAGGCGAGTTGCCCCCTTGCCCGCTGGACCCATTCCCATCACAAAGATTCGAAACCGAGTTTCGGGATCAGCGTGGTGCCGGGGGGCAAAAGCTACTTTCTCTGTTTCTCGTGCCGACAAGGGAGTGTCGAGGAACTGTTACAGACCATTGAATGGTATACCAAGGGGAATGGGCCGGAGGACTTCGCTAGGTGCCGTCAGATCCTAGCGGATGAACCGCAGATTGTCACGCTCCCTCCCTATCAGGAATTCGCGGCGTCGAAGACGGTCTTTATCGAGTGGCCGCAATATTGGGTAGAAAGTTTCAAACGGGCGGATTGGGTGCTGGACGCCATGACCTACCTGACTTCCCGCGAAGTCAGTCCGCAGACCATCGAAACGTTTGACTTGCGATGGGATCCGAAACGCTGCATGATTGTCGCGCCCTACCGGGATGTGTATGGGCGGCTGGCAGGCGCACGGGGACGCACCATCCTTCCCACCGTGGGGAACAAGCACTACGATTACACGTTCCAAGCGGTCAACAATGCCCGGTTGGTGTGGTACAACGAAGCAGTGCTCAACCTCCCCGGCCCAGTGGTCGTAGTCGAAGGGCAGTTTGACTGTTTCCGCACGGTGCAAGCCTTTCCCAAGACGGTGGCGGCTCTCACGGCCAAACCAACATGGGACAAGATGAAAAAGCTCGGGGAGTGTGGGACGGTCATTCAGATTCCTGACCGGGATGAAGCGGGGCATCAGAGTGTGCATCGCTATGCCGCCCTCTGCCATCAATTTAACTTGAAGCATCGGGTGGTTTGGTTAGACGAGGGAGTCAAGGATCCGGCACAGTGCCACGTGGACTACCTGCGGGATCGCATTCAGGAGATGGTGTGATGGTGCTCCATTACAACGGTTTGAAGCCGCGCTCCAAAAAAACGCCCGCTGGTGTTAGTCCGTGGACAGCGGAGAAAGCGGCGGAGATAGACCAGAGCGGCAAGGGTGGCTACATTTTCCTGCTGACGGATGCGGCAGGCGCACGGTTGTTGGCGTCAGGTGTGCTGCCGGAGTATATTCGGGAGCAAGCGGAGCGGGCGATTGATTGGATGGCCCTTGATGAGCGACGAGAAGGCTTAGAAGAAGTGTTGCAATCAATTGCCGGAGAGGAGGGGCTTGACAAATAGGTAGGAGTTTGGTAGACTGAGCCGTGGTCATTGTAGGACCACAATGGAGGCCAATCGTATGGCCGAAGGAGCCAATCAAATGGCATTTACGTTCTTGAAGAAGGGGGCCGAAAGCGCGAAACTCGCGCAACGTGCCGCCGCAGAAGCGGAACAGCGTCAGGGTAACAAGGCGTTCCGTTTCTGGATGAAAGAGAAAGAGGAAGCCCGGATTACCTTCATCGACGGGGATCTTCAGGAGGATGGCCCACACGCGGGACACCTCGATCAGTACCGGTATTACGAACACAACCTGTTTCTGAACGGACAGTGGAACAACTTTTTCGTCTGTCCGGAGCGGACCAACCCGGACTCCGGGGAGAAGTGCCCCATCTGTGAGAGCGGCGACAAACCGGCGTTCGTGGCTCTGTTCACGGTCATTGACCACCGGCAGTTCACGTCCTCCAAGGACAAGACCAAGGTCTACAAGGACACCAAGAAACTGCTGGTCGCCAAGCCCCAGACGTACGAACTGCTGACCAAGCACGCCATCAAGCGGGGCGGGTTGACGGGCTGCACCTTCGACGCTTCACGGATCGGAGACAAGTCGGCGTCGGTCGGCTCCATGTTCGATTTTGTGGAGAAGAAGTCTGTCGAAGACTGGAAGAAGCTGTACCAGATCGAACGGACGGATCCGAAGACCAATCAAAAGTCCAAGGTGAGCAACTTCACGCCGCTGGAGTACGAGAAGGAAATTAGCTATCGAACCGCCGACGAACTGCGTAAGGAGGTGGCGGCGGATGCGGATGTCCCTTTTAAGGCACCCGGTGGGACCGGGGCAGCAGGTTCGCCGGATTACAGCGACGAGTTGTGAAATCGTGGTGAGGCAAGCCGAGGCATGGCGCGGTTAGGCAAGGTTCGGTGCGGTGAGGCATGGTAAGGGTATAATCGCGGTGGGGGTTCATGCTGGAAGTTCTGAGAGCCGTGTTTCAGCCCCTGAGACACGAATGGAGCGACTTCTCGTGTGGATCCCCACTACGAACCGATGGAGCGGACGATGGGATTTATGACGACGGAATTGCCGTTGCGAACAGGTGCGATGTCGGTCTACCCCTATTCGAAGGGGTTGGAGTCGTTGTACACCTTCAAGACGGCGTTCGAAGACGAGGTGTGCGGAGCCGTGCGGCAGGGCAATACACTACTGGTGCCACGTGAGAGCGTGCCGTACGCTCCATCTGGGTGTGACTTCCGCGTCAGCAAAGTGGCGCAGCCGCTGAAGGTTGAATTCCTCCCCCGGAGTCAGGAACAAGCGGACCTGACCATGAAGTCACTGGCGCTTCTGGATCAAGGGCAAAGTCATATCTTCGAAGCCCCCACGGGGTGGGGCAAGACGGTAGTCGGCAGTGTCATTGCGGCTCAGTTTGGACAACCGACGTTGATCGTCGTGACCAAGGAAGATTTGCTGGATCAATGGCGTAAGTCCTTACTGATGTTGGGGATACCGCCGAATCTGATCGGCCACATTCAGGCGGATGTCGCGGACTGGCAGGGGAAGCAGTTTGTCTTGGGGATGGTGCAGAGCCTGATCATTCCGGACAAGTATCCCTACGACCTGTACCGCTACTTTGGGCTGATGATTCTGGATGAAGTGCATCAGATGGCGGCGGACTGTTTCGTGCGGTCCTGCCAACTGTTCTCCGCGCAGTATCGGTTGGGGTTCAGTGCCACCCCTCAGCGCCGGGATGGGAAAACGAAGCTGTTGCACTGGCACATCGGCCCCGTCATGGTCCGGGGCACGATCCTTGAAGCCAAACCCAAGGTGTTGGTGCGGCAGACCGGTTGGCGGATTCCGGAACGCAATGGTGCGCCCATCTACTACAAGCCGGGGCGTATGACGTTGGTGACAAAGGCAATGGCGGCGTCGGATGTCCGGAACATGGAAATCGTGAACTGCGTGATTCAGTCCTATCGGGCTGGACGCATTACGCTGGTCATGTCCGAACTGCGGGAGAGCCATCTGGATCGGTTGTTTCAGATGTTGACGGGAGAGGGTATTCCCGGTGAGGATATCGGCTATTACGTGGGTGGGATGACCAAACACGAACTGGCCTGCACGAAGAAACGCAAGATTGTGTTGGGCACCTACAAGATGTGTTCGACGGGCACGGATGTGCCACATTGGGACACGCTGGTGCTCGCCACGCCACGAGCGGACGTGAAGCAGGCCATCGGGCGCGTCCTGCGAGCGGTGGACGGGAAGAAGCAACCGGTCATTTTTGATTTGGTGGACCGTGACGCCATTTTTCAAAACTTTCATTTATCACGGCTGAAGACGTATTATCAAGTACGGTCAGAGGTAGTGAAGATTCGAGCCTAAGGGGGAGTCATGTTGATTTGGAAAGCAACGGAGGTGCAGCCAACGAGCGTGCCGGTGAAGAAAGCCGGTTTCGATTGGGATGCGTGGTACGAGAAGAACAAGCAGCGGCTGTCCGAGAAGCGGGCGAAGCGGTACCGGGAGGATTCTGCGTATCGAGCCGCCGCGTTGGAGCGGAGTCGGCATCAGCGGGCGGGCAAAAAGCCCCACGTCGTGGCTTCGACGGATGTCTCGTTCTCGCAGGCCGCAGTAGCCATCGGGGTGTCGATCTGGACGTTGCGGGAGTGGCGGCGGAAGAATTACTTTCCGGAACCACTGCGTCGAAACGGCCAGTTGTGGTTTTCGCCGGAACAGGTGGAGCGGTTGCGGATGCTTCAGCACTTTTTCGAGGTGCATGGCGTTCGCACGACCAAGCAGACCAAACCGGATCTGGAGTCGTTGGTCAGTTTGACCTACGCCAATTGGTAAATTCGTTTCGGTCCAAGGGAGTGGCACTGTGGCGTTGAAGATGAAAGAACACAAGAATCTTGGTGTGGATTACCAGCAACATCTCCACACCAAGCCGATGACGGGCATTACCTCCACCTCAAAGAATGTCGGGGGCAAAGAGGTGGCAGCGTCTGCCTCCGCCACCCAAACGCTCCATCCGGGGGTGTTCACGAGCGGGATGAGCGTGACGGTGGAAGGCGGACGGGTGATCAATCTCGGGAATTACGAGACGGCCCGGATCGGGGTGTCGATTACGGTGCCCTGCACCCCGGAGACGCTGGCGGAGGCGTATGGCTTTGCCACGGATTGGGTGTCCAGCAAGATCGATGAAGCGGTGGCGTCAGCCAAGGAGTGAATGATGCCGAATACGACCAAGACCCCGGCCCCGCTGTTGTATGACTTGATTCGAGAGGAATTCGAAAAGGAAATCAGTCAGAAAACGGGGTGGGGCAAAAATGAAATCATGGTGGCTTTCGACAAGGCGTGCTCTCGGGCGCTCTACCGATTAGCGGCGGCAAGAGGCATCAGTCTCGATTAAATCGCTTGACACCCCCTTCGAAGTCTGTCAGTCTGCCGTTCGCAAGGAGTGCTCCGTGGCGCTTGTGTTGAAAAAGCCGCTTCCCTCACCTCCGTCTGTGGTTGAAGAAGTGACGCACTCGGCCCCCGCGAAGAAAAAGGCGGAGCGGCTGGTGTCGGGGACGTTAGAGGAAGTACTGGCCGGGATTCGCAAGGACAAGGGCGATAAGGTCATTGTCAGTGGGAACAAGATTCCGGTGGTCCGTCGTTTGCCCACGGGCATTTTCGAATTCGACTTCTATACCGGCGGCGGATTCCCCTGCGGACGCTATAGCATCGTGTACGGCCCCGAGTCGAGCAACAAGAGCAACGTGTGCCTCCGGGCGGTCGCCACGGCGCAGAAGCTGCCTCCGCCCTGCAACAAGGCCATCTGGGTGAACATCGAACAGAGTTTCGATCCCGTGTGGGCGGAGAAGATGGGCGTCGATACGACTGAACTGCTGGTCGTGCAGGCGGGGTACGGGGAAGAAGCCATCGATCTGGTGGATGCGCTGGTGCGGGCCGAAGACGTGGCGATTGTCGTGGTCGATTCGATGGCGGGCTTGATTGCCTCCAAGGAAATTGCCCAGAGCGTCGAGAACTATGATATTGGTTCTTCTGCTCTGCTCATCAAACGCATGGTCAACAAGCTGATGATTGCCTTCTGTGAAGAACAGAAGCGGGATCACGATCCGTGTATTGTCCTGATCAACCAGACGCGCTATAAACCGGGCGTGCTGTTTGGGGATCCGGAGACGATGCCCGGTGGGGAGGCGCAGAAATTCCTCTCCAGCCTCCGAGTCCGTCTCAGTGCCAAGAACGTCATCGATAAGGCCACCAACACGCTGGTGTTCAAAGACACCCACGTGGTGGTGAAGAAGTCCAAGGTGCCGGTGCTCGCCACGAGTTTCGATTTTCAGATGTGCGTCCACCCCGTGGATGATTTGAAGGTCGGGGAAACCGATAGCTTCACGATGGTGAAAGGGCATCTGGCCGCAATGGGCGCGTTGGAGAAGCACAAAGACGGGTGGGCATTGAACGTGGAGGGCACTACGAAAGTGTTTCCGACGCTTAGCGCGATTGCGGATAAATATGCGAAGCAGTCTGTGTTTCGCAGTGCCCTGCAAGCGATGGTGATTGCGGCCCATCGGGACAAGCTGATGCTGGTGGAAGAAGAAACGTTTGAGCCAAACGATGTCCCTCCGGGCCAAGCGGTGAAGATCGAAAATGGCAAGTAACCCCTATCTGGATCGACTCGCCAACGAAGGCAAGAACGCCCACGGTAAACGGTCGGAGAAGCGGATGGCGAAGAAACTCGGCGCGAAGCAACATCCGAATTCAGGAGCCATGCGCGGGGCCAAGTCCGATGCGAGTCTCAAAACATTTCGCATGGAGATGAAAAGCACCAAGACGGACATCATGCCCCTCGAAATGTCGTGGCTGGTGAAGATCGCGCATGAAGCCTTGGCGCATGGACAGACCCCGGTGGTGACGCTTTCGTTTGTGGATCCCGGCGGCAGACCTCGATTGCAACGATATGCGGAGTGGGTGTTGATGCCGCTGGTGACGTTTCAGGAGCTAACGCAGGAATGACGGTGCCGTGGCTGAAGAAGGCGCTGACCCCCATCAGACCGAAGCATTCGGTGATCGGGGTGCTCCGGCAGCAATTGGGTGGTCCTCGCGTCGGACGGTCCATGAAGATAGTCCATGCGTCAGACGTGACCAAGATTGATTTCTGCCCCCGGAAATGGGCGTTCTTCGATTTGTTCGACAAGACAGCCGCCACCGATACGATATCGACGGCGCTTGACGTGACGTTTCAAATGGGGAACGTTGCGGAAACCTTGTTAGTCGAGGAATGGGCCGGGGATGCGGCCATTGGCAATTGGCGGTGCCGGTACTGCGATGAGCAGCGGAGCATGGTGCCCAATCCCGGTGGGTGGTGCAAGTCCGGGCGGAAGCACTGGTGGCAATACATCCATGTGATCGTGGAAGCCGCCGACTACGGGATTCAGGGGGAGATTGATGCGCTGTTCAATCTGGGCGCTCCGCAACTGGTGGTGACGGAGGTCAAGATCCTGAATCCGGCGGAATTCGACACGATTCTCGTGCCGTTGCCGGAGCATCGGTTGCGAACCAACCTCTACCTGTGGATTCTGGAGCACTCGAAACACCCCCACCGCGAAAAAATCAATGCTTCTGAAGCCAGAGTGTTGTATATTAGTCGTGGCTATGGAAAGCTCAATGCGGAGTGGCAGGAAATTCTGCCGTTTAAGGAATTCACCGTCAAGCGCAATGATGCTGATCTGACCGAGTTTCTGAAGCGGGCAGCGGCGTTGCAAGTGTTTCGGCAGCAGGGATTGATGCCCCACGGGATTTGCACGACGGCGTTGGACAAGATTGCCAAGAATTGCAGCGTCTCCAAGCCATGTTTCTCCGGGCAGTATCCATCGGGCAAGTATCCGCCACCTCCGGAGTGACATTGACGTGTCCGTGGTGGTCACGATGGCAGCATCGTCGCCTCCGTACGATGGACGTGGAGGTGATGTGGCGTTCCTTGCGGGAGCGGGCGGAAACTATCGAAGAAGCCCGAGTCGCATGGGAGGTGTTTCTGTTGCAGGATGGGCAGGAGCATTGGCATTGTGCCTGCGGGAGTCCGATAGTCGAACTGTTTCGCACGGTGACTATCGTGGTGAGCGAATGAGGACCGTGGGCCTAGACATTGCGACGTGTACGGGCATGGCAGTGGTGGGCGATGGGGAGGACCGGGGAAAAACGGTGCATCTCCCTCAGGAACAAGGGTTTCTGCGCCTGCAATTGATTGCCGAGAGCGTGGCCGAGACGTTGGCGGTGTGGCAACCAGCATTCGCGGCAGTGGAAGCCTACGCTTATGTGAAGAACGTGGATGCCTTCGTACGACTGGTTGAGGTAGGCACGGTGATTCGCGGAGTGCTCTACAAACAAGGGATTTCGTGGGTGGAAGTGCCCCCGACCGTCTTAAAGAAGTGGACAACCGGCGTCGGAAATGCTAAAAAAGATCACATGGCGTTTTCGGTGAGGCAACGCTGGCAGTTTTCAAGCCTGTCGCATGACATCATCGATGCCTATGCGCTCGCACAGATGGCGCAACTCGGGTGGGAGCAGATTCAAGAGATTCGTGGTGTTTCAGTGGGGTATCAAACCCAAGGGAGTGGACAAAGGAGTTAGTTATGCAGATTGGAACGTTTCGACGGAATGTGATGAAGACGATGACCAACAAGGCCACGAAGCTAGCCCTGCGAACCGTGTCGAAGAACACGGCGCGGGTACAGGTGGCAGCGGCGACGGTGGCGTTCAAGCGGCACACGGGGCAGTTGCTTCAGGTGCTGGCTCCGTATCTTCTGGGTCTGCCCATCACGCAGGAGCAGAAGGAGGCGTCGGTCAAGACGCTCGGGGACATCGGGTTTGATCTGGCAGCGTTGGCGCGGGTGCTCAAGGTGAAGCTCCCGGCGGCGACCAAGAAGGTCAAGCTGGTGGGGACTCGTGGCGCGGCTATCCTTCAGTTGGACAGTCTGGCGACCGACATGCTGTCTCAGGTGGAGCAGGGGTTGTTCATCAGCCCGAAGATGACCACGGCGACCAAAATGGTGCCCATGCCGCAGAAGGGTGGGGCCAAGGAGGAGCGTCAGGTCGAGGTCGTGGATTCGGCGGCGGATTTCGCGGTGGAGCAGGAGCGTCAGACGGCTCTGCGGTCCTTTGCAGCGGGAGCCATCGATGTGTACTGGCGGCTGTGTCTGGATCTGACGGGTCAACCGCCGCAGTCGGTGCTGGATGCCAAGGCCGGTCGGATGCCCACTGAGTATCCCGGCGTGGCGTTCAACTTCTCCGAGGAGAAGAAGGCTCCGCCGAAGGCGGGCTTCAAGAAGGGTCAGAAGCCGAAGGCCAAGGCACCGGCAGCGGAGCCGGTTTCGGCCTAATTTCCTGAGGAAAACACAACATTTGACAAACAGTCAGATGTTGTGTCATACTTAGGCACGGTTTGAGAGTTTCGTAAACGTAAGGAGAATTACATGGCAGAAGCAGCGGCGGCAGCAACCGAAGTGGTCGAGAAGCCGGAAACGACCACCATCGGGAAGAAGAAGGTCGAGAAGACGGGCAACCTCATTCTCGATATCGCCCATGAAGTGGAGAGCCTGACCAAAACCAAGGCGCTCAACATGGCGGAGAATCTGGCCGAGAATATCGAAGTCAACTACTTCAAACTCGGCGGGGTGCTCAAACTCATCAACGACAACTCGTGGTTTGAAGGCTTCGATTACTTCGATGACTTCGTGTACGAGCGGTACGGCTTTCAGGGCCGCAAGGCGCGGTACCTCGTCAGCATCTACGACAACCTCGTCACCAAGCAGATTCCGTGGGACAAGGTGTCGCATCTCGGCTGGACCAAGCTGAAGGATCTGGCTCCTATCATTACGCCGGAGACGGTGGACGAGTGGGTGGCGAAGGCCGAGAAGGTCACGGTCGTGGAGTTGCAGGCGCTGATCAAGGCGTCGAAGCCTTCCGAGGAAGGCGACAAGACGGCCAAGACCACGGACGAAGTGGTCAAGATCACCTTCAAGCTGAAGCCGGATCAGGCGGAGGCGGTGACGCAGGCGCTTGCCAAGGCCAAGGGTGAACTGCACACCGAGTACGATACCGTCGCGCTCGAAAACATCTGCGCCGGGTATCTCGGAG